GCTCGGAGATGTGTATAAGAGACAGGCCCTACTATGGCAGATTTATTTACTTTAAATGCAAATCCAAAAGTGGGCGACATTGTAATTTTTAAACATAATGGTGTTTTCACACATACTGGAATTGTAATAAAAGTTTCCGGAGATCAATTCTGGACAGTCGAAGGAAATACAAGCGGTGGATCAACTATTATTGCAAATGGTGGTGCAGTATGTAAGAAAACATATTTCAATAGCAACTTACCAGGAACAAAATTTATTACTCCTGATTATTCCAAGGTACAAGAAATAAAAAATAAAGGAAATGATACTCCAAGTATTTCTACTTCAAGTATATTAAAAATAGGTAGTAATGGTTCTGCAGTAAAAACATTACAAAAGAATCTGAACACCTTAATTAAAGCTAAATTAACTGTTGATGGTGAATTTGGCACTGCCACATACAATGCTGTTATCAAATTTCAGACGAAATATAAACTGACTGCAGATGGGATTGTTGGTGAAAATACTCAGAAGAAAATTAACTCATTACTCAAAAAGAAGAATAGTTCCACTGCTACTACTCATTCAACTAAAAGTGTTGTCGGGGAAGTTACAGCAAATGAATTAAATGTACGTTCATGGTATGGAATAGATTCTTCCACAGGTAAAAAATACCCTACTATTGTTTCTTACCCGAAATTAAAAAAGACAAATCGTGTAAGCATTCTTGCTACATATAAGGTCAACGGTGAAACATGGTATAAAATTGCCATCAATAATGCTGCCACAAAGAATAAAGATGTAATTGGCTTTGTTTGTGGAAAATGCGCTGATGGAACATATGTGAAAATAGTATAACGTAGTTTGGGAGATACACTCTCCCACTACGGAAAAGAGGAAACATAAATGTTAGATTATTTAGAATATTTGAATGTTCCAACCAAAGTTACACTTGTTATGGTGGTTGTATTTTTTTGTGTGCAACTTATTGGTGGTTTTCTTGATATGAAGGGAAAAGTTGTCCCAGAGTATCTGAATTTAAAAGCATATTTTGCGCGTAAGAAAAAGGAACATGAAGTTTTACATCAAATGCCAGCAGCATTAGAAAATGTAAAACAAACCTTAGATAATTTCAATCAACATTACAGTTCTGATAATATCAGTCGTCGTGATAAATGGATTGAAAATGTAAATAAATGTCTTGAAAATAATGATAAATGCATCAAAGAATTAAATCAGAAACTTGATAAAAACAACGAAGATACTCTTACTCTTCTTATAGAAAGTAAGCGAAGTACAATCATTTCGTTCGCATCAAAAGTAATTGATCGTAATAGTCAAGTAACCAAGGAACAGTTTAATCGCATCTTTCGTTTGTATAAAGAATATGAAGATATAATTTCAGAAAACAATTTAACAAATGGAGAAGTTGATATTGCATATCGCATTATTACTGAGTCATATGAGGAACATATGCGAGATCATACTTTTGTTGAAGATGTTCTCGGCTATAATATGTAATTCGTGACACTATATTAAAGGAGGCTGAATATGGACATTTTTATTACCGTAGATAAACAAAAAATGCGATGCGATAACTATGTCAGAAATTTTGTAGCTGGCACACAAGAGTTTATTTTATTCAATTTTTTGCTTACAGAAGAATGGGACGATTTAGTTGTATATGCACAATTTAATCAAGGGGCTAATTCATATAATGTGTATTTAGACTCTGATAATAGAGCTTATCTTCCTCCAGAAATAGGCGAAGGCATTTGTAGCTTAGTTCTAAGAGGAACAAAAGGGAATACTGTTGCCGTAACTGAACCATTAGAGTTAAAAATAGCACAAAATCCCATTAAAGGCGGGCTTTCTTCTACTGGTGTTACACTTACTCTCTATGAACAACTTGTAAATAAAGTAGACGGTTTATTACAAGATGACAGCCTTATTGTAAATACTACTGAAAAGGTTCTCCAGGAATATTTAGATGATGGAAAATTTGCTGCTATGGCTTTAGGTGATTATTCTATAGACGTAAAAAAACTTTCACATGATGCTATTGCTACAAATGAAGAAATCAAAGAGTTCCTTTCAGTAAGTTAATGGAGGATGGATGTTATGTATATTATTATTATGGATAGTGATAAGCAATTAATACCAACAATTCGGCAAGCCATTTATCGTGGTGAAAATATGATGGATGATGTGAAATTTTTATTGCCGTTGACATACAAAAAGTTCGATCTTTCCGAATTTACTGTTGTTTTACAGTATATACAAAACAACAAAATTGTACATGAAGAAACATTAACAATGGACAATCCACCTCTCAGAAATGATAGATTGTCATTTTCTTTGCAATTAAATTCTATTTTTACTAAAAAAGAAGGAAAACTCAAAATCCAACTTCGTGTTACAAAAATAGATACTGAAGCATCTGTGCAATATATTTTAAAAACTTCCGATTGTTGTATTGATATATTACCGTCTTACTATTATGAAACAGGAGACGAATCGGAGGCTGAAATTGGCTCTAAACTGGAAGAAATAGGATCTAAACTTGAAGTAATGGATTCTGTCCTTGCTACAAAAGCAGATAATATTTCTCTTGATTCAGAAAGCGGAGAAATTGTTTTGTCATCTTCTGGTTCAAAGGTTGGAGATTCCATTTCTGCAAAGGATCTTGGAGATACTATTGTAGAACATACAACTGACGGACTTGTAAACATATTGATTTAATGGAGGTAATCATATGGCTTTAACAAGGGCTAAATTTGGGTATCTGACCTATAATGATATGGTTGCCAAAATCGCAGATAAAAAATTAGACGAATATGATATCTGTTACACCAAAGATACCCACGAATGCTATATCATTTCGGAAGATAAAATACCTATTGCTATTAAAAGTAAAGTAAGTACCTACTCTTCTATTAATGATGCAGAAAAAGATTTAAACTCTTCCACTTCTGCATATGAAGGGCAAATTGTTGCCATTAAATATAACGACAGATTCAGGGCGTATATGGTAGAGAAAAACAATAGTACTTTCATTGTAACTCCACTTGATATCGCCCGTGATGTGATTGATTATGATACTTTAGGAAACAGACCTATTGTAAATATAAGAGGTACTGCCGAATCTCCTATTACTATTAGTGAATTGAACTGTGGAATTTATCGTGTTTCTGGACAATACACTATCTCTCCATTCGATAAAAATATCAACTTAGCAATGAAGGATGTTTTGTTTATCACTGATGGGAATGGCAATATCCAAAAAATAAGCGGTAAATCTATTATAAATTATAATGTAATAAATGGCAAAATAAAGGAAGATGTTTTTGCCACTCAGGGTTATGTTGATTCAAAATTGATTACGGCAACATATGAAGATATAGCAAATCTTTTTTAATTTTTTGTTTGGTCGGGTATGTCCCGGCTATTTTTATAAGGAGAAATAGTTTATGACAGACTTTACAAAAACTATTTTTATTTCACTTGACAATATCTCTGCCTATGACACTTTAATTAAAAAGTTCATAGCAAACCAAATAGATACTGCAGACGCAAAAAACCTTAAAAGTATTTCAATAGATGCTGACACACATAAGATTTATTTTTATCGTGTGGATGATCCCAGTGTTGATGGTGTAACACCAGCATACACCATTGATCTTTCTGGTTATGACGATGCCATTGACAATCTGAACACATTAATTAATGGGATTAACACCAAAATTGGCACTGTTCCAGACAATAAAACAGTAATTTCATTTATCAATGAAGTACTTAAGAAGGTAACTGCAAATGAATCTGCGATATCAGATATAAATAATGAAACAACAGGTATTTATAAGAGGGCAAAAAATTATACTGACTCTCTTGTTGGAACTATTCCTCTTGTAAAAGATGATAGCGGAGAGGCTGTTCCTGCTGCCAGTACGGTTGTTGATTATGTAAAAAACGAAATTTCATCTGTAAAAACTGACGGAGCTTCACGGCAAGAAAAACTTGACACGCTTATTGGTGAAGATGCTTCTAAATCAGTAAGAAAGATTGCAAACGAAGAACTTGTTGCGCAATTACTTACTGGAAAAGCAGATGCAGATTTTAAGACGTTAAAAGAACTTGCCGCATGGTTAGAAGATCATCCAGAAGAAGTTTCTGCAATAAATCTATCTATCAAAAATCTTCAAAATCTCATTGGTTCAATTCCTACTGATGACGGTTCTGAAAGCATTGTAAAGTATATACAAAAACTTGTAAAATCTGAAGAAAATCGTGCAACTGGTGTTGAAACAGGGATTGACTCTCGCCTCAAAAATGTAGAAACATCATTAGGTAATAGCGGTTCTGTAAATGAAAAAATCTCGGAAGCTATTAATGCATTAGACTACACATATGATGGGATTGCTACTGATATTGTAGTTGGAGTTTCACAGGTAGATGGAGTAATTTCTGTTGAAAAGGCAGACTTGGTATTTGCAACAGAAAATCAAATTAAAGAATTATTTTCAAGCTGATTCTTAAACACGGTTTCTACCGTGTTATTTTATTTTGCATTTTTATAGGTGAGGTGACGAAATATGTTAGATTCAGTGTTTATTTCACTGGATAATCTGCGATTATTTGGTTCGCTGATTAAATCCAGTTTGGATGAAAAGCTGAGTACGAAGGACATTTCTGAGTGGGCTTTACAGAAGTCTAAGCCGGATTATGATGCATCTGAAATTTTTATGGTTGGTAATCCGTCATCTCTACAGACAAGATCAAAGTATATTGTTGATTCTATTAACGAAATCTATAACGGTTCAGCGTATTACTTTGATATTGACGAAAATAGTGTATTGATTCCGGCTATCGGTAAAACAATCGCTATGGATGAAGATGGCGTTATTTCTATCGTGTAATTGGAGGTAAAAATGCCAGATTTTATAAAAGGAATAAGAACTTCCAAAGGAGATAAAAAATACGATTATGAATCTTTGGGGAATATTCCCACAATCAATGGCATTCCGATTGTTGGAAATCAAACAACGGAAACGTTAAACATTGGACTGCCAGATTCAGATACGGTTAAAGCATCTATCGAAGAATGGCTTAAAGCCAATCCAGATGCCACAACAACTGTCCAAAATGGAAGTATATCAAAAGACAAACTAGCGTCTGATTTATTAGCAACTTCAGACGAAATTGCAACATTTTTAAATATTTAATAGAAAGTAAAACAAGGAGGAATTTGTTTATGGCTACGAATGTAAAAGATAAGTTGGTTACAGTAGGTGGACTGAAAACAGCTTATGATGCCCTGAATAAATCAATAGGTAACGCTAAAATGGACGTAAGTGTTTACGATCCACAAGGAAAGCACACCGATGTTTTTAAATATGCAGCCGATATTTCTGCTGCTCAATCCAATGTTGTTCAGAGTAATGTTGATTCTATGAAAACAACTGTTGGTAATATTAACACTGCTTTGACTGCAGCGCAGGCAGAAATTCTTGAAGCTCATTCATTCTCTGACAACGGGGCTACATATAAATATGATACACTTGCAAGTGCTATTGCTGGTGTTGCGTCTGTTGCCAGAGCTTATACCAATACTGCTCTTACGCTTCATAAGGCATTTACTATTGAAGTAGTTGATAGTATAAATTTTGAACAGCCAGGAACAGAGTTCACATTTTATCTTGTGCCTAACGAAAGTGGAACTGGATTTGATAAATTTTGGTGGATAACTGATGCTAACACCGGACGACAGATGTGGGATTCTTTCGGTTCTGCAACAACAATGGTTGTCAATGAACTTCCCAGTGTTGGTGCATCAAGCGTTGATTATATTCTCAATACTGGATCTGGATATGTTTATTATAAATGGATTAGTGGCAAATGGGAAATCATAGCAGGCTCAATGGCTGAAGTTGTTGATACTCTTCCAGAAAAAGGTAATGAACTTACAGATTATTATGTTAAGAATGAATCTGGATCATATGTTCATTATCGTTGGATGAAGGGTTCTGACGGAGAACATAAATTTGTCGCTGTTGGTAGTGATTCATATACAAAAGAACAGATTGATGAAAAAATTAAAAATATAGTCAATTTGAATAATGATCTTTCTCAAATGAAAGTTAATATTTCTGCCAATGCTACAAATATAACATCTTTAAATGCAATGTTTGACAGGCTTCAAGCACAAGTCGATGGAATTGACACAGAGGGTAAATCATATAATGCAACATTGACTTCGGAAGGTGACACTTATACATTCTCACTTATCGAAACCGAAGGTGGAGAAGAAACAGTTGTTTCACAATTTGTTCTTCCGGCTACTGGCGGTGGCGGTTCTAATCCTACAACTACACTTACAGTAGAAAAAATCACACAATCACCACTTATTATTACAACTAATGATACCCCTATATTAGAAATCGACTATTCTTCTGTTGATAACGATGGAGCAGAAGTTGATGGCAGCTATGTTCTTAAAATGGGTTCAAACAAAGTTATGAGTGGAAACCTTGTACAAGGAAGAAACAAATTTGATATTAGTGAATACTGCGCTGTTGGTACACAAAAATTCACTCTTACAGTAACCGATGATGGCGGAAGTGTTGCAGTAAAGACATGGACTGTTCAGATAGTAGATATTCGTATTGAATCTGCATATAACGATAGATATACCAATCTTATCGGAAGAGACGTATCTTTTACCTATACACCTTATGGATCAATCAGTAAAGTTGTTCATTTTAAACTTGATGGCGTAGAGCTTGAAAGTGTAACAACATCTGCTAGTGGAACATTACAAAGTTATACAATCCCGGCACAAACTCATGGTTCTCATTTATTGGAAACTTGGATTACTGCCAATGTAAGCGGAATGCCAGTTGAAACAGCTCATATTTATAAGGACATTATTTGGTATGACGAATCACAGACTAAACCTGTTATTGGTTGTATATATCGTAACGATTTTTATGGTGAGGTTGCTGCGAAACAATATGACACCACTATCATCACTTATAATGTATATGATCCAGCAACTTCTAGTCCAAAAGTAATACTCAAGGATAATGATAAAACTGTAAGTGAAAATACACTTTCTGATAATCAGAATGCATGGAATTACAAGACGGACGAAATTGGAAAACACACTCTTCAAATTATTTGTGGAACTATTGTGTTTACATCCGATGGGAAAATTGATGAAAGTCACAGCCGCTATTCTTCTGTCACAATTATCGTGAATGTTACAAAGCTTGGTATTGATGTGAGTCCTGTAAGTGGAAATCTTGAAGTTGACTTTAACCCAACAGGTATTACAAATACAAGTGCAAATAGATTATGGTCAAATGGAAAATATCATATGACTGTATCTGATAATTTCGACTGGTCTAACGGTGGATATAAAACAGAAGTTGTTGAAACAAAAGATAGCAGCGGAAACGTTACAGACCGTAGATATCGAGACTACTTTTGTATTAAAGCAGGGACTCGCGCTTATCTTGATTATAATTTCTTTGGTGGTGGGCTTAGTGCGAACCCATCTTTACTCGGTGCTGAAATGAAGATTATCTTTATGACAGAAAACGTGCAAGATGCTGAAGCAGTATGGCTTACAAACGTTGAAACCACAACTTCAGAAGTAGACGGAAAGAATGTCACAACAGAAGTCGGTATTCAAATGAATGTCCATAACGGATGGCTCAAAACAAACAATGCTTTATCTGGTGGAGAAACTGAAGGCGGAGTTGCTGCAACCAACACATATCTGCATATGCCATACAGTGAAGAAGATGTTATTGAAATGGACATCAATATTGACACCATTGATAGAGATGCTTCTGGTGCGAATGCATTCGTAATGGGATATGAAGATGGTGTTCCGGCAAAAGCGTTTGTGTATAATTCAACTGACAGATTATACCAGTACACTCCAAAACCGTTTGAAATTGGTTCTGATTATTGCGATGTTAGAATTTATAGAATGAAAATTTACAGTACATCACTTTCTACAGAAGATGTAATGCGTAACTTCATTGCAGACTCTATGGATTCAGATACAATGCTTGAAAGATATCATAGAAATTCAATTTATTATAATAATCAGACAGGAGAATTTACTCCTTATTCAAGTGAAGGTGTATTGTCACCTGAAAGATTAGCTGAAGCGTGTCCGAATATAAAAGTGTTAAAACTTGACTGCCCTATTTTTACAAAGAATAAAAAGACATTTGTTAGGGGTTCTTCTCTTGAATGTATTCATAAAGCCGGAGATCCACTTTTGGATAACTGGAAATTCTTTAATGGATATCATAGTGGTCAGGGTACTACTTCTGATAATTATGGTAACTCTGGTAGAAATGTAGATTTTGTATTCAGTGCCGATGGCAAACATAAGGTGTCTGATAAGGTGGCTATTGAAGATGGATATGTTTCATACTTAACTCTTGGATATAATTCTGAAAGTGCTGTTACATATCATTGTCAAGATGGAACTGACATCAACGATCAATGCAGGGTTACATTAACACGTACATCGTTCCCGACAAATTATATGAACTTTAAGGTTAATATTGCTTCTTCTGATAATGCAAACAATGCTCTGCTTCAGAAGAGATATAATGACTTTCTTCCATATATTTGTCCGGCAAAGAAAAGAGATTCACGTTTAAAAAACAGCATGGAATTTGTACCTGCCATTCTTTTCATCCGTGAAAATAGTGAAGAAGAATCTCACTTAGAGTTTTCAGATACAAATTGGCATTTTTACGCTATTGGAAACCTTGGTGATTCTAAAAAGACAGACTATACTCGCGCATACGATCCAAAAGATATGAATGAGTTCACTATTGAAATTTCCGATAATACAAAGAATAATGCTACATTCCAGTCAGGTGTTTATCTGGATTCAAAAGGAAAACGTGTTGTAGAATCTATTGATGATACAGATACTCATACATACATTTACCCTATCACAAATGATGAATGGAATGCAAATAATAAACGTTACAATACATTGTATAATGAAGCGTTTGATGGAGATCATTCATTTGAACCTCGTTATGCTTGTTGTGGCGATCACAGAGATGGAAAACTTGTCAACGAAACTCATAACGGCGCAGATGCAGAACAGCTTAAGAAAAATGAGGGTGTATGGCGTGCGTTTTATAGATGGATTGTCACTTCAACTAATAAGCAATTCGTAGATGAGCTTGAAGAATGGGTTGTTGGTGATGCAGTTAAATTCTTCTATGCGTACACACATCAATTCACGATGATGGATAATAGAGCGAAAAATACATTTTGGCATTTTGCAAAAACAGGTACTTATCGTAAGGTATCTCGCCCAGTCAAAGAACTTCTTCATGTTTACTGTGAAGCAGTTGGTGACAATGAGACAGAGTTTACTGCAACAAAAGATACATCTATCAATACTGGAAAAACATATTACACTCAATATGCTTTTGACCTTTGGGATTATGATAATGATACCGCACTTGGAATCAACAATAACGGTGAGTTAATTTTCCCTTACGGAAAAGAGGATTCAGATTATAATACCGACGGTGTTGCTTCAAGTGGATATGTATTTAACGGTGCTGAGTCAACATTCTGGTGCAGACTTCGTGATCTTTGTGCCACTTCAATCAAAACAGTTTATAATTCTGTTTCTTCTAAATGTTGGGATGCAGAAAATTTAATTTCTGAATTTGATGCTTGGCAAGATATGTGCCCAGAAGAGGTTTGGCGTTTGGATATTCGTAGAAAATATCTGAGAACCTTTACCGGAGAAATTGTTGATAATTCAATCCCTAAAAAAGATATTTCATATCTCCGTGACATGATGCAAGGAAGAAAGAAATACCAACGTAGACAATGGGTTCGTGACCAAGAAGTGTATTTTGCAACCAAAGAACTTAGTTCTTCTGTGACTGGTAGTGATTATATTTTATTTAGATGTAATACTCCTGTTGGTGATAATATAGCTGTTAAGCCTGATTACACTCTTAGAATTACACCGTATTCTGATATGTATGTATCAGTTATGTTTGGTAACGGTGACGTTCATCAAGAACGTGCAAAAGGTGGTCAAGAGTATGTGATTGAATGTCCGTTAGATAGAATGGATGATACTCAGGTCGTTATCTACGGTGCAAGCAGAATTGCCGCACTCAATGATATATCAGCTTGTTACATTCATGCAAATAACTTCTCAATGGCAACAAAATTGAGAAAACTTGTTATTGGTAATCCAACTGAAGGATATAACAATTCATTCCTCACAACCTTAAACCTTGGTAATAATGCTTTACTGGAAGAACTTGATTTGAGAAATTGTGGAGCTTTGAGTGGTTCACTTGATCTCTCACCATGTACAAATCTTCTTAAATTGTATGCTGAAGGAACATCCATTTCAGGTGTTACTTTTGCTACAAACGGTAAAATTCGTATCGCTCATTTGCCAGATTCAATTAATACACTTATTATGCGTAACCTTAATGATTTGGATGACTTTTCTGCAACTCTTAGTCGTTTGGAATCTCTGACTTTACAGGGTGGAAAAATTAACAGTTATGAATTGATTCAGAAGGTCATTGATACATTACAGGTATTGTATTTATATGATGTAAATTGGAACGTAAGCACTACTGCCGTTCTGAATGCAATGGCTAAACTCTTCTTCTCTCTTGTGACAGGATATGTATATATCAGTGGTTCATCAAGACAGAGTGAATTAGACACATATGCTTCAAAATGGTCTGATCTTACTGTTGAGTATAATAAAGAGGCTTTTGTAGTTCAGTTTCCACTTACATGTTACAACGATGATAAATCAACCGTAGTATTTACAAAATACTGTGACCAAGGTGGTCTGATTGATATTTCTGATATTCCGACACCTACAAAAGAGCCAGATGCTCAGTATATTTATACTTTTGACCATTGGGTGTTCGAGGACGGAAGCGAAGTCAATTTCGACACATATCGTGTGACAGGGAATATAAATATTTATGCTCACTATACAACAGAAACAAGAACATATACAGTAAAATGGATTTCATATGCCAATACTGTTGTAGATTCACAGCAAGTTAAATACGGTTCAAGTGCTGTTTTTAATGGTACTGAGCCGACAAGAACTGATGGTGAGTCAAGTTTTATCTTCTATCTTTTTGATGGTTGGGATAAAAATACTGGATATATTACCGGAGATACTGTTGTAAACGCCAAATGGCAAGTCTCAAACGGACTTCCGCCAGAAGGAACAAAACCAAAAGATATGACAGCGGTACAGCTCTATGCTGTTTGCCAGGCTGGTCTTGCTGCTTCATATTTCGATACGAAAGATTACATTGAAGTGACAATGGGACACGATGTTGATTATGAGAATGTTAAATCTGTTGTGTTGGCTGAAAATCTGAAACTCAATGGTTCTAATTATCTTGATACAAAAATCAAACTCTTCGATGAAGATAAAGATTGGACTATTATGATTGATTACAGTTTCGATGATCCAAAAACAAACGAAACACTTCTCTCCTGCTATAACATGGATGGTAACGATGGTGTTGAAATAATTTATAATGGTGGTGCGAAACCTCGTTTCGGTGCAACAACTCATGGTGAATGCATGGGTATTGGAACATTCCGTAATGTTATGGTTCTTCGTCACACCAAAGGTGACAATCTCATTCGTGCTTATGCATTTGAACCATCAAAATCTACCGGAGAAGATTCTGGACAGCTTGTTGGATTATATTCTGATGGATATGGATATGCTTTCATACCTCGTCAAATCAAGACAGAAACAGATGCAACAATTATTCTTGGTGCAAGAAAAGATTATACAGATGGATCTTTTATAAATAATGCAAAAGCCACAATTTATAAAGCTAAATTGTGGTATGCAGATTTAGGCGAAGATGAATGCTATAAACTTGTTTCTTGGACACATGAAACCCACAAATTCGAGTATTATGGTAATAAAATTTATCGTTTGTCTGCTAGTGGATATGCAAATGCTTCGTTTATAATGAAAGATTTACTTGAAAGACGATACCAAATGAATAAAACAAATGATAATACTGGTGGATGGGACACTTGTATTATGAGAACATTCTTGAATAATAAGTTCTATAAAGGACTCCCAGATTTATTCAGAAGATTGCTCAAACAAGTACGTGTTAAAGCATCTGCCGGAAACCAGAGCTATGAAATCACCACAAGTAATGACTTTGTTTACTTGGCTGCAAATATGGAAGTTGGAGGATGGACTACTGAGCCATATGCAAATGAGTGTGAATACAAAATCCCGTGGTTTACGACTAATGCTTCTCGTTTAAAATTCTTTAATCGTGAAGTTCCAGAAGATGCAAAATTCTACACATCTGCGAAAAATGTAGATCCTACATTAGATAATGATGTTAAGAATGGCGATATTTGGATTCAGTCTGATAATGACTCAAGAGGATTTATATATGCTGACGGAAAATGGATACAAGCGTATTGGTACTGGGAACGTTCTGCTTATGCTTCCAATTCCGCGAATTTCCTCGGTGTCTACACTGACGGCAATCCGTGCTACAGCGGCAACGCTTCCTCCACTATTGGCGTTTGCCCTTGCCTCTCCATCTAATTTTTCAATTACATGAATAATTTAGATGTACTTGAGGTGAGATTCGATACACTGAAACTTATAAACACAAAAAGAATCTGGACAAGGCTTGTTCCTTGTCCTTTTTCTTTGCTTTAATAAAAAGAAATATATACAAAAGATGAATACTGTTACAATTACGGGTAGACTACTTAAAATGCCCGAAATTAAAGTACATGAAAAAGATGGGCGCAAAACCTATATTGCAAAATATATTCTTGTTTCAAGAAAACCATTTGCTACGAAAGGTGATTCCATCAACTATATTTATTGTGAAGCTAGAGGTAATTTAGCAATATTCGCACAAAAATATTTTACTATTGGTAAAAATATTGGCGTTCAAGGATATTTAGATACCAGAACTTTTATTGGTTCTGATGGAAAAAGACGTAGTAAATGGACTATTATTGTTGAACGACAAGAATTTTTAGAAAGTAAATCTGTCGAAAAGAGAACGTTATCGGCAGAAGAACCTATTGATGCTATTGTTGACGACAATATATCTATATATGCAGATTCACCATTTTAACTAAGGAGGATAAGATGTCAGTTTTAAAGAATGAAAGAAGGACATCAGTACATCAGTTCAAGATAAATTACTTTGGTATAAAAGCAGATATAGACATTATTATCGGAAAGATTTCAAACAGACGAAAGAGATTCATTCCACATGAATTAAATAAAACTTTGTATGATTTCCAGCATGTGTTGACCATGATGGACACTCAGCAAAGATACGCTAATGTTGATATTCGTATTCAAAATTGTAAGAATGCAATCAACTTACTTTATACGCTGCCAAAGTATATTTTCCGAATTTTAATGCTATGCGAAGCTGAAATCGGCAGTAACTTTGTAACTGAATTAGAATCAAAGTTAAACAACGAAGCGATGCTGTTGTATGAAAAATTGGGGAAGGAGGGCATTAATGTGACTAGAAGAAGAATCCGGCTATATGATAGACGTAAGATACAAGGTATTACATACCTTGAGAAATTGCAAAAGTTATATCGAATGACTATGGCAAAAATTATCCATTTACAGGATAAATATTTTTCTCTTATTGAAGATTCTCTATATGTATCAATAACCAATGCTTTTTATCATGCCTATAAAGCCAATTCTATATTTCCGGACACTATAGTTAATATAAAGAAACGGCGTGAACACCTAAATCACGCATTAGCTTACTTGGAAAGTTATGAATATGAATTATTTAATTTGTTTGTTTATATAGATTATGAAGATGACGTTATCGGCGCATTTTCAAAAAATCTTGTTGAGTGTAATAAATTATTGAAGTCAATAATAAAATCTGACACCAACAAGGCTAAAAAAATAAAATAATAGATTTTCACACAATTATAAAACGGTTATGCTCTGAAGTTCTGCTAATGCTTCCAATTCCACGAATTTCCTCAATGTCAACACTAACGGCAATCCGTACAACAACAACAACGCTTCCAACACTAATGGCGTTTGCCCTTGACTCACTTTGTTGGTTATAGTAGGTGTATCATTTATTATGTGTAAAACGCTGAAAATCAGACCATTTAAACAAGGAGAGGGAGAACACAACCGTCTGTATGTAAATGCAGTAAATATTTGGTTTATCAATAATAGGTAAAAGCATTTCTTAATCGTAATCATTGGACAGCCCATTGTATATTTTTAAAGTGAGTATTTTTTTGAATAAGATATGATATTCGATAAGTTGTGTCTATTATTGGTAATGCGCTTTAATAGCGACTTCGTAAGATCAAGTGGACGCTTTTTGCATGGTCAGAATGTACCTGGAATAATTCTGATTTCATACTTGGTATCTGATGAATTTGGCTTGGTACTTGCCATTAAAAATTCAAACGGAGAAAACATTATTCTAATTCAAACTATATAATTGTGTGTTTCTAAAGGAGATGTGACTTTGTGACCTCTTCTGAAAGACATGAGGCGCGTTATAAACGTAGAAAACAGAAAAGAATGCATAAGCGTGAACTAAGGCTCGCTGAGTGTTCTTTTGACCATATGATTTCATACAATGACTGGATTCATGCCACTGTTGCATGTAAACATAATGTATATTACAAATCCGCTGTTCAATTATACATGGATCATCCAGTTATGCATATGTATGAGAAGATTAACGAAATTAAAAAGGGAAACATCCCATTCAGAATAAATACTTGTAGAATCATTATTAGAGAACGTGGCAAAGAACGAAAAATTGAACCTATTATGTTTGAAAAGCGAATAGGCGAACATGTTTTCTGTGATAATATCTACCTTCCATATTTCAAGGATTTAATGATTTATGACAATGGCGCAAGTATTAAAGGTCGTGGAACTGACTTCGCACGAAAAAGAATACTTCGTCATTTAGAAAAAGCTCGCCGGGAATATGGAAACGAATTTTACGCTTGGCAATTTGATTTTAAATCATTTTTTGATAGCATAAAATATTATGTCTGCGAACAAATTTTAAAAGACCATTTTAAAGATGAACGCATTATCAACTTTTCCATTGATTCAATAACTGAATATACTAAAGGAAATATTGAAATAAATCTGAGAGTTAATCCGGAAGTAGCAAAACAGCTTCAGCAAAAACTAGAGTCCAGTAATGGCGAAGGGATTTGTTTAGGCAGTCAAAATTCTCAAATAACCGCTCTTATTGTCCCGAATGAGCTAGATCATTTTATTAAAGATATTTGTCGTATAAAATACTATTGTCGTTATATGGATGATGGTATTGTACTTCATAGTGATAAAAAATATCTTAAAGAATTGTGGGACAAATGTAAGGTTATATGCGAAAAACTTGGTCTTTCTTTTAATATGAAGAAAACAAAAATTGTTAAAATATCGAGAGGATTTGTGTTCCTGAAAACAAAGTATCAGGTGACAAAAGACGGAAAAATCCTTCGTAGACCACATCGTAGTGGCATTGTCAGAAATCGCCGTAGGCTAAAAAGATTCATGCATCTTGTAAAGATAGGCAAGATGTCTCTTGATGATGTTTATAATTCATTTCAATCATATTATAACCATACTAAGAAAATAGGAAAATCTTTTAAAACCAGAAAACAGATGCTTAAACAGTATGTCGAACTGTTTGACGGTTATAAATTAGACAAGCTGCTAGGTAAACATTATAAAAGGAGAAAACCGAAATGTTGTACTATAAAGTAATTAAAGACAATATATTTATTGGTATATCTACTGCTTTGGATTTATGCAAATATAAATTGCGTGATGGTTTACCGCCACTTATGCTTACTTGTAATCTTGACGAAGCTCAATATATTGTTTGTGCCGACAACTATTATCATGATTCCTGGTTGCGTCCGGAAACTGTAAAAGGTCTGTACCCTTCTGCTTCTATCATAGAAATTGATAAAGAAGAATTTATGGCACTCAACAAATCAATAGAGTCTGGAGAACAAATCGAAGTTCCGAAAACACCAGAGATACCAGATATTGATAATACGCCATCAGACCCAAATCAGGAAATTACAGTTGAATATGTAAAAAATACAAAAATTGCAGAGATGAATATGATGTGTACGAATCTTATTCAGAAAGGATTTGATACAAAGTTAAGCGATGGAAGCTCTTATCATTTCTCTCTTACCGAACAAGATCAACTCAATCTTATTACGCTTTCTACTATGGTTGCATCTGGAGAAACCGAAATCCCATATCATGCCGATGGTGAACCTTGTAAATTCTATACAGTAAATGATATTAATGCCATCTTGACTGCTGCAACCGCTTGGAAAACCTATCAAGTTACATACAATAATTCTCTAAAAACATACATCAATTCACTTGAAAAGATAACCGATATTTCTGCCATTACTTATGGTATAGAAATTCCTGTTGATTATCAATCAGATGTATTGAAAGCACTACTTATGCAACAACAATAATTATGTTGCACTTAAATAATCGGAGTGTCAATATTTTTATAAGGAGTGTATATGAAAGGCAAATTTTTAAAGAATTTAGTTTTGTTTCTGGTTGGCTTCTGTTCTTATATCACTATAGAAACACTGTTTCGTGGATATAGTTATTGGCAAATGGGGATATGTGGTGGACTGGCGATTGTAATTCTTGATAAAATAAATGATATAATCTCATGGGATATTGACATTGTTATTCAAGGACTGACTGGCTCGCTGCTCATTACGCTGATGGAACTTTCTATTGGTTTGGCTTGGAATTATTTGCCAATTCCTCATATGTGGGATTACTCAAATCTGCCACTCAACTATCATGGAATTATCTGTGTTCCATTTATGGTTGTTTGGTTCTTTTTATCATGGGTAGCAATCTTACTGGCAGACTGCATTAATTACTATGTTTTTGAAGAAATGCCAGTGCCATATTATAGATTATTTGGAAAGATTGTTTTTAGGTTCAAAGAAAAAGAATGTAAATTAAATAAAAGGGTGTAGTTATTTTCACCCTTTTATTTTTTTACGATTTTAAACATAGTCTATATCTATACCTTCATTATGGAGTTTGTTCAATAAATATTCTTGGCTTATGTCCAAATTAATAATTTTAGGAACTGTTATCTTTTCTAAACTATTTCTTATTTCTGCATTTTTACAAAGATCATGGAAATCTATGTACGTATGTACTGCATATAATCCGTTTATTTCATCCACAAACCATCCGGCAAGACCTACTGGACATACAATCCAACCTGATACAGATTTACCAGAAGAATTAAAGAAATATTTTTTATTATCTATCGTTACAAAGCCTTTATAAAAGTTAACTTGACTTTTGGAATTGAGATGATAGTATTTTGTACCGATTTGTTTCTGGATATTTTTCTCGGCACATCTTTTTCCGTTTGGTTGGTAATAATAGTTATAACCTTTAATTTTGACAATCTTATTTTTTACCATTCTTCCTTTTTTGTCAAAATAATAATAGTATTTCCCGATCTTTTTCGATCCAATAATCTTCTTATTATTAATATAATAATATTTATTTTGACCATTTATTTTCCATCCATTTGTAGCTGCATTAATTTGATATGATGGAATTAACAGTATAAGAAAAATCAACATAACACATATAATTTTTTTCTTTTTCATACTCAATACCTCCCCATATTTTTTATTTATATTATATTATGTTTTATACTTTTTATCAAGCACATTGTATCATAATACAAAAATGACCCAGAGAACTGTATTTCTACAATTCTCCAGGTCAAATTTTACGTTTGGACATAGATCAAGATATTATGTTTTATTCATAATATTTAGAATAATTTTTATATAAAAATACATACATGGATATCTTCCCAACGTAAGATACGATGTTTTGTTGAATATGCATATAAATAAGATTTCGCTCTACTTATATCTATGTCATATTCATATATTTTTATAAAGGAACTATTTCCTACCTTCGTTAATAGCTGCCTGTGCTGCGGTGAACAAAATGAGGAAACTTTTGCCCCTCTTTTTCGTTTCCCATCAACTAAACACCCCATAGGACTTTCTTCTGGATTAAACCGCAAATACCAATCGAATCCATCTTTTCTTGCAATTATTTTTTCCACAAAAGCTTCAATCACTGACTCTGGTATGTCTGCATCGCTATCAAAGTTAGTGTATTGATCCAAAGCATATTTTAAAATAGTTATCTTTTCTTTTGAAGTAACTTCGTCAATCTCACTTTCAATTTCACTTGGTTCTAATTCCGCAAGTTCTTTTTTTAGCTGAGAGATGCTGTTTTCTGTGCTTTCCTTCTTTAATATAAAGATGTCCCTTGTAAGTTCTCCATCAGCACGCATTTCAATTAAGTTGTCAAGTCGTTTGGAAAGTTTCTGTAATTCTTCTTTCTTCTGATTAATTATATCTGTATTGTCGCACACTTCCTCTTCATCGTCAATATGCTTCTCTAACATAGATTCAGCCAGCGATAAAACTTGATCCGTGTCAGAAAGATAATTCTTAAAAATATACTTAGCCATCATCTGCAGTTTCCATCCGGCGATCATTGGAGTTTGGCATATACCATCAATCGGCAATCCCTTATTCAGTCTAGTTCTTACTGTTCCGGTTCTAATGGAACTATAGCATTGATACCCATATTGTTTTCCCTCTGTCGTATTGTGCCACATTTTACGGTTGAATTTATGCCCGCATTCGCATTCAAGCAGTTTCACCCATACATCGCTAGGCGGTTTTTCGCCATACATACGTTGACCGGAAGTGTCCACTGATAAAGTTTTTCTGCGACTATTTATCCTTTTTTGTGCTTGGTCGTATTCTTCTTCTGTGATAATCGGTTTATGATTTCCTCTTACCTGTGTAAATTCCATATCACCAAAATTACGGATTTTCTTTTGTTCCAGGAAATCTGGTGTAAATTCCTTGTGATATGTAATAATGCCACAATAAAAAGAATTACGTAGTATTTTAGAGATATTACTTACATGCCAATTTGATTTTCCCATAGCAGTTAAACGCCCGGCTTTTTCCAGTTCAAACTGAATTTTTCGCATTCCCCAACCGTCCAAATACCAATCAAAAATCATTCTGACAGTTTTCGCCTGTTCCGGATTTATGACCATATCTTTACCGACACGATCATATCCAAGTATGTTGCCATTTCCATAGAAAACTCCATTTTCCATAGAAGTCTGCTGCCCGGATTTTACACGAACTGATGTTTTGCGGCTCTCATCTTGTGCCAAAGTTGCCATTATAGTTAAGCGTAGTTCTCCATCGCCATCAAAAGTTTTAATATTATCATTCAGGAAAAATACTTCTACACCTTTGCTTTTCAGTTCTCTTGTATATTGAAGCGTATCAACAGTGTTTCGGGCAAAACGTGATACTTCTCTGGTTAGTATAAGGTCAAAATTGCCGCTTGACGCGTCTTGAATCATCTGCATAAATTGAGGTCTTTTCTTCGCAGAAGTCCCAGTAATACCTTCATCTACATACATTTTTACAATGTCCCACTCAGGATGCTGCTGTAAAATTGGTTTATACCAGTCTTTTTGGTTTTCAAGTGCTGACAATTGTGCTTCGTGTTCAGTTGAAACACGCGCATAAATTACAACTTTTCGGCTGGTTGGTTTTTGATTGTAAATATCATACATTTATTTTTATTCCTCATAATAATACGATGTTTGTTAATAGAATGTATCAAGTATAGCATTTAAACTCAGATAAATCAACAACATCTTTATAGTCATCTAGGATATTCCTAAATACATGATATTTTATTTTTCCATCAATAAACAATGCTTCTATTAGTTTCAATGCGGCGAATATTTTATTGTATTCTTTTTTATCAATTTCTTTTTCCATATTTTATGTCCTTTATAAAAAAGGGTAACTATTTCAGTTACCCAAATTTAATATTATTTTGTTGTGCTTCCGAAACCGCCAGTTCTGATACCATCTGCATCATCATCTTCTGTGATACCGTATTCTACAAAAATTCCCTGCATGAACCCTTTGCCACTCTCGATTTCTATGGTCTTTCCTTCGTTAGTGTCATTTGTAATCTTTGCCATAATATGTCCTTCGTTATCAGCACCGAAATAATCACTATCAATGATACCTACTGTATTGTTGAGCTGCATACGATATTTAAAGCCCAGCCCACTTCTCGGATAACATTTTAATACCCAATCATTGTCAATACGGCAACGAATACCAGTAGGAATCTTTACAGTCTGTCCAGGGGCAATTTTAATTTTAACTGGTGCAAAGAAATCATATCCTGCCGAACCAATAGTTCCACGTTTCGGCAACTTAATTGAGTCGTAGATTTTGCGAACGCCTGTTTCAAAACCGCTTTCATCTAAAACAATTCCAAAATCTGTAATTATTACATTTTTATTAAAACAATCAAAGAAATCTTTCTTAAACTGTTCGTATGAAACCTTGTGAAATTTTGCTACAACTTTTGCCATTTGTATTTATCCTTTCTTATTCCATAATACTGTTCTATTATCATTTATGCTTTTTTGTACATCTATAATTCGCTGGTTTTTACTTCCACGAAACTGTAATCTCAAATCTTTTTCTTCTATCTTAAATTCTCCATCAACTAAGACATTGCATAATTCTAATATCTTTAAATATGTAGGATTTTGAATTATCGCTTCATATGTATATCCTGTGTATATCCAAAGTTGCTTGCCTGGATATAAAGATTTGAATTTTTTGCATAAATAATATGTAAACTTCACGTTATCCAGTGGATCTCCACCAGATAATGTGAACCTCGAAATTGACGGTTTTGATAATATGCCAAATAAGTAATCAAATGTATCTTGTGTAAATGGGAATCCTCCACATTTATTCCATGTTGATTGATTGTGACATCCTTTGCAATGGTGGGAGCAGCCTTGCACAAACAAAGTTACTCCTACACCATTACCATTATTTACGTCAAAATTATCAATTCCGGCATATCTGAAGTCGGTTTGTTCACCGTTAATGAGGTTCATTCCTCTTAACTTTTTCCTCCAGATTATTATTAAAGTGTTTCACTCTGAAATCAACTTCCTGCTGTTTGCCCTCGTTGAATGCTTCAGTATAGTCCCCGGTAAGATATCCGGTCACACGTCTTAATCTTCTGATCTTTTTACATCCGCACATAGGACACGCTTCTCCGATTTCATCTGTATACCCACAATTAGTACACATATCATTCGGAACATTTACTGCGAAGTACGGAATATCTTTATCCATTGCATAGTTGACAATTTCTTCAAGTGCATCAATATTGTTTTTAATGCTTGACGCAAGCTCTACATATGTAATACAACCAGCAGAACTATATCCAGTAAGTTGCGATTCAATGTCAATTTTTTCAAATGGACTCATTTCTTCCCATACTGGCACATGCATTGAGTTTGTGAAGAATTTTTTATCAGAGACATTTGGAATTTCTCCGTACTTTTCTTTGAATTTAGTCATAGCAGTAAAACATAAGTTTTCTGCCGGAGTATAATAAACCCCGAAGTTTAAACTATATTCTTTTTTATACTCAGTACATCTGTCTTTGAATAACTGCTCAATTCCTTTTGCTAACATCATACCTTTTTCTGTTGTATGATTACAGCCAACAAGAATCTGTAAAGTCTCAGCAAGACCAAGCTGCCCGATAGCAAGAGTTCCATGTTTCATGGCGGATTCGATGTTTTTACCATCGTAGCCCTCCATAGTATAATTTTCATACATGAATTTTGCAGAATCTGGAGATTGTTTACATATCCATAAATATCTCTCAATCAGCATTTCTTTTGCTTCGCCAATCTTTTCATCAAGATAATCCATAAAGCAACTCACAAGTAGTCCTTCGTCAAAATCTTTGTTTCCAGTAAACAGTTTTTTATTTTTTAATTTTTCTTTTGTTTCCATTGCAAGAGTTGGCATAATGATTGTTACCGGGCAAATATTTCCACGTCCATCTTTTGTCTGACCAAATCCGTTAATATCCCAACCATTTGCAGTTCTGCAACCCATCGTTGAGAAATATGTCTTTGGATTATTTGGATCATATCCTTCATTTCCAGACCAATCACAATTTGCATAATTAGGATAAAGCCTCTGAGCTGTTGACCTGAGTGCCAATCTGTACAAATCATAATTAGGATCTCCTGGTTTTCTGTTTACGCCTTTCATTAACTGGAAAATTCCACATGGGAAAATACTTGTTTTATGTAATTTGCCAATTCCTGATATTGATACGTCTAATAACGCTTTAATTACCATTCTTCCTTCTGGTTCTGTACATGTACCATAGTTAATAGAAGTAAATGGCAACTGATTTCCAGACCTTGACTGCAAAGTATTAAGATTGTGATATAAAGCTTCAACCGCTTGCTTTGTTTCGAGGATTGTATCATACATTGCTGATTGATAAAGTAACGGATCAAGCTTTTCTTTATTTGCGAAAAAGAAATCTTCTTCTTTTAATCCAGTTTCTTCATAAAATCTTTCTTTGTTTGTGTCAATCCAATCTTCAAATCGGTTTCGTACAATTCCAATTTCATCTTCATAACTGTCAAATAACATCCCCATAAGGTCTATTTGAGAAAATGCTGCTGTGTTTTTTAAATATGCTACAATGTAATGTTTTCTGAAAGATTTTTTTACATATGGCATTAACGTCCAGTCAATATGCGTTGCAGAAACGCCACCAAACTGCTGTAAAGATTGTAGCTGGAATATTACTGCGATTAATTGTCCCGCAGTATTTACAGACTGAGCAGGACGAACATCTGTCTGTCTTGTGTTAAATCCATTTGCAAGTAATTTGTCGAATGGTATGCTCAAACAGTTATGCATACCTGCTGCGTAACTATCAAGGTCGTGGATATATATTCTATTGCTCAAATGATTTGTCCTTGACATTTCCGACATATATTCATCTAAAGCAATTTGCTTCATCACTTCACTGTTAACTGCGCCCACACGTCCACCGAATGACTTTCCATCAACATTTGCATTCTGTCTATCGTCATTCTGCGAATTTAAAGTATTTCTTGCTTTTATTCGAATAGGGCTTTTCATTTCCCTTATCCTTGATCTGTCGTTTCTATAAATGATATATTTTCTAGCAACGTCCATATCAAATTGTGCGATTTTTTCTTCAACAAGATCCTGAATTTCTTCCACTCCAAGATCTCTCTGAATTTCACTAATACTTGTGGAAATACGTTCTGCTATTTCTTTAGCACGTTCTGTTTCCTCACCATCTACTTCATAGAATGCCTTTAATACTGCATTCTGAATTTTTTCGGGTTTAAAAACCTCTGATCTACCATCTCTCTTGTAAACCAATCAATCTTCCTCCAGTTTGCTTATTAATTCGTATATTTCTTCCCATCCATGAACACGGAAAGTTTTTGTGCCATCTTCTCGAACATCTCTATTCCAAGGTTTATCGAATATAATGTTATATTTAACTGGTGCATTTTTAGAGTGTTCAAAAACGAAATTATCCAAACAATCGTCAATAAGCACATCACCATGAATAAGACGTTTATCGCGGCTTGTAATCAACATACTGCTGTCATATCCAGGAAAGATACACTTCAACCATTCATCTTTTGCTTTTACATGGTCTGGATAGGTTGATGTAACAAAATAAAAATCTGACGTTTCCATCAGTTTTTCAATTATTTCCTTTGCTTTTGGTTGAGCGTTTAACGATGCAAGAAATTCATTAGTACAAAATTCTGCAAAGATATTTTTGCATTCTGGCTTTAAGAAATCCTGTATATACCAACTTGTAATATCTTCAATTGTTAAATTATCATTGTATTTTTTATTGTACTCAATCAGAATCTTTTGTATTAAGTTGTTCGCCACTTCATCAATATCACATAATATTGTCATTTGTTTATTTCTTTTTTCTTCTCTATACTTTTGATATGCATAATTTATATATTTAGCAATAGCTTCTGCGTCAAAAGTATAACTGAAATTTTCAATGATATAATTTGCTTCATCTTCGATACCGTCAAATTGACCAACATCACTTGCATCTCTTCTTTTTGCCTCTTCGATATTGTCACCTCGCTGCAATATCTTTATAAGTCGTTCTTTTCTTGGAACTTTGATGTATACGCAAAATACATCTATGCCCGGCTTATTTTTAAGTTGCCGCATTCCATGAGGCGTTAATACTGCTACCTTATCATTTGTGCAATCTTCTACGGCAGTTCCATAAAACCAACCATTATACTCCCCTATTTCTGCAAAAAATCCCATTTCACGTTTTTCTGCAAAATCTTCCATTGATATAAAGTGATAATCTACTCCATCCTCTTCTCCATCTCTAGGAAGTCTTGTTGTATATGAAACTATTTTTTTATAGCCATACAATGCACATAAACATTTCTCAGTAGTAGATTTTCCGCTTGCGCTTTCACCTACAATTACTAACATTTAGTTTCTCCTTTTATATGTAACAAACTGATATATTGGATAATCGTATAATGAATAAGTTTCATCGTCCATTTCCATTACTTCAGTTATTTTCCATTCATTTTTGAGCTTATCCAGATTAGTGAAAAATGTATCAGCAGTATATCTACTATATATTTTTGTTGCGTATACAGTATCGCAATACGGCAGCAGTAATTTATATATTTCACCGCCACCAATAATAAATACCTTTTCTTCTTTGGTCGTAGATTTAATAATCTGAATAGCTTCTTCTAAAGTTATAACATGGGAATTTTCATCAACCGAAAGAGAATTTCTACTTATTATATAGTTTGTTCTATTTGGAAGTGGCTTTATTGGTAAGCTGTCCCATGTTTTTCTTCCCATTATAACTATTGAATCTTTTGTTTTTTCTCGAAAGAATTTTTTATCTTCCGGGATATCGACTAGCAAATCCCCGCCACATCCGATACCCCAGTTAATATCAACCGCTACTATTGCTGCTATCATACTTTCTCCTAAATTCCTAATTCAAGTGATATTTGTGGAGATACCGGATTATAGTCAACAATAGTAAAATCATCAATATCCATATTATAGAAATCCTTTTTATCTGGGTTTAAAATTAGTCGTGGCATAATACCCGCATCTTTTACAGATTCCACTCTTGAAAGTAGTTCTTTTGCCTGTTCAACGTGTCGATCATAAATTTGTTCGTTGGCAACAAAATGAGTAAAGATTCCAGGCTCATATCCAGTATGTCTTGCTACCATCATAAGTAAAGCTGCATACTGAACTTCATTAATTCCTCCTGCTCCACTTGCAGCAAGTAAATCTCCGGATCTCTGATTTAAAAACATATTCAGCTTGTTTCCAGTGACACTCCAAATTGTTTCGTATGCACAAGGTTTCAATCCTTTTGGACGGTCTTTGAACTCTTCCTCCTGCCATAAGTTACAAATATGGTATCTTCCATATGGATCATTTTTAATATCATCCAGAACACGCTTTCTGAACATATCATATCTATCAACAGTATGACCATATCTGTATGAAATAGTTCCATCCCCAACGTCCCAGTCGTTCCAGTAATGAACTCCCATTTCATTTAAAACAGATAAATCATTTGACTGTTTCTGGAAAATCCACAGAATTTCTTTAATCGCACTTTTCCATGCAATTTTTCTTAATGTGAGAATTGGGAACTCACCTTTGCTCAGATCATACTGTCTCATTTGATGCAGTATAAACTTTGTATGTGCTGGAGTTCCATCTGCATATTTTGGTCGTGGGTTTTCATCAAGATATCCATTACGCAAAATATCTTCAATTTCCTTAACCATATAAATGTCAGCTTTAGTCATTTAATCCTCCACAATAAATCTTTTAATCATATCTTTAATTTCTTCGCATTCATTTGCATTATCTGAATGTATTTTAAGACAAAGCGTTCTTGTTAAATCAATGCTAAAAATACCCATAATTGATTTTGCATCAATAATATATCTTCCAACAATTAAATCCATATCTGAAGGAATTTTGTTTGTAATTTTTACAAATTCTTTTACCTTTTCAACAGAATCAAGTTTTATATTAAATTCGTTCATTATTCATCTTCCCATTCTTTCTCTCTTATCCCGTTTGCTTTTTTAGCACACTCATCCGAACAATATATACCACCAGAATTATCAGTTGTATAATATTCGCCCTCATAAAGTTCTTCACCACAAATTTCACAAATTGATTTAACTTTATGAATGGCGTTCGGGCATCTCGGATGACACGGTATTTGTCTACATATTTCGCAAATTGCAATCACCTTTTATAACAGAAACATTTTATTTCTTTTATCTTATAAAAAACTCAAAAATCTTCATTCCGAAGATAATCGCTTGACTTTTCATATTCTTACTTCCTTTGCTTTTCCCATCCCAAAATAAAATGAGAACTCCGAAAGCATCATCAGATGTAGCATATTCCGCCATTTGCCTATTCCTATTATGCCCCGCCAAAGCATTGTATCTTCCATGAGAGTTTTCCATTATTTTGCATGGAACGGCATTCAAGTTTTTCCATTCTGCCGGAAACTCAACGAGTTTTAAGCCATAATTGTTAGCAAATTTTACTGCTAGACTATCTGCTCCGCTAGCCATTCCACTTATGATTTCTATATTCTCTGGATTGATTTTATAGGATTTTTCCGATCTTCTGACTGTGAGTATATTATATTCCGGATAAGTTTTATTTAGCTCGAACAATTTTCTTATTACTACCTCTTCAAGTGTTTTGTAGTCATTAAAGAATCTTGATCCTGCTATAACAATCCTTACCATATTTCCTCACTTTCTTTGTTCTCATTTATTATATCACATTTTATTTATTTGTCAATATTTATTTCGTTTTTCTTAGTGGCAATATTTTTCAAACACATTATTATAATGTTTGTTTTTTGTAAGTTTGCGAATAATACACATTGCAAGTCCTGTTTCTTTGTTAAATGTATCGCCTGCGTGACATTTTGTTACAGTTTTTGTACCGTCTTTCCAGAATACAATAGTTGCCGGATCATTAAACACAACATGGTCAATTTCCTTATCCAGGTCAACGCTATTCTCCCATTTTTTTGTTTCGTTGGTTGTATCTCCGAAGATTTCATCCAGCAGATCAACGATTCCCATTATTACTCCAACTGCTACTTCATTTCCGTTTTCTACTTTCTTTTTACATTTACACATAATTTTATTCTCCTTTTTATTTAACTTTATTGAAAATCATTTTTTCACTTATAAATCCAGAAGCCCCTTTATGACCGCCACCGCCGTATCTTTCGGCAATTTTTGAACAATCTATATCTGGTTTATCTGAATAGATTGAGTATTTATACTTTTCACCGTCATATACCCAAATTGCTACAATAGGATAGTCTTTAATAAGATCTCCAAAAATAAGGCTGTTGCAGCTTCTATTTACAACTAAGCATTTTATACCATCAATACGTGATTCGTATGCATATGCTTTTCGGTATTGTTCATATTCTCTTTCAACATATTTACTGATTGTTTTTCCAGTTTCAATCATTTTTCCAAGCAAGCTATTTGAGACTGAATGTTCCGCTCTGAATAATTGATTCCAGATAATATCCAGTGCCTCATAATCAGTTGTTTCAAGCGCATATTTGAAGTATAATGTATTTTCTAATTCAAACTGCCAGCAGTCAAAGTCACTGATATATTTGAGAAACATAGGAATATCATCAAACCCACAATCAAACAAATACATATATGTAAGAGCCGCCCCACTAATTCCTTCTTTCCGGATTCCCTTAATATTTTCATATTCAGGATATGTTTTAATAATTTCCATGCTTGAACTGTGGTGATCGCACCAAATGAGGTCACAATGTTTCTTTTCCAAAATTTCTTTTAGCTTATCTACAGAATTTACAGAAAAGGATAAATCTACAAAATACACTGTTTCACCATCTTCGATCAGTTCTGTTGGAATTGGTGTTGAATAGTCATACATAATGTAATCGGCTTTATTGTAATTACCAGTTTTTCTTGCTACAATAGCTCCAGCAGCTTTTCCATCAATATCATTGTGATGAAAGCATTTCATTATTTTTTATCCTCCACTTCGTCAAGCACAGATGACATAAAGCATACGCTCTGTGCGCTATCAAGAGAATCAACACTCACGCCTCTCGCAAAAGATAACGATTTTGATGTGGCGTTGAATACTTTCTGTGTTCCAATCTTACTTGCTGTATATCTTTTTGATAGCATTTTATCAATTCCAAGATTATCGCTTACTCTATCAACGTCGATATTTGCACCAAGAAATGTGAAAACCCAACTATATTTTTCACGTTGATGTTTAATCATATTTCTTACAGTTTCCCAGTCAAACTCTTTACTGCTATTTTCTGCGCCATCTGTAACGATAGTAAAAATAACTTTCTCAGGACGTTCCTCTTCTGGCATTGATGCTAATTTCTGACCAACATGATTGATAGTCATTCCAACTGCATCAAGCATAGCGGTCATTCCGGTTGGCATATATTCAGCAGTTGTCATATCTTTTACTTCTTTGATATTCACGCCATCGTGGATCATGTTATATCTGTGGTCAAAAAGAACAGTCGTAACGAGAGCATCGCCCTCCTCTTTTTTCTGGTCGGCAATCATTGCATTGTAACCGCCAATTGTTTCCATTGTAAGCGGCGACATAGAACCACTCATATCAAGTACAAAGACCATCTGTGTTAATCCTTTTTTCATTTTTTGCTTTCTCCTTTAAATTTAAGTGTTGTTTTATTTTTATAAGCAATATTAGCAACTATACTCATACATTGCTTACAAGTACATTTTTTAATATCATCTGTTAATAGAATAGGTGATATACACCAACTACTACACAATGGAACTTTCATACTCATATGTTCCTTGTTATTAAGACTTATCACTTCTTTTTCAAGATGAATCGGAGCGTTTACTGCCATTGCAAGTATCGGTAATTCTGTTAATACTGTTATCCTTGGTTTTTTAACTATAGTTCCAATCATTCATCAGTTCACATATCCTTTCATTAATTGTTCCTTTCTATAATTTCTTGATTTTTATATCGGATATACCTTGTATACCTGTTACCCTGATATATTTCTCGCCTTCCCACCAATCGTTTAAATATTCTACATCATACATATCGTATGGGCTTGCGACTTCATTAAGACGTTCATAATTCTTCCCGTCTCTGGATATTTCGATTGATACAATCACGTCTTCAGTGCAGTGATGTTCCCAGTATTTTTTAATATACTCACTTACGATACCATATCCAGTCTGCTTATCATCTAACACTACTGCTTCTACAGGATTTGTGTATTCAAACGACGGCATAAGAGCCAACTTGAACAGATTCTTTTTATGCATTGTGTCAATTTTCTGTTTAAGTTCTTCCGATTCAATCTCCCCTGTTCTGATGTAACGATCAAGCATATCATAAGTAAATCCCAGGTTATCTTCGTCTGTTTTGCCACAAAGCCCATCTGTCGGCACTTTATCAACCAACTCAGAAGGTAAACCAAGTTCTCTTCCGATAGCTTTTACTTCTGTTACAGTAAGTCTTGATAATGGTGAAAAATCTCCTGCTGCATCACCATATCTTGTAGCATATCCAACCCAATCTTCAGATAAGTTACAAGTGTTTGCAACCCTGCCATTTACAGCCTGAGAAACAGCGTAGAGTACAGCCATTCTAATTCGTGCCGGAAGATTAGTAGAACTCTGTGCGCTCCAGTGTCCTCCAGTATTATCTTTTACCTGATGCTTAATATTTCTGCACACATTGAAAATATCAACAGTAAAGTTTACAATTCCAAGATGATCGCAAAGCATTTTGGAATAATCAATGTCTGGCTGATTTCCCTGTGGCATAAGTACACCAATTACCCTGTCTTTTCCTAATGCTTCGACACATAATGCAGCCACAACAGAAGAATCTTTGCCTCCAGAGATTCCCACAACTGCATTACAGTCCTTTCCGTTTTCATAGAAAAAATCCTGAATCCATTTTACAATTTCATTTTTTACTTTCTTTGCATCAAATGCCATGTTTTACTTCTCCCTTCTTTATTTTCTCGATAAGTCTCTGTAAATGCTCATACACCAGTGGCAGACCGCCTCTATCGTCTATGTACACATTTGCATAGGTTTTTCTTCCATTAACTTCGATAGAACTGTCACAGTTTATACCTTTATACTTGATTCCGTAAGCAGCAAGATAATTTTCAATCATTGGGTATTTATCTTCACCATTACCAGTAAAAATAACTACCTCTGAATAATCTTCCCACACTTTTAACAATGCCATTACATCACCATATGTTCTTCCAACATTATGAAAGTCATATAGCGTATCATCAAAATCCACACAGAAAATAAGTTTTCCGTATTTCTTAAATTCATCTTCGAGACGCTGATAGCAGTTCTCAGGATCTAAGTAAAAGTCCATTAGAATTTACCTCCATGAAGAATATCTCTGATTTCTACAAGACTCTGTTCCTTGATAAGTTGTCCATCTTTGAATATCGGCTGTAAGAGATTCACTTCTGCGTCTTTACCAGAAACATGAGCTTCTTCCCATGTTCTGCCATCTACATAAACAAGTTTGTCATCTGATCCTTTTATAACCACACAGCAACCTTTCTGAGATTTCTTAAATCCGCCATCTTTCGGATTTTTGAAAATCGGGAATGGTTTATCATCAATCTCACAGTATGTTGCTTTAATGCAAGAACTGAATGTGTCTCTGGTAAATGGTTTTAAGATACCATCCTCTTCGATGCACTGGAATGAGAATGATCCAACACCTAATGCTACATTGGAACAAGCAAAGCCATTTTTCATAAGGATTTTATAAATCTGCTCACATCTCTGTACTGTTATGGAATCACCATAAATAGCCTTTACATGAGGATCAAGCACTTTATATCCTTTACTGTTGGTCGTTCCGCCAAATTCTTCCCACAGTTTAAATACTGTTTTTGTAACCACTTCTACACAGTCGCCAGAATCGCCACGCATAAGCATACAACCGTTATGTGCCAAGATTTCAGGCTTTAACTGTGGAAGAATATTGTCAATTACGTTCCAATAATCATATGAATCCAAAACAGCAGAGAAACTTGTGTTTGGATAAATTTCGGTAAGCAATCTCCGAAGAAGAGTGATTTCGTCACCGTCAACTGCGAAATTGCTGCACATTACTGAATGTTCTGTGCTAGGGCTTCCAAATGCAACCGGCTCTTTTGTACAATCGCATTTATAGTTCTTTTCCAGATAAGGAATTGTCGGTACTGTGGCGGTATTAAGAAATGATAAGCACCATCCTGCACCAGCTTTAATTGCTGAGTCTGTGCATTCTTCGCCTCTGAAATCAAAAGCACCTAACGCTTTCGCTCTGGATGTTTCATCATCACAAGTAAGATCATAATAATAATTTACAATCTGTCGATATGTATATCCAACTGTTGCAGCAATCATAGGATGCCAACTTTCCGCAGAAATCAAGCTTTCAAGACTCTGTGGCAACCAGGCAAAATCTTTATGTGTATTTGTAATACCGAACATTGGTACGTGCATTGGTACAATAGTACCTTCCGGAAGTGCAACAATTTCAATTGGAAGATAACCAAGTTTATGCAGCTTTTCAATTTTCTCAATCTTATAGGCATTTTCGCCCAGTGTTGCATCCATAACTCGCTTATATCCACTGATTACTTCATCAAATGGTTTGTTAAAAAATTCATCATTGAAATAATCAACAAGGTATGTTTTGATGAATCCCTGCAGTCCAAACATTACCACACTGTCCCATCTGTTTACCCGGCTCATTCGTGGAGTAAAATATGAAACAGATTTCGTAATATCTTTCGGTAGCATTTCTGCATGAACTGCTTTGTAAAAGTCAATCAGTAACATAGGGTTTGTTTTAAACATTTTTCAAAACCTCAACTTTCTCTTCATCCAAACTGTAAATGGAATCTGTTGTAAATATTTTCTTAATAAGTCCGTTATCCTTCAGGAGTTCTCCCTCTTTGATTGTGTTCTCACAATGAGTTACATAGAGGTAAATATCTTTTACTCCGTATTCTCTGAGCTTTAATGCTGAATAATAGAAAGTGCCACCTTTGGAACAAATATCATCTACAATGAGTACATTTTTTCCGGCAAGTTCAATTCCGTTTGTGACAATATCAAGCCCAAGAATTTCTCCTGTTCTCCAGTCACGATTTTTTGATCCGTAACAGAAAGGCTGTTTAAGAATACTTCCATATCTTTTCGCTGCACCGTTATCTGGGAAATAAAGAATTACACTTCCATTTTTGTTAATCTTGTTGATTGTAGTCATGACCGTTTTGTATACAGAAAAGCAATCTCTTACATTGTTAAGTAATGCCATAGACACATCGCTGTGCGGATCATTTACATATACTACATCAAACTTTAAGTCGTTGATAAATTCACAGAAATACTTGAGTGTAAATACTTCATCCGGGTTCTTTACCCTATCCATTCTTGCATTTGGAATATAAGGTAAAATAAGTTCTCTCTTTTTTGCATTGCCAAGATGCTTTACAATGTATAAAAGCGTTGCCATTTCTTCATCACCCTCATAGTTCCACTCTACAACATATTTTTCTTCTTTCAGAATTTCCAGTGGAATACGAATACATTGTGTATGATCTGGAAAATGAGAAATTTCCATTTTAATGCCACATAATTTAATCATTCCAAATCTCCTTATAATTTATTTCTCGCTGTTCAACGATATTGTCTCTGGTAAAAACGATCTCAAAATCTGAAATCTGTTTTGTATCAACAAGCTGAAACTCATAAATCTTATACCCAAGTTTCTGAAGTTCAAGAACATCAGTAAGGCTGAACCAGTGTTTTAATGTTTCCTTTGATGGGGCTGCTGAGAACCACTGTTTTCCACCTTCTCTGTATAATTCACTATCTTCCATTGGTAAGTTTCTGCTTAATCCTTCTGATAGTTGGTCGAATACAGGATTCCAAGTTCCATCAAAGTTTCGCCATAGTCCATGTTTCTCTACTTGATCTTCTACTCTATATCCAAAAATCATTTATTTTCTCCTACTATATTGATTTGTTTATCCTGCCATTTCTAATGTTTTGAATGTATCATATTGTGTTAAAACACCTTCAAGTGTGTCTAAAATTGCTTTATCTACTTCCGAATATTGTTCTATTTTTGTATTGATATTGTATTTTGATTTAATTTTTTTAATCTGTTCCTCTATCGTAAATTTAAACATTCTTTCATATTCTTCTTTCAATTCGGTTTTGTTTAAAAGTGCCTCTTGTACAAATCCATATGTGATTGTATCTTCACATAATATTGACCCATGTACATTAACTTTAGTACGATCCAAAGCACTATCTATATTGATTAATGTCCATTTAGTATTAATATTATATAACTCGTTAAGTATTTGTTTTGCTTTTTCAAAACATCTTATATATACACTGCCCTCTTTTCTTCTTTTATATATCCACTGTAAAAATAATTTTCTATTCAAAATATCAGGTGCATCTCTATGACATCTTGGACACAGCAACATAAAATTTGACGGAATATCTTCACCCTGCAAAGCTTTTGGTCTAATATGTGCAAGCTGCAAATTATGTTTTACATCTTTTCTTGAGTATATGTACTTTAAACCATCATCTTCTTTTAAAGCTTCATCATATCTTTCACCATCTTCCATGTGAGAGTAATCTATTGCAGAACATCCACACGCATAACATTCTGGTTCTCCCCAATCTTTAACTATTGGAATTGTATTATGAAAATCAATATTATCACCAGTATAACAAGTACCATGTTTATCAATACTTTTATCTTTCCAATAATCAAAAACTTCATAATGTGTTGTTTTATTTGCCATTATTACGCACTCCTATAAGATAATACGGTAACATTTTCCAAAAACATTCTGTAAGATCATCCAATAATTCTTCTGAAACAGTGTATTCTACATGATTTCTTTCTAATACAATAGTCAATGCATCACCTAAAGACCCATTCATAATTTTATTAATATCATTTTTTCTCATAAGATTCCTCGTTTCATTCATGTTCAATTTCACAAGTAGTTGTGACAGATGGATTATTCAAATGATTCTTGTTACAAAAAATGATTAATGAAGTCTACTTGTTTTTCAAAGTATTTTCTCCCTTCTATTATCCATGTACTATTTTGCTATTCTCCTATCACATTAATCTGGCAACTTTTCATTACTTCCAAGGCTGCCTTATGCTTTTCTGGTGTAACTCCTGCACAACAATTTGCGTGTACTGTGATTTCCGTATTTGGATATAACATTCGTAGAACCAGAGCGTTTGACACCACACAAATATCTGTACAAACTCCCATTAACTCGATTTCTTCCACTTTATCATTTCTAAATACCATGTTGAACATTTTGTCCCACGCCTGATATCCAAAGGTATACTTTCTTAAATAGAAACCTGCAATATTTCTAAGTTCTGGGATAATCTGCCATCCATCTGAGTTATCAATGCAATGTTTTACTGGAAGATATTTTCCTTCAAATGTTTCCATATAATCTTCATCATGTGTATCTCTTGTAAAAAATGCAGTATATCCTTCCGCTATAAGTTTTTCTGCACGTTCTTTTACATTGTCCACAATAGCAACTGCTTCTTTTGAACCAAGTGCGCCATGAATGAAATCATTTTGCATATCCACAATAATCAATGCTTTTGACATTTTATATTTCCTCCTGTTTTTATTTTTCTCTATTCATTATTTCTTTTACTTTGCTTTGTGTATCATAATTCAGCATTTTAATTGCATGTTTTACATCGTTTAAAGCCTTATGCCTAAATGTGTTTTTCTGTTGGTCGTTCATACCTCTTTCTATTCTATTACCCACAATTTCTAAAAGATCTGTATTGCTAAATATATCAATATCAATCATTCTCATATAGATTTCCTCATATTAACTTAACAGGTATATACTCTTTTTTCGCATTCCGGACATGTAGAATAAAAATGGGACACATCAAATCTTGGCTCTATTTCATATTCATCTGTTTTATATACACATCTACAATAACCACAACAGAATTTTTTTATCGGCTTCTTTTTCATATAACCGCTTGATAATATTTTAATCATATTGCCCTCAATAAAAACCAGATTTTATTTAGATTTTTATACTACATATAGTGTATCTATAAGCCGTTAACACTATATATGGTACACTCTAAGTTTTCATTTTTCCACTGTATCTTATTTTCATAATAATCAATGTCATCTCCTTTTTTTATTATATTTTATAGTACATAATTGACTCCATTCTCAGCCTCACCCATTGCCTTTACGTATGGCGATATTCCAACCACAGCAATATCTCAAGTATAATGTTGATAGTCTTTTCAGCTTGTCTATTGGAGAACAGGGGGATTCGTGTTTCCCATCGTAATTTACTAAGGTATTTCATTGTCTGCGCCCAACCGGAAAACCTACGGGCTTTTTGTAGTGTACTTCTACTCACAAACTATTTCTTTAACGTCCAACAGCACTGCTGCCACCTTAGATCCCGACTGCCAATTAAGCCGTGTTATGTTATCTCATACGGACGATCATGTATTAATACATTTATTTCTTTTGCCTTTAATGTGCTGCTTCATCTGCTTTATGAAGTAACATTATCTTCCTGTATAACTCTTCACCCCATAAGTTTCTATATTTCTTTTCCATCTTTTTATTATTATTTTTTTCCCAGAAATACGGAAACATATGCCACTGAATAAGTGCCGAAATTTCAAGCATATCCTTTGTTGAAAAGTTATTCAAATACTTAATCGCATCGTATGCACTTACTAAATGATGCTGATAATAATGCGCTGCATCAGTAGGATTACCATTGCTATCTTTGTATTCTTTTGTGAATTTCTTTCCAATATCATGTAGTAATGCTGCCATATGTAAGTTTATGTCTGCTTTATTACCAAACTCAAGAGTATTCAAGTAACATGCAAGGCAGTGATTTCCAATTGATAATGTATGATGCGGATTATCATGTTTGATACTGAAAAGACCATTTTCTCCATAGAATAAATTAGTTAATTCATACTGTTCATGTACTTTACTTTGTGTATCAATAATAATCTCATCCCATCCCTCATAATACTGTGGAATATAAATGTTTTTATACATTCTTTCGATTGCATACTCCGGTACAAATCTTCCACCATTTTCGGCTCGCTTTTTATTGTTTTCCAAACACATTTCAAACGGTGTATATACGAAATAACAAACTTTACGACAATTAATTTTATTCAGCTCATTCAAGAACGCCATTCGCTTTTTGTAGCTGATATTACAAGCATCGTAAATTACAGTTTGGCTTTTATTGTGAAGCAATTCGTCTTTTACTCTTTGGTGAAGAATTTTAAATACTTCTTCATTACATTCCTGGTTATCTTCAGAACCAGTGATTTCTTTTCTGATTTCATCCGATGAGATTGTCTGGCAAACACAAATACGACTCAATTCATGAGCTTTCGTAGTTTTCCCAGATCCAGGTAATCCCACCATCATAATAAGCGTTGGCTGCATTATTCAATCTCGCTTTCTTCAAAAATAGCTTTGTAGTCTGAAACTCCCATTTCTTTTAACTTTTTATATGCCGGGCATTTTTCACTACCATACTTGATATAATTGTTTTCAATACCAAGATATTTGTTTTTTACATATCTTTTATATTTCTTCGGGACATTGCTTTCCACCCAAATCATAAAGGATTTCTTATCACTTTTTGGTGCTTTGTCAAAATACTTCTGTACTTCTGCTTCCATATTTTTCACATAATCCAGAACAATTTTTTCAACAATGAATACCCTTTCTCTGTATGCTGCTGGCACTTTACTGATTAAATCGTCTGTTTTGTTTTCCGCAACGCTTTCAATGATAAGATTGATGGAAGAAATTTTTGATAAGACTCTATGAATTTGAACATAATCATCACCCTTGACTTTAATCATATGTCCGTCAATATTTACTACAAATCCCTCTTGTTCATCGGATTTAATAGTTTTAACATCTTCAAGGATTTCTTCAAATGTTTTATCATAAATCTCAGTCATCGGAACTCCATAACGTGTGGCAAAATCAGATACTTCTTTATATGAAAATTGTCTGCCCGTTTTTACATCCCTGATTCCAATTAAATACAAACCTTCTTGATCTTTTGTGTATTTAACAACATGTGCATCTTCCAGTGAAATGTATTCATAAATAAACGTTAAATCATCATTTGATTCAGCCATACATTTATTTCTTTTATCTAGCATTTTAAGACCATCTGCTAACCTCCATGATTTCTCCTGGCATAAAGCTTGGCTTCCAGTCATAAAAATCTTACCATTATACCAACGAACACATTGCATACTACCATCAAGCTTATTTGTAATTTCGATTGTCTTTGCATTTTTAATTTCTTCTGTTACCACTGCAATATCATTTTCCGGACATTCGTTTAAGTTTCTGAACTTTCTAAACGGAGCAATTACAATTTCTTCGGCTTTCAGATTGATGACTACACTTCTACATTCAAGGAAGAATCCATCATCTGCATTCCATAAATCATTTGCTGTAATCTCATATTGACCATCTCCGGCACTACTGAATTTACCATACCGTATTAATATAAATTCGTTATGCTGGTTGACTTCGAGATATTTAATCTTCTCCGCTGCTATTTTATCATCCAATTTAATAATCCAATGTTCAAGTGAAGAAATTTCTTTTTCTTCTGCAATATATGTTTTGTACTCAGGTTCACCAAATTTTTCAGCATATCTTCTTTTGATATCCATTACGAATCTGAATACCGGATTCCATTCATACATCAAGTTCCTTTCTTGGTTTATTATACCACTTTTATTATAAATGTCAACATTTATTTCTTTTAACTTAGTTATTTTTATAATGCTTTATTATGAAATCTAGTGTACGTGGCGTATAATCCATATACGGCAACATACAACCAACATTAAAAGCATTTTTCATCTCTGGCTGTTCAAGAATATTATGAGTCACATTCCCATCTTCATTTATATTTGAATGAACATGTCCATATAAATGATAACTTCCTCTATGCGATTGATCCCATACTGCAATTGGATAGTGGCATAAAACAACAATTCTTCCTTTATCATCTACTCTTTTTAAATCATAAACGCCTTGAAACAGCTTTTTGCAATATCCATTCTTAGCCCAGTTATCATGATTTCCAACAATAAGAAATCTGTTTTTACAATTGATGCTTTTTATAAGTTCTGCAGTCTTATCAGGTTTATACCATGATACGTCGCCTAAAAGATATAATTCGTCTTGTGGCGTTACCACCTGATTTATATTCTGGATTATTTTCTTATCCATTTCATCTAGTGTCTTAAATGGTCTATGATCGAAACGGCTCATAGCATTGTAATGACCTAGATGTAAGTCTGATATGTAGTATTTACTCATATAATTCCTTTCTCTCTTAATTCGCTAACAGATCTTGTTAATAAGTACGAAATGTACTCTTCGCCATCTGGATCTCTTTCAATCCCACCAGGTATTACTTCGGTAAGTATCTTCATTGGATATAAGTCTAAATCTCCCATTGGATTTTGACGCAACATTTTTCCGACAATTTCTAAAGCATGATACATTACTTTTTCGCGTGGTGAGAAAGAGTCCTTTATACTTTGTGAAATCTTCATCTGGCAATCACTGTTTCATGTTTCACTACTCTATGCGGGATTTTAAGTATTTTTAGCATATCTGTAACTCCAGAGCCAAATCCACTTGCATCTAAATAAATATCGTATTTTTTACCAAGTTCAACTACAATCTGTATCGCTACACCAAAACTATCTGCACAATATACTTTCCTAATCCCATTACAAAGAGTGACAACTTGATAGCCTCTAACATTACGTTCAATCTCTACATACATAATATATAAAACTTCCATTTCCTTACCTACTCTTCATAAATGATATCAAGCCCATATGCTTTTGCAACTTCATTTTCAAGAATGCATCCTCTTGCCCTATCCCATCCTTTACAAAAATAAACCGCATGGCAAAGAGACATATTCTCGATAGATTTTGCAAGAAAACACACTGGAATTTGTACAACACCACGTTCTTCCATTTTTTCTTTGCTATACCATTCATCCGTAAACGGTGTATTTACTACTTCATATCCGGCAGCTTCAAGTGCTTTAATCGCACGATTTCTTGTTTCAATAATTTCTTCGTTTGTCTTTCCTCTCATTGGCTGTGACAGCATTGCTTTTTTCTTGTCCAATTTAATAGCCCTCCTTCAAAAATCCTAATCTTTTGGCACAATCAGGGCAATAATTATATCTTCCGAAAATGGTTTTCCCGCATTTTCTGCACTCATGTCCTTTTGAAATTGATGTGCCATATGGTGATCCAAGTGCGATATAGCAACGCTTACAAAACGTATAATTATCAGCACAATATCCGCCACATCTTTGACAATATCCCATATGCAATACTCCCTTTATTTTAATATCTTAATTTATAATATGATTTGTATATCATTTGAGCGTACACTTCGGGTGTAATACGTTCCTGTACCACATTACATCTCAACGCCAACCTACTTTGTATAATTACATCTTGTGTGCGTGAATACCCATCTTCAATTCCTATGATAATTCGATCTTTCCAATCTCCAGGAAATCTATGTATCATTCTTTCAAGGTGTCTGCCAAGTTCGTACAAGCAAATAGGTTGAACACTATTCTCGCTATTTGTAAAATACATTGTAAAGATATCCATACTATTGAGATACTTAAATTCCCACTCAATCTGCTTTTGACTTGCATTTTTATCTGATGCATCAAAATATTTTCTTCTTGGATTGAATATCATTAAATCATCCAAAGAAAAAGCATTCAATTCATCAATTACTTTACTCTGCCAATCGTCGCAATTAGTAATGCCTCCTGCTAGAAACAATTTGATATTCTTCAAATTGTAAAATTCATTTATAGTCGGTTCGTTTAATGCTTCAAATACTTTCATATTTCTCCTTTACATCCATTCAAACTGTATTTTTAATCAAAATCTAAGATATCTCTTAAAACATCTGCCACTGTTCCAATATCTTTGCATCTCTTACAGTCCAACGCGTCATTGTCTTTCTCAATCCATTTATTCTGCAGTTCTTCAAGAATATTTTTTGCTTCTTTTAGTGTTTCTCTTTCTTTGTTGGAAATATTAAATGAAACATCTTTATAGATACTAATATCTGCCATTATTTTTCTCCCGTAGTCATTCTCTATCTATAAACGACGAAATATGAACGGTAATATAATTACCACTTTTGCGGATTCTGTCTAAAGTCTTAACTGTGTCCTCAACAATAGCAACTTCCTGATCTGATACATTTTCAATTTCTTTAATATGTTTAAGAACAGCGATTTTGTCCTCTTGTTCTCTTACAAAATAGATGTTTTCCGGAAGAATACCATATTTCTCCTGTACAAACTCTCTTTTTCCCGACTCTTCTGCAGCAGTGCATTTAGAACATACATATACCTTTTTAATATCTTTGTGCGAAATAAATCTTCTCATTTTAGGACTATATGAGATTGCACTATATGGATTAATGCCATTACTAACCATTTCGTCCCACTCTTCATCCGACATACTATGGCTTAAATATCCAAACTCATACGGTGCTAAAACACCATCTACATCAAAAACTACTGCGATTTCTGGCTTTAATAAATACTGTAAAATATTCATGTTTTTACCTCTTATATTCATGTTTCTACCTCTTTCTTAATTTTTACATATATCTGCAATATGCAGACATAACTTTTCTGGAATTACGCTACGTTCCACTGCACCCTTTAATCCCTGTGTTCCAGTTTTACTTCCTCTTGGAGCTGGTTGGTGACAAGAATCGCCATTATGACACATTGGCTTGAATTGCGGATCTGGATGATTAGTCCATATATCCGTAGGCTTCATTCTGGTATCTCCATACTGGCAATATGTAATTGTGTATCGTGGCAAATTCTTCATAAATGCCATTTTCCGCAAGCCACCTCTAGGATTTTCAATAAACCAATATTTCGGTTGCAACTCACGAATAAGTTCGATTGTATGCTGCACAAGATTGTCTGACAGCTTCGCAAAATCACTTACTGGATCTAAATTCCCAGTAATGGGATTTTTCTTCCGATGATGTGAAATCGCTGCTATTGAATAACTTGTACATGGTGGACTCGCCCAGATTACATCCGGCTTGCCAAACTTATCAATAATATCTTTGGCTGTCACTTTCATAATATCAGCATACCAATCAATGTTTTGATTTAGCCGCCCAGAATCCCACAACCATAGGTATTTGAAAAGGAGACATTATAGAAATGAAGTGTGTAGATTTATTCAGTGGAACACGTAGCATTGCGAAAGCCTTTAACCAACGAGGTTTCGAGACTTTTACAATTGAATTAGACAAACAACATAAAAACATTGTTTTATCCCTATAATTCCTCAAGTTCTTTTTCTAATTTTGCGATAGTATCAGTTATCCAGTTCTTCCAACATTCTCTTGTAGAATCTGATACTCCACAATTCAATACTTGATTTTTTAGTGCCTTAATATCAAATTCAATCTCTTTCGCTCTTTCAAATTGTTCTTTTGTCATGTTACCTCCACTACATTGAATACTCTGGATAGAAGTCATATAAATAGTCTCTGAAGCCTATTTCTTCATCTGCAATGCTGCTGTTTTTCTTGCACTCTAACCAATCTTTTCCGGCTTTTGTTTCAAGAAATCTTTCATATTTAGGCAGTAGTTTTGCCATATTCTTTTCTTTTTCTGTCATTACGCCATAAAATATCCTTTCCCTAAATTATGTATAAATTCAGACTCTCTCCAAATCATTTCACGCTGTTCTAAACGACCATAACACTCTGACAAGAGTTTTACTTTAAGCACATTTTCTTCAGCAGTAAAATTCGGATCTGTTTTTTGCATGGATTCTACATACGCATTTGTTACATCTTCTGTAGATTCGATCTGTATAATCAGGTGTTTTAATATGTTCATGTGCTAACCTCCGTCCTATGCGTATAATACTTACACTCTTTGACAGCATCGCACATGGCATATTCTGCAACCACTTCCAAACCACGCATTGATTGTATATGTTGGCAAATAGGAGAACCGTCATATCTATGTTCTTGATAAAAACAACTATTACATATCTTACCCATTACTCTGTTTCACTCCATTTAAGAACTTTCTGACAGGTTGCAGACCGCTGAAAATATCTTTTGCCCTGTTTTCTTCCTGCCGCTTAAATCTTTCAACTTCTCCCACATCGTTTTCAGTAGGACGATAATACCCAGATCCATTCTGAATATTTACAATTACTTCTCTTTTTCTGGCAGTATTGATAAGATCACGCATTGTTCTATCAGAACATCCGACTTTCATTGCCAATTCTGCCCTTCCGATAGCGTTCTCCCTTCCAAACGGAATATATTTTACAATATCAACTTCCATTTATATTACCTCGTATATTTATTCTCTACCACTTATTTAAGTAATATGTGTTATACAAGTTTCTCGACAGACTGCCGGTGTTCGGAAATTCTCTTCTCCATAGCTCTGCAATACTTCTCTTCGGACTCCATCGCAATGTAATTCCGGCTTGTATTGATTGCAGCTATACAGGTAGTTCCACTTCCAGCACAGCTATCAAGAACTGTATCACCTTTGTTTGTGTAGGACTTAATAAGCCACTCACATAATTCAACTGGTTTTTCTGTTGGGTGTGTTACAACTGAAGGATGTGGTTTCTGGAATCTTAGAATACTTGTGGGGTGCTTCCATTCTCCTAGTTCTTCTCGATTATCCACAAACTCATATTTTCCATAATTATTGTTGTCACACGCTTTCTTCTTTCCTTTGCTATGGTTCATTGCTCCCAGAACTTTTTGAGGATTATACACTGGTGGCTTCTTATAAAAGATACATACCTCTTCATGTACTCTCAAAGGCTGTCTATTCGCATTAAGAAATCCAGTGGAAAGTACCTTATCCCACACAAGATTATACTTCCATAATTTTTCCTGGCTTTTCATCAGATCAGCCATAAACATTCCATCTGCGAAAATCGCAATACAACCATTAGGTTTAATGATTCTCAAATACTGTTCCCACATTTTATCAAGTGGAATAATTGAGTCCCATTTATTATGTGTTCGCTCATATGGAGGATCTACCAGAATCATGTCAATACTTTCATTTGGAATATCCTTCATAAGCTCTAAGCAATCTCCTTTATATACTTTGTTTAATTCCATTTCTGCTCCTAATGATAGTTTTATTCAAGAGCGATGGTTGTCGTATTTCAGGCTTCAAAACATTGTATTAAGTGATTGCCTTAATTTTAAAAGTGCGTATTCATCGTGGTTTCAAGCCACTAGATGAAACTATCATTTTATTAATTATTTATTTCTTTTTTCTTACTCAAAATCTTTCGTAAATGTCTTTTTTAAATACTCTACAAATCTACTATCACATTTTGACTTGCTTTTATTGAGCATCAATTTCTCTACGACTTCCGGAATGTCGGCTATTGTTCCATTCCATACAACATCTTTTCCATCCTTTGAATAGATTTCCATTGTACCGTCAAATTCTCGCATCACATTGCATCCGTTATATTTTTTCATAGAATCCAAGCAGAACTCAACATTATAAAAATATAGCATATCTATTTCTATCGAGTCCCACGACTCCCATGTGAATATATCAATACCGCAAAATGTTTCTGTCGGTCTTATTTGTTCCATATTTTTTCCTTCTTCAATCTTCGTTCATTTTTTCCTTTTCATTTTCCTATATTCTCTTTTTACCTTTTTGCGCTCCATACGAATAAGAAGATAATCAAACAAAAAGTCAAGTGCTTTTTCTGAACTCATTGGTGGATTAAAAATCCCGTAATCAGGTTGTTTTCTCAGCCATTCTGTAAATGTTTCTTTCATTTATTTTTTCTTTCTGTAAAATAAATTGTCACGGAGCAGCCATCACTTGTATCTTCCTTTGTATATCTGTCGTATTTGTAATCATTTCCAATACCAATATCTAAATTATTTTCTCCCCACTCAGAACGATACACTGATATTTGAGGATATGATTCTCCGCATCCAGTTAACATAAAAACAGATGCAAGAACGCATCCTGCCAGTAACAAAACTTTCTTTCTCATTATTTAGACCTCTCTATCTTTATTAAAGCTACACACTGTTCGTATGCTATTCCCCAATTTATTGCTTCTCTTCCCTTCTCATCAAAAATCTGAAGATATGCCCGATACATCATCTTTGCAATAATGTCTGGCTCTACTCTACCAACAGAACCACCAAATGCCGGGATAACTACCGATTTGCAATTTTTGTTAATTGCCTCCATAAGTGTTGTTCTCATACACTGATATATGATTGTCGGATCTTTTATTGCCGATGGTGTTCTCATCGTTGGTGTATGTATCAGCCAAATATAATGGCGTGGAATTTCAAGAGAAATGCTTGTTCCAACCGGCTGTTCTCCATAAAACTGCTGAATGATCTTTTTCTGCACCATTAACTGTAATTCTTTACCGAAATATTTAGTAAGTACGCCATCATAACCGCCATCCATTAAACCGTAAGCATTTGCAGGAGAAACCACTGCATCAATATCTGACTCATGTTTTTCCATAAAAGTACCGAAATCACTCTGTACAAATTCTACGGGAGCAATGTCATCGAATATCGGATGAAAATACTTTTTCCATGCGTCTACCATTTTTCCGTTAAAATCCAAAAGATAAATCTGCATTACGCTTTCCTTTTCTGTGTATCCTTCAATATATTCAAACAGATATGGTATTCCATGCTGATAAGGATATATAACAAAACCTGTGCTATATTCCACAACTGGATGTCCACTGTTTTTCTTTTTGATAATGGCTTTGTCACTTTTCTTAAACAAATTCAAAAGCCTTGTTGGTTCATACCTACATGTATTTTCAATTAATTTGAAAATGTATGACTTTTCCGTTTCACTGGTTTTCAGTATCACATGTCCACCACCAGGAACACCGTCATCTGTGTATCTGTAAAATCCATTTTTCATGCGTCTATAAACCTCATATTAAAATATTCTGCCGCCACATCTGGATATTCTTTTTCAAATTCTCTCAGATATCTTGTGGCTGAATGATTTTCTCCGCAACTGCTGCAGAACTCTTTTATCCGTAATCCTTTCATTAATAAACCCCTTCCACAACAGTTATTTGGTTTCTTTCTGCATTTCGATTTTTACATATGGGCGTTCTTTGTATTCTGGGTGTTTGTAAAATAAACTTTCAAAAAAGTCTTTCAGATCATCTAAACTATCAAAAGTATATAAATCAAAATCCTTTTCTTTTTCTGATTCGTATATTTGAATAGTATACTTTTTACCGTCTTTGTATAAGTAAATCATTAATTCAAAATGACTTTTTTCCCAAACATCTACAACGCTTACACAATACTTTTCAAGTGCTTCTTCAGAAATGAATCTAATCAAATCCCAATGGCAATACACTTTTTGTTTATCCATTATTTTAATCTCCTGTTTTATAATAATTTTTTATCATATTTATTTATTTTTTCTATAATCAAATCATTTGGTAATATATTTTTACAAAAATATGCTGTTGCAAATGGACTCCCCTCTATCGCCAAATTCATATTTGATCTATTATGAAAACCTATTCTCTGGTCAAATGATAAAAGCTGGACACCTTTTGAGAAAAATTTGTATCTGGACTTTCCTTGTAATGAGTTTAATGGAAGCAATACGGCAAATGGTTTATCTAATTCGTATAATCGTTCAAGTATTTTGTCTTTAATACTGAATGGCGGATTAGAAACTATTATGTCGTATTCATCCGGCTCATATATAAAGAAGTCTTTTCCGTCATCTATATGTGATTTGACTACATTATAGCCAAGATTTTTGAAAGTCTGATAGAATGCAGACCATTCTTTATCAAAAGGACACCAGATTTTGTATTGTTTTGGGATATATTTTACAATTGGTTCAACAGCATAATATGGGGTATACATTTCCTGATGTTCTGGTGTAAGTTTGCTTGTTAAATATCCTATGTTATTAGCCATTATCTTCCTCTTGCCTTGTTAAAATATGAATTTCGTCTACATCCAACTTTTCCAATGTCCAACAACCACACATGGTTTTTAACCAATCTTCTGCCTGTTCTTTTGATGAATAAATTCCTCTAAGAAGTGATGCAGTTGTCAAATTCAACCATCTATATCTAAGAGCAACCCCATTTACCGACCACTTATCTGCAACCAGCATAATAAGAAACCCTTCTTTATCAGTATACAAACGTGGAATTTCTAACTGTTTCACTTTGTATATATCCCCAACATGAATATTATTTACTTTCGCCAAATTTTTCACCTATACTTTCAACTTCCCAGTCTCTATTTCTTGTAGCCCATGTGATTGCTTCTTCTCTTGTAGAAAATACCTTTCCTGAAATCGTCCCGCTTGATAGGTTTACCCATCTGTATGTATTATCTATCATTGGAATCTCTGATTTATCATTCACTAAAAAGAACCAAAAATCATCAGTATCTTCCCAATTTGTCGCATTATGCTCTGTAACCAAAAAGAGATTCTTAAATTGTTTTCCAAGTATTTCTTTGATATCCGGCAAATCCTCTGAATATAAATTCAGTTCTCCTGTAATTAAGTCAATCTTTTCTATTTCCATAGGTTTAAATGCAATTACCGCCCACTGTGGAATATCTAAAAATTCTGTTGACTCGTCCACGACATTAAAGAAATCCTGTCTGTTGACCATTCTGTGTTCATGTGCTTTTTTAATGATTTCTTTCATAGCTGCATCATTTTCTACTTCAAGTACAATTTTAGTAAAACTACCACTAATCCACTGAGCGAAAAGTTCTTTACCAACTCTCGCATTTGGACTGATTGTATAATCATTGTAAGCCTCATTTGAAATGGCAACATTCCTTTTAAACCATTCGCAAAAGAAAGCAGTAGCCCCATGTGCCACCATAGCCCCAAGTTTTCCGGGACTCATATTTAAGCTTTTGTTTACTACAATAACCTGTTTATACATTCATGTTTCCTTTCCAATACTTTTATAATATTCAGTATTTCTACATTCTTTTTGTTTGTCCTTCAAATTCTGCTCTGCCTTTTCAAGTTCTTCTCTGAGTGTCTGCAATTCTTTCGTAATCGCCGGATTTACCTCTTTTCGCTCTGAGTATCTGAACATTTCGTTGGTTGTGTTAAATGCCACTGCCAGAGATCTTGCAAATCGTTCCACATTTTCATAGCTTTTAATCTGCTTTTTCAGTGATTTAACTGTAAGCCGTTCTGAAATACAGTAACTATTTACGTATCGGCGTTTCCTTTTGGCGATTTCATTTTTACGCTGTTTCTCTTGCTTTTCTTTCCACAGGAGATCTTCATACTCTTCCCTTGCTGCAATACTAGCATAAACTGAAGAAATGTAATCTTCCACATCTTCCTCTCCATCCCATCCAGCACACGGAGGTTCAATAGGAGTCCCACCAGCCCCAGAAGTCCAACCACCAGGGCAAAGCCCTTCATCTTTTAAAGGACATTCACTGCAATCTTCTATATCTCCAAGTTTCATTATGTATATTCCCTTTATTTCGTTTATCTTATGTAAAAAATCAAAACTCCATTCGCATGATTAAATTTTCAACATCTCTTTTTACTGCTAATTCAGCAGCTTTATGTCTCGCGCCAATATCTCCGATAGTTTCCTGATAATCCGTATTCAGCTTCTCTAATTCATTGATTGCTGCTTTATACTCATTGATCTGGGCGTTATTATCTGCAATAATACTCTGGTACGATTTCTTTTCTTCTTCGGTTTGTTTCTGAGCTTCGGCAAGTTCAGCCTTATGTTCTTCCATCCTTTTTAAAATACCATTAATGAAGGTTTTATTAAATTCTTCATCAAGACCGAGATTTACCTTATAAACAGTAATGACTGTCTTATCCAGTATGTCTGTAAGAATAACCCATGTACCAGAAAGATATACATTTACCGGGCGTTCTTCGCGTTGCCCGACTCTTCCGGTATAAATGCGATTTCCAAAGTGAATCATCGTATTTATATCTTCTGTAATTTTATCCTTGTTCAATTGAACGTATGTATTCACGTCAATGGTAGTTTCACGGTTTGCAATTCTTTTTGCATATCTCTCCATTGCATGATTTGTAATTGATAACTGCTCCATTTTTACTACGTTTCCCTTTCTTTTTTATTTGAATCTGCAATTCTAATTGTTTCTTTACAAAATCCAATGATCTGATCTTTAATAATTTCAAAATTTTCCGATGTCATTTCTTTTAATGTATTTACTACTTTAGTAGCATTTACTTTACATCCGAATATAATACCCCTATCATATCCTTCTTTGACAAGTAGCTTCAGCTCCTTGTCATCAAGTAAAATTTTATCATTTATCCTTTTCATATGTTTATCCTATATTTATTTCTTTTATCTTCTCTTTATATATTATACGTTTTTTCTTACTTTGTCAAGTCTTTTTTTACAATTTATTATTTCTTTTATCTTAGTTTTAAAAAATCCACCCTTGTCAAACAAGGATGGATATTATTATTTTAACTTCCATTTTTCGCATCTGTCTGCAGAACACGTTTCATAAATACGTCCTGCTTCTTCCAGGAATACAGTACAACAACCGTATTCTTTCTCGCTTATAACATTACACTTTGTTCCTACTTTTCAACCACTAACAGCTCCGTGACCACCAATTGTCGCGACATATCTCTGGAACAATTTTAACGTTGAAAAGTATTTGCAGTTTTTACAACGCTCTTCATTATCATTCATCTTTTATTACCATCCAGTCATTTCTTGCGATACAGCCAAACGTGTACTCTGTATTTTTAGTATCTCGAATGTCAAGTTCTTTGCCATTTTCACAATGGATCATAATTGTTTTACGATCATCAGACCAATACCAATATCCGTTCCACTCTGGCAATTTAATTTTCTTTCCTTTTTTGAGGTGGTCGTATGCTTCATTAAACTCCATACTATCCCACGCTGGACAGCTTCCATTGTGAGATAACATATCTTCAATGGTATGTCGCATTTTCATACAGGCACAAGCTTCTGCGTTATGAATCTGCATAGCCATTATACTTCCTTCTTCCATAGCTTTTACAGAAAGTTCTGTCCGAAGATCTTCTTCTTTATTTACAAATTCTAATAATTTCTCAAGTTTTTCTTTTGCCGAAAGTGCCATAATCTTCCTCCTAACCGAGCAGCTTGTTTATGTACTCCATTTCCCGTTTATGCATCTTCGCATTCATTTCGTCTCTGAAGCATCTAATGCAAGTATCGTTATCTATTCCTGCCTGTATAAGTCTACCGCATTTCGCACACCGTTTGAGCAATCTTATATCTCCGCTGCATAGTTTTGACCTTTGAATTTGATCTGGTATTTTTTCAAATTTCGCCGTAGTGCCTTTATAGAAGAATGCCAAATCTTCTTCAAGAATCCTTCCAGTTTGAATAAATCGGAATATCATAGGGATATAATCGTTATCTACACACTTTAAATCGAATCTGCTTTCGTTATCGTAGACTTTCGCATATCCTACATCTTCTCCAAGATGTTTTAACTGAAATCTTTCTATTCTCATTTTTACGTTGGTTGATATATTATATTTATTTATGCATTCTTCCACGAATGGATAGTATATATAAGTCTTTTCTGTATCATCTACAACAATTTCATCATGCGAAAAGAATACAATATCTTTCTCAGGAATACCAACCAACAGAAAGGCAAGCAATTTACACATAAGATATTTCTGATAAGTAACCTGGCGTTTCGGATTACATTCTCCGAAAATTCTCTGTCTCATATATTTACTTTCAATCAGTTCTTTGCGTTCGGTAAATCTTCCAATATATTCCTCCCAAGTTTTTGCCCCATCAAACATTGTATTATCAAAATGATATAATGTGCTGAAATTAGCCTGCTTCATATCAATACTGATGAAGTGTTTTCCATCAAATGACGGTTTATAAATTGGCTTTGATGGTAACTGATATTTTTTAATTACACTGTTGAATCCGGACATATCTATTTCGTTAAATTGCTGGAATGTGGCGTTATTCTTAATGGCAGAAATCGCACTATCCTTTACTTTGTTATAATGCTCATAATAATCCTGTTCTGTTTTAAACTCTGCTATTGAATCAAGAAATTCTTTATATTTTTCTACTGCCCCATATTGTTTGTCTAACAATTCAAGTCTGCTCTGGAAGTAAGGTTCTTCATATAAGTTAATGGGGATTCCGTAAAGCTTACAGAATCGCCCTTTAAGTCCATTTGTTATTTCCATTGTTGGCTATCTCCTATTCTAATTCTTCTATGATTTTATCAAATTGTTCAATTGCTTCTGATGAGAAATCATTTTCATAAAAATCACGCCACTGCTGCAATTTCTCTTTTACGGAAAAATCTCTGCCCCAGGATTCTTCGGCAAGTTCTTTCATCCTTTCCTCAGTTGTACCTGATACAATTTGTGCAATTTCATATGGAACAAATACTGGCTTTCCACCAAGCTTTTTAACCTTATCATAGTCTGATTGATTTCCTACCGGAATTGCGGAATGATTGTTTTCATCGAAGTCAGAAATAATCATATCCTTAACTTTACGTCCTTTTTCGGTATAGGTTTGATATTGGATATTACATATATCATAGAATGATCCGTCATTGGCAATTTCCATAAGGTCTTTTATATTAAGATCACCATTGTCTATTGCTTCACATATCATTTTTGAAGTTGTACTTCGCATATCCCATGTACTGCAGCTTTTTCTATCACGTTCAACAGTAATGTATTGTGGCTTAAAATCATATCCAAAATATAAATTTTTCTCTTTTTCTACTGCAAGTCCATTTACAAATATTTCGCCGCGCATATCTTTTTCTGTAAAAATGCGCCCATAACTTGTTTCTATTGCTTTATGATTTTCTGCACCCGGCATACCTATCCACACATCATACAGAGAGTTATATTCATCCGAAGTTACATTTTCAATTTCTATAACAAGTCCATCATTACTTGTGTGGTTTGGAATTATTTTAAACATAAGAACCTTTTCATTGAATACTTCTGAATATTCAAATTTGGAAATCCATATTTCATCTTTACTATTATTATATACAGAAAATGTTTTTCCAAGGCGATTTAATACAAGTGCTGCGATTTTATAGCCCTCTCCAAATTGTCCAACAGTATCAGTATTATTGGATTTTGTGCTACAACCAAGTAACAAGGTATTTATTTCCAGAGTCGATTCAGAATTACTTAACTGAAGGATATTTTCCTGTTCGTCATAGGATATTCCAAACACATTCTTCGGATCAAGTGTCTGCTGGTCAGTTCCATTTTGGATTAATTCTCTTACAGCATCCTGGAAGTTCCAATCAGACACATAATTTGGCGTTATTGTTAATTCAATTTTTCTTACTTTGTCCAATTTCGTTTTCCTCTCTTATTCTCCTAGCTTAAATGTTGCTAATTTCTTTTCGGCTTCTTCAAGATTGGTAAAGTGTCATTTCTCCCATCTATTTTTCAACTCCATTTCTGCTGCCTTATAAGTAGTAAACACATCTTTTCCAAACCAACTGGTGTTAAAGGTTCTTCGTTTTGTTTTGAATACAATAAGCCCATTATCAGAAATTGCCATTTCTCTGATCGTTTGTTTTGAAATGTCTTTTCCAACGATAATAAAAACTGCGTCACCGATTTTACATGGTAATTTTATCAGTAACCCATGTTCTTCTAAGTTTTCATATTCAGCAAGTTTCTTACAAGCTTCGTATATCAAATCACAATTATCATCTAAACATTCTCCCATGCCGGAGCATGGCTTTTCAAAACATTTAGGATAATAAGCATTATCTGATTCAGACATTTTTGTTAATCTTTTCATCTGCTTACCCCTTTTTTACTTATGTTTTTATTTATTATACTTTACACAGCTTTTAACTTGTGCGCACATAGCAGAGCCACCAAAAATAGCGATAGCTCGACATCTTGATTCGTCACCATCTAAAAGATAATGATTTCTGCATCTTTCACAGTAGCCGTTCATAAATGGGTATTCTATTGTTTTTTTATTTTCGTTCATTTTGTTATTACCTTTCGTATAACTCAAATCTATATTTCTGTTTAATACAGGGATATTTATAATGATCCACTTCACTCATAAACATGTCATACGGTCTTACATATAATCCAAAATTTACATTGTCTTTTTCGCTTTTATATAGTGCCTGGTATACAACCACTTTTTCTTTGGTTTCTGTATGTTCTGCAATACCAATTATTTTGTAGAGATACTTGCTAGATGTTCTAAACATTTCGCCTTTCAGAAACTCTCTTTTAAAGTGCTTAACAATATCTCCGGGTTTAAATTCTCTTTTGTGTTCTGTCTGTTCTGTTTCCATCTTTGTTCTTCCTTTCTCTATATACAAAGTTCAATTGTCACTTGACATTTATTTTTCTCCTACAACTGCTTTTAAACACCAGTTCCATCCACATTTGAAGCTTGGCAAACGATCTCCCCAACGAAATGTTTCATTTATTTCTTTGTGTTCTGGCAGTGGTCTTAATGGACAATGTTCTGAAATTGTTTCGCAATCTTTTCCAGTTATATACTTTCCAATTACAGGACAATATACTGACACTTCTGATACACTATGATCTGTGGCAATAGGACACATCCAACATGATTTTGGTGTATCTAGTACTAATACTGATTTTTTCATTTAGCTTTACCACTCTCCACTATATCGTACGCCTTACTTATTGCTGCATTATATCCTTTTTCATAATTCGAAATAGGGTTGAGATCTATTTCTTCGTCTAATCGTTTCAGAACGCCATCAATATCAAATACTGTAGGTTGTTCGTCAATTACTTGTCCAAGTGTCTTTTTGCCACCTATATAATTATTTTCCAAAGCATGAATTAATTTGTCTGCATCAATTAGCCTCATTTTTTTATCCCTCCCTTTATTGTTTCTATCGCTCTATTGATTCCCATATAAAATCCGTCATAAAATTCAGGGAACTCCACTGCGTTTATATTGCTGTTCTTTTTCATTTCCTCTAATCGCTCTATTATTTTGTCAATGTCATAGACGACAGGTTGAAGTCTTACACATTTCATTGCTTTTGAATATCCATTATACATTGCATTGAATAAGTGTAGGCTTTCTTCTTTCATCTGCTTTTCAAGTTTGCTTTTGTCGATTAATTCCATTTTATCTCCTTTCAGCAAGACCAAATATCTTGTGGCGGCATGTCAAAGCCACTATTATCATTATTTTCCAAATACGCCTTTCGAATTGCGTTTGCCACTTCACGTGCAATATCGTATGAACGATAGCGTCCCATTATCTTAATCTTATTTGCATATTCAAATACAACACTCGCACGTTCATCTAATTCTTCACATACACTAATTCCTTGTACGTTCTCCAAGAAAGCTATATAATCTTTATCTTGGTTTCTGACGATCATCATTTTTACCACTTCCCCTCATACATATCTTTTTTATCATTGGAATATGCAAGATGCGCTGCGCATTCCTCTTCCCAATGTTCAATCAAATCACATGCCGAAGATTCTCCAAAGAGAAAATATGCTACATTGATTATTCCTTTAATCTCTACTAATTTTTCGTTTATTTCTTTTACAATATTCCAGCATACAATTTCGCCACTTGTATCTCCAAGAACAATTTCTGATATCTTTTCTGTTAAATCATTATCTGAATCACAACCAGCGCAAGAGGTAGGGATTAATCTTTTATCTACAATTACAACGAAAGGTATTTCATCATTTTCCACCATACATAAAATTTCTTTTTTAGTCAGTGGGCGTGTTATCAGTTCCATATGTACTCACCTCCAATTAATAAATCTGCCACCATAAGTCAAACAATTTCTTATATGCATTGCCATTTGAAATACCGCCTTTATAATGACGTACTTTTCTGTTGGACACTTTCTTATATGTATAGTACAATCCTTTATTTCTTCCAATGCTCTTATACGATTTTACGAAATATGGCTTATTCACGGTTTTGTATGGATAATCCGCATCTACATACCAAATAGCCGGAGTAATTGTCCCAAATGAATGAAGTCTTTTAAGTTTTCTCTTATATTTCCTATCTCTTCGTCTTTTAGCGGCTCTTCCATAACAATGCATATCATTACCTCCTATAAATAGCAATCTCCTGTCTTTTTAAAATCTTCCTCAAAAGTTTTAAAGCACCGATATAAAATAATAGCTGCATTTGCCTTTGAAATTTTATCCTGAAGAAATCCAGTGTAAACAATTGTTGCGCCGTATTTTTCCATTTCATCAAGTTTATTTGCTACTCTGTCAGCAAATGCTTTCATACTTTCATTTAATCCTCTATAAAGGACACACGTTTTAGTTTTACTCACTTTTAAGTTCTTCCTTATCTTTAATTTGTAACAATACCTTGTTTACTATTGCATCATATCCAGCAACTTCTCCTGGAACTTCCTGATATGTGATTTCTCTTTGAGTTAAGAGATCAATGATGGGCTTTTTCATATCGTCGGATTCTTTTTCTGTCTGCTGTCTGCCAATAGGATTGTATGGTTTTGTTCTAGTAATAAGAAAATTCACATTTTTATATACATTAAATACATCCATTACACTTGAATTAAAATTTTCAGTAAGCAACGGATCATGATTATAGAAAATGCTTAGTGGCAATGGGCTGTCAGTAATGATTACATCAACCTTATTTGCACATCGGCTTATCTTGAAACTTTGTTTCCCGAAAATATATGCCTGATTATTGAATACTTCTTCGTTATTCTCCCACACTTTATCTTTGGCAAATTCTGTAACTAACTCCGCATTAACTCCAAGCATTTTTAATCTTGAGAAAATATATGCTGCGCCAGTGCTTTTGCCAGCTCCAGGGACTCCAAATAAATTTACAATTAATGCGCTCATATGTACCTCCATTATTTATATAGTTCTCTTTGTTTCAAATCATATATGTAATAATAGCTTTGATTATCTCTGTGTCTGTGTCCGTGTCTAAACTTTGGAAATATTGTACAGATATCTTTTTCACACCTTTATCTCTCAACTCATTCATTTCTTTATTCACTGTTTCGCAAAACTCTTCTTCTGTTTGATATCTAACATAAGGTCTACCTCCCTTATGATCTGTGATATATTTTCTGCAGATTAATTTGGATTTATAATTCAATTTTCATTCCTCACTACTCTATATTTTGAAGTATCTTCTCCAAACTGAATACCAAGATTATTTAACTGTTCAATTGCAACATCTCTTTCAAATGCTACTTGATCGTATGCGAATCCCATTGAGATCAATGTTTTTATCAATTTTGAATACTCTTCGCTTTGGTTCTTCAAAAGATCATTCAGCTTTTCGTCAAACTTTTTGTTACTGAGAACTCCTGCTTCAATTCGCAACTCATTCAATCTGCTTTTTATAAGCTTCGGACACCAATCTGGGACTTTTGACCACTTTCTCAAATTCCAGTCATCTGATGCAATAAGTCGAGGTTTTCCGTTTTTTAGAACTTCTTTGCAGTACGCACCTACTTCATGATCCCATGAATCTGCAGTAAGTATTCTGTCAACAAAACAACTATTGCAGTCCAAACAATTATCAATGATTTTTACGCATGTATTCATAGTTCATTCCTCCTATTTTATTTGTTTCTTACTGGTTTTCTTTTTATTAACAACTATATAACCAAGTGCATATCCGTGAGTTCCGGCACACAATGTAGGGGAAAGCCCCCCCCATGTTCTATAAATTGTTCCAGCTTGCGAATTACCAGTTGAAAGGTTTCCAACTTTGAGTACCTTCTTATTCATGCTTTTTCTCCTGGCTGTTTCTTTTGATAAGATATAAGTAGCTGTAGCCGCCAGTGTTCCCAACTGGTTGAGCCAGAACACACATGGCGATTGCAGCAGCATCATATATTCGATTTCCTTGACGATATTGTTTACCAAAGTTAATTTCGCCAATTCCACCCATCAACTTTGGCTTAATATCATTCATGATTTCTCCTGATGACTATTTTAGGTTGTCTTTGCCCTCCCATCATCGTTGAAAGAGTAGGAGATAATCCATCTATTGAATAGATTCGCTTAATAATATCCAACCCTTTGATATCCAGATGACCTATTACTTTTATCATTGGTTGGTCTTTATGAGATTTCTGCATACAATCTATCCAACCCTTTCTCAAAAGCTCCGATTCCGGAGAAGAAACTACTTACTTTTAAATTCTCAAACAAGTACGGCATTGCTTGATATAGATTTTTATATATGTAATATAAGACTCCCACACAAATAGAATTGCCCGCTTGTTTATACAGTTGCGTGTCTGACATTCCTGCTGCCTTTGCTTTATCAAAATCACTGTCAGAAAAATCCATTAATCTCCAACATTCTCTTGGTGTTAAACGGCGAATGCCATAATCTTCAATATTTACATCATTTTCCACAATCACTCTTTTATCTCCTCCTGCATTGATCGTTCGGATAGTGCCACAAAGCCCCTTTGAACGTTCTCATTCCTTCATCGCATCTTCGTTCACAAATATATCTGTTCATCTTATTCCTTTCTGGTTGGTTTCTGTATAATCACCGCATTCATTCCTTATGCCTGATGGTATTTGAGTAAGATTTGTTCAGCTTTCCGCTGTTAATCATTTCTTGTAATGCCTTTCTTTCTTTGGTTGAATCAACGTAGTATTTATCTGGTACGTTTTCTTCATCTCCAAGAATGTCATACATTGTTATGTCACTCTCAAATCCATCCGGAAGATTAAATTTTCCATTATCCAGTTCTTTTCTGATGATTACCAGATATAATCGTTCTCTGTTCTGTGGAATACCAAAATCTTTAGCATTCAACACTTTCCAGTAAGTGTTATATCCATATTCGTGAAGTTCTTCGATAAACATATCGAAAGCGTTTTTGAAGGATTTTCCTACAATATTTTTTACATTCTCATATACTCCCCAAGCTGGCTTGTTTGCCCGAACAACACGTAGCCACTCAACCAACAAGGAAGAACGTGTCTTATCAATATTCTTACTACCACAGTTGGGGCATTTATCTCTGACTGACCAATGAACTGTCAAAGGATTATATGTAAATGGTTTTCCATGCTCATCAGTACAATCCTGGCAAGTCCAGCCGATTCCTGCTTGCTTACCAGCAATACTGAAATCTTGGCAAGGCGAACCCCCACAAATCATATTAAATGGAAGCATGTTGTTTTCGTCTACTTTTGTAATATCTCCAATATTGAGTTCCGGATTTACTCCATGAATGGCACAATACGATTTGGAAGCAAATTTATCTACCTCACAAAAATTGACCAGTTCCCAACTTTGAATTAATTTTTCATTGTAAAACTATTGTAGAAAAGTGCTGATTTAGTGACATTTATACTATATTTTGTATGCTATATGTATATGATGATGCTAAATATAGTGTTTATTGCCACTAAAAATCAGGTAAAAGAGGTATAAAAATTGGAAAATAACGATAAAAAATTAATTTAATCTATTTTTGCCACATTTCATTAATAACCATTGCGGCAGATATTCCAAGTAAAGCCCAAAACTTCGGAGTATTAGGCTTTGCGTCTGCTACTATTGTAAGTGCCGCAAATAACACACCATATATCAGACTTCCAATAATTGTTGTTTTCATTTATTTATTCCATCTTTCTACAGCATTTCCGGATGTTCGTTGAACATCTGTAAGAATTTCTTTTCATCATTTTTATTAGAACACCAAAGTTCTAACTCATCTCCGTGTTCTCCCACAAGTGCCGCAACTGCTACATATTGTGTTAAAGTAGATTTGAGATTATACTTATCGCCATATACAGAAGTCAGTGTTACTTCACCTTCGCACTCATTTACTACTTTTAAAAATGTTTCAACGTCTTTTACGTTTTTGATTTTCATTTACTTTTCCTTTCTTCTAATTGCTATGTGACATTATTCCTGCAATTAAGCCAAATACACCAAATGCGAAATAGTAATGATCTGTTGTCAATTTTACATTTGTGAAAAATGGCTGTAATACATTGATGCAGATATTATCTACATTGAATATTGCCAGAATCCATGCAACGATCAAACCATATATGATTCCATCTAACATTTCAAATCTTCCCTATCTTTCAATACAAGCTGACAAGCAATTCCGCAATCTTCCATGACTTCTAAATCCATGCGTCCACGTTTAGGATCAAGTTCATCTAAGAACACTCCCTTAATACAGCTATGCCCTATTTCCCTTTCCTGTCTTGCTCTACGTTCAAACACTTCTGGAAAATCTACTCTAATCTTATTCCAATATCCCATGCCGCCTTTTACACATCCAACGCAGTTATTATTGGGATATCCAAGATCATACATAACTGGGCGTTTTAATCCCAATTCTTTTGCAAGTGCATGACAATCTTCTTTTGTGAATCCGTTTTCAATCAACGGAAATTCATGGTCATAGTCTGTCATAGTATTTACCAATCTGTCAGCTCTACGCTTTTCATTTAAGTCATATCCCCATACATAAGTATGGTGGTCAAAGTTTTGTGCTTCCCATTTCTTTCTTACTTCTTTCTTTAAAAACTTTGTACAAGGCGCGCCATACGGAGTATTGATGCAACGTGTTTTTTCAATAACATCATCTACTGACGCATATCTTTCAGACTGTAATATGGTTATTTTTCTTCCTAATAATTTCTCGCAATCATGCAGAAAGCGTAAACTATCTGGATGCTGATTCGGAACGTGAGTATAAATAATCTCATCAATATCCTTTGATAAATAACATGCTACAAAACTTGAAATTCCTGTACTAAACCAACAAACTTTCACACCAGCCACTAACCGAATCCGGTGAATGGCAATTTTGTGGATTGCTATGTTTCGTACAAGCCTTACGTTTAGGTTTTACCTTACTTGTACTTTAGTTCAAACAAATTATGAACTGTTAGCCACGATCAGAAATTTTCCGGGCGTATATCTCTTTTCTCCAACACCCAACCTAGTTTCACTAGGATAAGGTGTTACTCCCTTCTTTTTTATTGTTATTTATTTTATTCATCTTTTATTAAACCTTTCATCCCCACTGATCCGCCATTGCTTTGGCGATTCCTGGGAATGTTTTACTTCTTGCTTTTGCTCTCCCGGCTTGACCACCAGTGTTCAGAGACAGTAGATAAAAGTTGTTTTTTATCCTACTTCATGCTCTTTTAACCATTTCTTAAATGCTTCTATATCCGGCTTCCAGAAATAACAATCTTCTGGTTTGCCGAAATCAACGCATATAATTTTTCCCTCAATGATGCCATCTTCGTGATGTGAGCAGTTTTCACAACATTTTTTAAATCTGCATCTTGATTCAGTTGTCGGATAACGTTCTAAGAGATAGTCCAATTTATTCAAATCCCTGTTTATCTCTTCAACTCTCCGCTTTATGATGTTTTGCTGCTGATCCAAAGTTCTTTTATGTAACTGCAAAACTTCATATTCTCTTGCTTCTTTTTCATCAAGAAATATTGAATTACCAAGTTCTGCCAGCTTATGAGAAACATTTGTTTTAAATCCCCATACTCTTACATTTCCGAAAAATTCAACATTTCTAATTTTACAAGCTGTAACTCCTTGTCGTGGGAAAATATGAAATGCATCCATTCCAACAATTTCTTCGAGTGAATTTATATTATGTTTCTGTAAATATTCACATACTTTTTCATATCCACTACCAAGCTGGATCATCTTTTCCTCCTTATAGATTGAGTTCTTCCAGTAATGGCAGAATCTTATCTTCCATTTCTGGGAACAATTTATATAATGTTTGCCGGGCTGTCATAGGCTTATCTGGTTTCGTGAACCTACAGCACTCCCAGTCAATAATCATCTGAATATAATCCGCTTTTGTTCGCGCTCTTATAGGATGATGTCTGGAATATTTTCTGTGAAATTTAGAGACTTTTTTCTCCCAGCTTTTCGGAGTCACCAAATACATAAAAACTTTATCAAGGTCATGCAAAAATCCTCGAACAGTATTATAACCAAGCAATTCCTTTTCCACTCTGAGAAATGCTCTCTTATGTTTCATCGTATATACAATGTGACTTCTATTCATTCTAAGCTTCTTCTCTTTTCATTCCAATAACTACTAATGCATTTTCAATCACTGCTTTAAATTCATCAAGATCAAGCATTGTTCTTCTCAAATTTTCTTTCAAATCCAGGCTAGAATCCAACCAAGCAACAAGATATTCTGATAATCCAGTGGCAGAATAACCTTCCACTTCAAGATCATTGTCAATTGTAATGGCTACTTTATTATTGTTTACTGGATGAAGTAATCCGTCATAACCGACAATAATTTTATCTCCGGCTTTTATCTGCAGAGTATTTTCTTTGTTTACATACTCTCTGTCGTGATTCGCCATCAGAATGCTTCCTCTTGATACTTTTAAAGCATCTGTAGTTTCATCAACATTTTCCATCTTTTACCTCTTTTTCGTCATTAAATTCTTCCTCTTGCGAGTCCATAGAAAGAACTTTTTGTGCATCTCTATGTTTCCAATTCACTGTAGAACCATAAAATCCACGATTGTTTGTACGTCGTCTGTCTTTTGAATGATAAATAGGAATTTTCCCTTTTATATACTGCCCGTCACATTTAACACGTAATCGCTCGCCATTCTTTGCGTCATTCACTCCAATGTCCGTTGCGGTACGTTTTTTCTTTCGTGCTTTAGAAAAATTTTTCTTTCTTCGCCATCCAATAGTTCTCTCCATAAGCTTTCTCCTATCTGATTTGTTATACTTCGCACATTCTTTGCACTGCCAAATCATAATATTTTTGTTTCAATTCAACACCAACATATCTTCTGCCATTCTCTGCTGCTACAAGACAACTGCTTCCGCTTCCCATACATGGATCAAATACAATATCATCAACATTGCTATTATCAAGAATCAGTTCTTTAAGTAAGTTATGATTCTTCTCTGTCGGATGAATTTTGTTTCTTCCGCATGGATATTTAAAAACAGTATTTTTGCAATGTGCGTTAAATGTGCCACCACGCTTTTTAAACCACACTGCATTCTCTATCCCAGACAGATAAATGTTCTGACCGTTCATTGGTGATGGATTTGTTTTCTCCCATACAATCTGTCTAACAGTTCCTTTCCCAGATTTTTGTTTGCCGGAAAAATACGAATGAATTTCAGATATTTGTTCTTTTCCACAAAATACAATAATTGTACTTTTAGTCACACGATATACTTCATTTAAAAAATCTTGCAAATTAAATGTCATAATATCAGCATCTTCTTTGTTTAAACTTCTTAATCCATTACTAGACCTGTTTACTTCTCCATATGGAATGTCAGTCAATGTTAAATCAAATTGCCCCCCCATCTATGATGGAAAAGTAGTTCATACAATCCATATTATATAATTTGTTGTATTCCATTTTTCTTCCTTTGGTTGTATATTTATTTCTTTTTACTTGATATAATCAATTAACATCTCATCTTTAGCTTTTTGATAAAATGTTCGGTCAATTTCAAATCCGTATGAACTTCTTCCTAACTCACAAGCAGCTCTCAATGTGCTTCCGCTTCCACAACAAGGATCAATCACAACATCGCCAGGATCGGTAAATGTTTCAATCAGCCTCTTCAATAGTGCAACTGGTTTCTGTGCAGGGTGAATCTTTGGTATTTCTTTTGTATCTTTTTCCCATGTGAACCAGTTAAATATCATATGTCCAGTTCCTCTGATTGTTTTTCCGTTCTCATCATATTGCGCGCCATTACGGAATTTAGGAAGTCTGTCTCTATATAAAAGTAATGCATATTCTGTAGCCCCTACAACTCTCATATTTGCTTTCAACACCTGTGGGCTATAATTCTTAACAAACACAAGTGGTATGTAATGAACAAATCCGTGTTTCGCTGCTGCATTAATAAGTGTCTGAATTTGTTCAAATGAACAAAACACGATCATACAAGGTGAATCACTACTTCTCCCACGAATAGATTTCTTTTTATCCTCTTTCTTTAACATTTTTGAACAGAAATGAAAATATTCGTAGAGATTAAAGTTAAAATCTGAATTAAACGCCGACTTTCCAGCCAACTTGCTTTCCCCGTTTTTGTTATCTCCACCTTTATACCACATAGGATTTGAACCATAAAAATTATTTCCCACATTATACGGCACATCTGCTATAATAAGTTGTGCGGGACGAATACCATACTTTTTATAATTCTGCATTGAGTCACGAAAAATTTCACATTTTATTCTCGGCTCAATTGTCCCCCCCCATGTAAGATTGATTAGTCTCAAGATTATTCAACTCTTTTTCTCCTTTGGTTGTATATTTATTTAGTTTATCTTATATATAAGAAATACTGACTGGGTTTTCCCATTCAGCTTTCTTATATAATATCATATTAAGTTATATGTGTCAATATTTATTTCGTTTATCTTATGTACAATAAATCTTATTCAACTTTTCTATAATTGCCATTTCTTCCTGCCGCTTTTCTTCTTCAAATTCTTCTTTAAAGGAATCACGCCACTTTTTCATCTCACCTGTATTTTCTGGATCAATCCATTGTGAGATAATCCTTGCAATGTCATCACCACATTTTTCCCGTACAATATCAATGATGTGATGTTTATTTCCTACGGTATCAATTTGTCCATCTGGTAATTGTACTAAATCCATTTCTTCTTCCTTCTCACAGTTCTTCTTTAAATAATAACGTGTCGCGTCTTGTGGATTTTCAATATCATTGTAATTTTCTATAATATATTTTCCCTTAATACCTCTCTTTGTTGCTGGGGCAATTTTACTGCAAAATAAATTATAGTCTATCCCTTTTTGAATATATGACTCTGTTAATGCCATTGATCTGCTAGTACAATTAACATTAAAGAATCTAATTGACGTTCCGTCCGTCAATATAATTTTTAATTGATTTCTATAAATGCGGAATAAACAATATCCTGGATAACTGTCCAAAATCTTTTCAAATAATACTTCCGCCCATTTTCTATCGTAATACCAAATACCGATATTTCTTGCGAAATTATTCATCCTTTATACTTTCCTCCAATTGCCATATAAGTCATTTGGCTATAACTCTTATGTACAATTTATTTTACAAACTCTGCTGTTCCATCTTTATAACTCTTTAGTTTCCAACCTTTGCTATTAAACCACTTTTGTTTATACCCATACCTTTTTATCCATTTTTTATTTATTCTCTTTTTCTTATGCTTTTTCGCTTGTACAGTTTTTAAATATTGGATAGTGTATGAATCTGGTTTTCCTGAAATATCCACACCAAAGATTTTTAATAATTTATCTATATTAATGCCTTTATCTGGTTCTAATGTGAATGAACCCTCAACCATATCGAACCTTTTTACACATTTTTCTTCCATTTGCATAAATTGTTTCCTTGTCACTTTTCAAAATATATTACTCAACATCTACCCCACCCCATATAAAAGGAATAGCATATTTATGGGGAAAATTGAAATAAACAATAAAAACAGAATTTTATTTAGTTTTAATATCTATATATTGTGTTTGTAATCTTTTTAAGTACCATATATTGTGTGCTAATCTTTCCAAATAAAAGATCCTTGCACAACAGCTAATAATGCAAATATGAAATACAACAGTAAACATTTCCCACATATTTCCAAAAATGCAATAATCGTAAATCCTTTTGTCATAATCAACGTGCAAATTAAATATGCCGGGCATATAGTCATACAGCACGACATAGCAGCCAACAAAAGAATAAAAACGATAATCTGTATGTACCTAACATACTTTTTTATATATTTCATTTATCTCAGCTCCACAAGATATTTTATAGTACATTGTTCTTCTTTATAAACAATAATCTCATCATTCCTTAACATCTTCCCAGCATGGGCGTGTAAGCAATTTGCTCCGGGACATTCTTTTTGTAATCGTTCATAATTAAAGTTATAATATTTACTATCAAATGAATGTACATCATATGGTTTTCCATATGCCACATCCATAAGTGCCATAAATCCGAAGTTTTCATGCTGTCCACTCCAATATCCATCAAGGCTTGTATAGCCTTTTGACTTCTGAGCTTTTGGGGCATAGTACAGACCATATCCAAACATTTTTCCTGTTATTACGGCATTTGTTGGTCGAAGAACCAAACCAGTATTAATAATTGACCACCAATTCTCGTTCCTGCTGCCATGCCATAAAAGCTTTCGTGTCTTGATATTTTCTTTTTCTACAAAGTCATCAAATCTCTTTTGTGTACGAATATTACGAACTCTCCAAGCTTTATGGAATCTGTTGCTGATTTCGCCCAACTTACCTTTAATCATTTCCACTTCTGAAGCATCAACTTCTTCAAAAATCAGCCCCATTGCTTCAATGATTGTTTCTTCATTATTTTCTTCTACTTTTTCTGGCTCGTTCTGAACAGTGTGTGTAACAACCTGACCTCTCATAACGTCAAGAAGATCCTGTTCATCTTTCAGAATTTTTGCGAAGTCATCTTTTCCTTTTGAAAGGTAATCATTCACGTTTCCCATTTTTCGTGGGATTACAGTAAATAATGTAAGGAGCATATTATTGAAATCTTCTACAGTTTCTTTGTTCATAAGATCATCAATGACATTCTGTGCCTCGTCCACCATAGCTTGTGTTACTTGCTGCGAAGATACTTTGTAATTTGCCTGGATTTTCTGACGTGCCATATCTTGTAGCCTTTGAACAATTTCGGCAATTACTTTGTTTTCAATTTTTTTATAGCCATCATTAGATTTTACTGGTTCTTTCTGAATAAGATCCTGAACTAAGTGTGTCTGATCGACATAGCCTTTTTTGATTTTTTCTTTATACTTTTTATCCCACTGCGACATTGAGTAGGAAGCGTGCTGGCAAGTTGCACCAACACGTCCATATTCAACTTCAAAGATATCGCCATGTGGAATCATCTTATAATATTTGTTATTATTGTTTCTCGTTACCATAAGAAGGTAAACTGGCGATTTTTCTGACATTCTTACCTCCTACTGTATGCAAACAAGAATCTGTACATCAGAATCCGCGAAAACAAATTCAAACATACTCCGTACATCGTCCCACTCTAAACCATTTCTGCCACAACAAATTTTCGGTATAGCCAATTTTTTAATCATCTTTGCGTCCATCTGATCTCTCATATTTACAATAGCATCCAGAAGTCTGTCAGAGTCCGGCTTGTTATAACTGTTTTCTTTTACAATCAAATTAAAAACATTATCAACAAGAATGGCTTCACCAAGTTCAATGTCAACATTATCTGTATAGTCATCTACATAGGACGCTTCAATTTTCTCTTTCATTCCATACATTCTCTCAAAGAGAGCCGGAAGTCCTGTGGAAAAATTGAGATCTTTTGAAATCCCCTGTGCCAGATAATAGCTCTGTGGTGCGCTCATAATATTCAAATCAATTTCAATCATCTTCATATTCACAATCTCCTTTATTTCGTATATCTTTTACGGTAATCATCCTCATACGCCTTATTGCAAGATATTTCGCCCGAAACTACTCTCTTATCTTTGTTATATTTGCAAGTATCACAGTCACGGGCTGTACAATATTTATCAAATAATTCAGCTATATGTTCATTCATATTTTTAATTTCCTTTATTTTATTCAACTTAACAGTTTTAAAAATTCTTCCTCTGTAATAATAGGTACACCATTTTTCTTTGCATCTTTATTTTTACTGGAAGAACTTTCTACGTCATTGTTTATAAGATATGCTGTTTTCTTTGAAACACTTCCTGCCACTTTGCCGCCCAGAGATTCAATTTTCTTCTGAATTTCTTTTCTACTTGCGAAAATGTGAACATTTCCAGTAATGGCAAAAATCATATCTTTAAAAATTTGTGGCTCGTCTGATACTTGCTGAACCTGAAATTTCATAAGAGATACAAGTTCTTTATATATGTCATTGGCAAAGAACACTTCTTTGAAATACTTGTGAATACTCTTGTTAATCTCAACACCAAACGTGTCAAGCTGTGTAAAATCAAATCCGGAAATAACTGCTGCCTCAAACTTGTTCCAATCGCCGTTAAACTCTCTGCTGATTATTTTTGCCTTGCTGAGTGCCACATTCGGAATGCCTAATGCTGCAATAAAATTTTCCAGTTTTACATTCTTACTCTTTTCAATAGAAGAAAGAAGTTTATCAAATGATTTTTCTCCCATTCCTTCAAATTCCACAATTTCAGTCCTATGCAGATCCAGATTATAAATATCCAGAGGGTTACTAATAATCCCGGCATCAACCAACTTCTCAATCTTTTTATCTGAAAGTCCATCAATATTCATACCATCTTTTGAGGCAAAATATGATAATCCTCTAATACTTTGAGCTGGACAATTTGGATTTTTGCAATAAATATTTATTGTCTCTCCGTCCCCTGCAAAAGTAGTTACTCCGCCACATACCGGACAAGTTCTCGGAATTTCAAATTCGTAAGATGTGCCGCCTGTACACTTGATAATCTGAGGGATAATTTCGTTTGATTTAACCACTGTAACTGTTGCATACGGTCTGATTTTTAATTTCTGCATAGTGTTAATATTATGCAATGATGCTTTTGAGACTGTAGTGTTATCCAATATGACTGGCTTAAAGACTGCCACTGGCGTTATCTTTCCGGTTCTACCAACTTGCCACTCGATATTGGTTATCGTGGTTTCTTCCTCTTCTTCTTTGAATTTCAATGCTAATCCATTGCGATAATGATGCCCTGTCTTTCCAAGACTTTTTCCATAAGCAATGTCATCGTACATAATAACGACTCCATCAATCGGAGTTTTTGTTTCTTCTGCAATATCAACCAGCTCATTCACAAAATTGTTAAATACCACAAAATCATGTTGTGCCACATCGTATTCAAAGAAGGTGCAAATATCAAATCCAAGATTGTTTACTGCATACAATCTGCCAGAAAGTGAATTAATTTCATCAAATCCCTCCAACACATTAAATGCATAAAAGCACACTTTTCTCTTTGAGCATATTTCAGAATTTAACTGCTGTACTGATCCACCAGCAAGATTTCGTGGTGTTTTGTATCTATCTTCTTCCGGCAATTTTTCATTTATCTTTTCAAAATCATCTCTGTGAATAATTCCTTCACCAGTAACCTTCAGATGACCTTTATACGGGATTTTCTGTGGAATATTCATAAAGGTTCTGGCATTATCTGTAATAAGGCTTCCCTCTTCGCCATTTCCTCTTGTACTAGCAGAAACAAGTTCCCCATTTTCATAAATCAGGCAAATAGTAAGACCGTCCAATTTATGCATTAAAAGAGCTTTTCTACCTTTTGCAAAATTCGCTGCAACCGTTCTATCTTTCGTCTTGTCAAGACTCAACAACGGATAACTATGCTTAAATTTAGGCAACTCTGAATTGACAACATATCCAACTGTGTAATTTGGACTGTTGGCACAGTGAAATTCTGCTTTATCTTCAAGATCTTTTAATTCATCCATCATAGAATCATATGTAAAATCATCTACCGACGGTCGAGATTCGTTATAATACTCATCACGATATTTATTCAGAATTTTAGTAAGCTGTTTAATTCTTGTAATCTGGTCATTAGTAGCCATTACTGTTTTATCCTTTCATTTATTTCGTATAACAATAGGGGGAATTAAATCCCCCTATCTGTTTATTTAATCAGATTTCGGAGATAATACTGCATAACGCCATAAATAAAAATTGGACTGTATGCGTTATCTGGCATAAATACAATTTCAAGATTGTACTTATGATTGAAGCTGTGAATGCTTCCAAGATAACTTTTCTTATTGTACTGTGTGTTATATCTACCGTTTACAATATCTTCATAATTGGCATTTTCTATAAGCAGATATTTTTTGTGAGCTTTAGCAACTGCCAGTTCTTCTTCAAAATCTGCACGTTTCGTAGAAAGATTTCCAGACAATTCTTCTAAGCTTGCCTTTCTCTCTACAAAAATATCGTCGTGGAAATAAGTATCACGGAATATCCCTAATTTCTCGTTTTGTGGTACGAAAAAACTATAATCTCCGTTCTTTAATGCTTTTTTCTTGTATGGTATGTCATGTTTATCAAAGTAACCTGTAATATGATCGTTTACCTTTTCCCTTGTATCTACCAATATAACAATAGAATCCAGCAATTCTTTTTCCTCGGAATCTGTATATTTATATTTTCCAAATAACATTATTTTCTTCCTATAACTTCATATTTGGTAAGCCACCAGTCAAACTCGTTTTCTACTGGAACAAATTTTCCTTCTGATGACATTTTCACCCTTGCTTTTTTCTTCTGGTCGTTTACTCTAACTACATCTCCTACTTGAAGTGGATTCTTATTAAAATCCTTTTTCGCAATTTTTACCGTTATGGTATTTCCATTGGCAAGTGCATAAACCTTCAGTTTTGGTGTATATTTTGTTTCAACGTCCATTACAACAACATATCCTTTGTAATCTTGACTTACAATGTCAACATATCCCAAATCGTTGATCTGATATCCTACCTTATCTACGAAAGTTGTCTTTTCATATGGCATTACTGCAACAAAATCGTGCAATAATCCATTCATATCAACTTTTGTAAATGTCTTTTCACTTTCTTTTTCAGCGTTTTTTCTTACCAATTCAAGTGGAATACCAAGCTTTTCAGCTTTTTCTTTTTTCATCTGCTTTTTGCCATAAAGTTCGTTGAAAAAATCATACTGTTTCAATAAACATTTAGCTTCGCCAAACTCTCCAAAAAATCCAAGTTCTATCAAAATCTTCATTTGCTTTGAATTTACCGGAAGCTTTTTTTCTTCTATAACTGCCAACAGATGAATGAAATCTTTAAACTGCATATCTTTAATTGACTGAAACGCATCCGCAACTTTGCTATTCAAATATTTAATAGAGGCAATTCCTTTATAAATTACATTTTTTTCTTTATCAAAAGTATAGTTACTTGTAGAATGTCGAAATTTAATTCCTTCAACTTTTATTCCTTTTTTTCTGGTATAGTTTGTAATATTTAAAGTTTTTTCTTCTTTTCCCTCGAAAATATTTAACGCAGCAGTTAAAAATTCCAATGGATAATAGTGTCTTAAATATCCACATATATATCCAATACAAGAATACGCGTCTGAATGATTCCAGGAAAATGCGTATCTTGTTGCATCCAAAATACCCTGTTTAATAGGTGGGAATATTTCTTCTAATACTTCTACTGATGCCCCATATGTTTCATTGGAATAGCTTATAAACCTATCGTGAATTTCATCAATGAATTTCTCAGTACCATATTTCTTTGCAATTCCACGTCGGACTGTATCTGATTCTGCATCAGAATATCCACAAAATTTTACTAAGAATCTCATAATATCTTCCTGCATGGTTATTCGCCCGGAAGTAACCGAAAGGAATTTATCCAATTCATTAAATCCCGTAATCATAATGTTTCCGTCTGCAACATCATCACGGAAACTTGCACAGCCAGGACGTAAAAGACCATTTCCAAACGAAAACCACTTGATATATGAGAAATCTTTGTTATGTGCTTTGGCAATAGCAATTGTTTCGTCTGACATAAATCTTTTCAAATAAGATTGTGCGGATGTACTCTCCCACTGGAATATAAGTGTTGTGTCGCCTCGTATGTCTTTCCAAACTTCTTCATCATCCAGATCAACATTGTCAGGAGTCATTCTCTCAATTCCTGCAAGTTTGCATGTTTCGTTAATAACACCAATGTTGTCCAAACCAAGGATATCTAGTTTAACGTACATCAGTGCATCAAGTTCTTTCATATTAAGCATTGACACTGGATAATCAGAAGTTGCAAGGCTACACATTCCAACTTCTTCTTCAATATCCAAATCGCTTACTAATACACCAGATGGATGAGATCCAATAGAAACTATTGTTCCGTTTACAATATCAACATATTTGAATAATTCTGGATATCTCTTTCTGAAAGCATCATCAATAACCCATTTGTTGTTTTCGTCAAGATATACAGCTTCAGAGATTGCAGATGTTTCAACAATAGACATTCTCAAAGCTCGTCCTACATCTTTTATCGCGCCTTTTAATGCAATAGTATTAAATGTAATAATCTCACTTGCTCTTATATTCGGAAGATCCATATGATCCCTAAGAATGAATTGTTTAATAATGTCTCTGTCTTTTGAGGAATAATCTGTATCTATATCGGCATTTGTTACTCGACTTGGATTCATAAATCGGAAGAAGTTTAACCCAAATTTCTTGCTATCCATCTGAGTAATACCAAGAATATACGCTACTTCACTTCCTGAAACAGATCCTCTTCCATATCCACAAAAGATACCATGCTTTCTTTCCCATTCTCTAAGATATGTTTGTAAAAGCATAAAATCTATTGACTTTGTTGTATCATATACGCTTACTTCTTCTCTTATGGTGGGATTTATTTCTTCTGGCTTATACCTTTTTCTTACATACGGATGATGTTTATACGCTTCATTTATTTTGTTTTTGTATGTTTCTAAAGGGTGGTCATAGATTTTTGGATATTTGGTATTCTTATCAAGTGTAAACTCTTCAATTCTATCTGCCATGCGACAAGTCTCAGCAATCGCTTCTCGCCAAACCTCTTCTGGCAAAGAATTTTGTATTTCATAGGCTTTACACAATTCAAGATAAGATTTGAATGTCAAATCCCATGCATCTTCCTCTGCAAAATGTACACCCTTGCTCAACTGAAGAATTTTACGTCCTGCCATATGTGACTCATTAAGTGCATGTGTATCAGTTCCGGCAATTAACGGAATCTCATATTTTTTGCTAAGTTCATATAGCTTCCTGTTGTATTGTATCTGATCTTCTACGTTATGATGCTGAATTTCAAGATAACATCTATCCTTATTTTCTATGAAAAATTTTAGAAATCTATTTTTTACTTCGTCAGTTCCTTTATTTAGCGCACCTCCAAGACAAGCAGAGGTAATAATAATGTTGTCGGAAGTATTGAATAGATCGTCCATGTAAATTCGTGGTGCATAGTAAAAATGACTATCATTTCTGCAAAAAGATTGTGATGTTAATTTATTTATTTCACGAACACCATCGAGATTTTTAGCAATTAAAACACAGTGATAATTGTCTCTTGTTTTAATAACTTTTTCTTCTTTAACGGTTATTGTTTCAGGATCAATTGGAACTTCTTTTCCGTCAACGCTTTCTGCAATATATGCCCCATCTTCACGCTCCCAGTATTTTTCAAAAGTAATTTTTACTTCTTTTTTTGTTTTAACAGATGAGAGCAAATCGACTGCAGTATATGTTGTTTTTGTCTTTCTATTGGTTGTATTATTATCTTCTGTGATATATGCTTCTATTGCATGTATATATTTCATTCCGGCAGCTTCAATAGCTTCTTTTTTGTGATACCATTCAAATACTGATCCATGTTCACTAAATGCCATTGCTTTCATGCCAAATTCTTTTGCTTTTTCAATATACTCTTTGAACTTGGTAACGCTATCTACATTTGTGACACCATTTGAAAGGTCACTATGAAGATGATATACAACATAATTCAAATCAATTTGTGACAAATCAGCACCTCCTAATAGTTCTTATATTCACAATAGGAGTTTCTATATCTGCATAGATTGTGACAGTAGTAAAAATCTACGTTTGGATTAAAATTCTCTTCTTCGTTTATTTCTGCTATCGTACTTAAAGCCCAGTTCTGTGCTTCGTCATAATCTTCCTTATCAAAGTCAAGAAACAACCATTTCCTATTCTTAAAGTAATTCCATCCAACCTTTTCCGGGTAAACTCCGTATTCGTTGTATACTTGAATTGCATATAAATATAGCTGCCGCTTATATGATTTGAATTTCTTTTCTTCTGACTTTAAAACCTGTCCTCTTTTGCCTAGCGGATATTCTGAAGATTTATGATCTAGTATTATAATTCCGCCTGTCTTTTTATCCCTAAGAAGTAAATCTATGTAACCGACAAATGGTTTACCACCAACCGTAAAATTACATTTCTTTTCAATTCCCAGGATTTCATATTTCTCAAGGTCAAGATCAATGTTTTCAAAATACTCAACTGCTTTATCTCGATAACTCTGCCGGATATCTGCAGTCTTATGATATACCATTGATGGAACTTCTTCATCATAATGAGCGTCAAAATAATCAGCCAGCTCAAAAAGACTAAGTTCACCTTTGGCATATTTCTCTAATATGGTGTGGCAAAACTTTCCAAATTCTGCATAAAAATTATTTTGTCCTACTGCTGACTCAATATATTGTAAATACCATTCATACTTACATTGACAAAATGAATTTATGCGGCTAAAAGACCACTCCATAGAATCTATCAGAAATGAATACTCTGACATTTTTCACCTCTTAAATTTTAATTCTCTGTTTATAAAGTTCTTCCCAGATTTCTTTTCCTTTGTCTACCGGACTATTTTTTTCAGTTTTACCACCTAATAATCCATTGCTGTCATATACAACATATACATTTGTAAAGTGGCAGAGAAGTTGTATTGTATCTTTCTTTTTAATTTCTTCAAGCGAAACATCACTATCGAATGCAATAACAACATCACAATGAAGCTGCACTAACTCTCTGACCTGAAAAATATTAATCTGGCTTGTCTCAGAAGATATTGAATTATAGATACCGAAACTATCCAATTTCATAACTGACTTCAGTGATTCAAATATAATTACTTCTTTACTTCTATCAAGAATCTTTTTTTTGAAACAAAATGCTTGGAAGTAATCTAAATCGCCAACAGGATAATAATTCATATATTTCGGTATATTATATTCTTTATAATTATCAAAAAGCGTTCTGCCCTTCACATTGATTAAATTCCCGGAATTATCAAAAACTGGATATACAATTCTGTTTGATTCTTTATCATACATTACCATGTAATAATCCATTATTGATTGTGGTATTCCTTCTTCGATCCATTTTGTTATTTTTCGTCGCTCAAAATCAGACAGAACACTTTTATCAAGTATCTTATGTGGTTCTGGGATTTGTTTATTTCTTCTTTTTCTGGTTGATTTTCTCAGATAGCGCACAGTAGGAGAGATTTTTGTTTTTATAGTGCTTATCCCAGCTTCACTGCCAAGATAATTAATAGCCTGTTCATAGGTCATATTTAAGTAATCTTGGCAAAAATCAATAATATCTCCACCCTTTTTGCAACCAAAGCAATAGTAGACACCTTTATGCGGTGTTACTGAAAATGATCCCGTTCTTTCATCATGAAACGGGCAATTTCCAAAATATTCTCTACCTTTCTTTTTAAGTTCAACGTATTCTCCGATGAAATCAACTATATCTATACTTTCTTTGATTTCCTCAATAAGTTCTTCGCTGTACTCTTCCATTTAGTCCACCTTTAAAATGGTTTCTCTTGCTCCGTATGCTGTTTCGCCTCTTCAATCCGCATGACTGATCCAGAAAATTTGAAATCAATATATTCGTCCTCAAACATTCCCTCTCCCAATCTGTTTAGTTTTACATTAAGTGCATAATTTCCACATTCTTTTCCATCGTTTGCAATTTCATCAGAAGTCTTTTTTCTCCACTTTGCACTTACACTCGCATATCTCTCCAACTTGTCTGAATCTGCAACTTCATCATTTCTATTAAGCTGCGCTCCAGCCAACACAGGAAGATCAAGTTCACCAGCAATTCTATTTTTCATAAAATCACATTTTGCTCCCAGATCATTGTATTGTGCTGAAGAATCTGATTCGGAACTTTTAAAATAATCATAAATCACAAATTGGAGATTCATACTATACTTTAAAGATTTGCAGATTAGATAGAGTTCTTCATTTGTAGAATTTGGAATAAAGATATGTACAAACGGTTTACCGGAAAGCCAATCATTTGTTTCATCAATTATTTTTTCTTCCTCTGGTAACAAATTACCTTTTTTTATTTTATCCTGTGGTATACCAGTAAGATTTGCCATCATCCTGATGTAAAATAGTCTGTCGCTCATTTCCGTATCGAAGTATACAGTAGGAATGCCTTTCTGTATTTTATCCATTGCCTCATTAAGCATATAGGAGCTTTTTCCCATCTTCATTCGTCCAGAAATCATCACCAGTTCGCCACGTTCATAGCAGAAATATTGTCCTACTTTATTGAATTTTGATGGAATACCAATAATACCATTTTCGTCACGCCTATCCTTAATCTCCTGATATATGTCTTTTGCTTTATCGCCAAATCTCAACACATTTCTGTTGAATATATATTTGCTTGTTAATTTTTCAAGTTCTGTGTATACATCATTACTTAATTCATTCAATTCCATTGGAGTCTGAATTATCTTTTTCTTCATTCTATCAAACAGTTTGATAAGATCTCTTTTAAAAGATAATGTAACAACTTGAGCAACAAGCAAGTTATATTCTTCTATGGTCGTTCTGGCAGCATCTTCGCACATATCAAAGAAATCATCCATGTCTGGCATGTTGACACTATCAATTTTCTTTTTTACTGCCGCATTCGATTGTAGCTTATTTGTAATATTAAAAGTATCAATAACTTTTACACCGGACTTAAATAATTCATCTATAGCCCAGTATATGCAGCCATTTTCTTTGTGGTAAAAATATCCGGGCTTCAAGTAATCGCTCTGAAGTATAAATTCCGGGTGATGAACTAATGTCGCAATCACACCAGCTTCCGCTTGGGTATCACATAATACATTTAATTCATCTGACATTATTTTCCTCCTTTTAAGATGCTACCAAATCCGATTGTATTTCCTTTTTGAGTGGTAGCTTTAACTTGCACACTAACTGGCACACTTACCGGAGCAGAAGCAGTATTCTCTTCGTGTTTCATTTCTTCTTTTATTTCTTTTTGTATTCTCAATTCATTCTCTTTTTGATATGCTTTTTTAATTCTTGCGTTATCAATCAGATAATACATTCCTGGTGGATGTGTTAATGGAATTTTATTCGCAATAGCAAATTTAAGACAAAAACTTAAATATCTTCCGGCATTAAGATTTGATTCCCACTTTTCAACATTTGCATTTTCCAATTTTTCCCCAAATACAATTTCATTAATAACTTTTCTCAAATATGCGATAGGGACAGATTTACTAACATGTTGTATATAATCTTCTTCAATTTCTGCAATTAGTCCTTGAAGCTCATAGCAATCTTTATGCCATCTTCTAGTGTTAATCTTTACAGACTCAGTTTCGTAGACAATTTTGTTTTTGTGGGCGCAATGTCCATAACCACATTTGAATTGTTTTGTACCCATTGATTATTCCTCTTTCTATATAATAAAAAGGGAGAACATAAGCTCTCCCAAATTTCATTAATCAGACTTCATATCTTTTTCAAGAAGATATGTAGCTTCCAAATCAGATTGATGTAGAGCCAATATTACTGGATATTTTTCAATTGCTGTTCCAAGAGTATTCCAGTTTTCCTTTGGCTCTGAAAAACCCATATGCCATCTAATAGCGTATCTCTCAAAAGGTTGCAATTTAATATACTCTTCGATCATCATGACCGATTTTTCTCCGTGTCCATAAGGAACACGGTCATTTATTGTGTAATATTCGACTGCCGCCCAATCGAATCTTCCTTTTTCATCTTTCTTTGATCCAGTGTCACTGTAAATTTTCTTATTCCTATAATCAATCTCATACATATATGTCTTACATACATCATGCAAAAGAGTGATTATTTTTCTGGAATCTTCCGGCATATCACCTAAAATACTTTTAAATGGTTCTGACTTACATTTATGCTCGAACATATGATATACATTTAAGCTATGTAATGCTAATCCGCCAGGAAGTGAGCAATGGAATCTTGTAGAAGCTGGGGCTGTGAAAAAGTCAGATTTTTCTAAAAATGCCACAAGCTCCTTAATTCCATCTCTTTCAATTGAGCCAACCAGATCAAGAAAAAGTTTCTTATTTTCTTCAATATTTATTGTTGGTGCGCTCATATTTTCTCCTAGTTAAATGGAAGCTCGTCATCTACTCCGTCCGGAATATTCATAAATCCGTCTGCCGCTGGTGCTGATTTAGCTGGTTTTGTTGTATTCCCCGCTGCTGGCGCATCGCCTTTTTTCTCACAAAATTCCTGTGTGGCAACAACAACGTCTGTTGTGTATACTTTCTTTCCGTCTTTTCCATCATAACTTCCTGTCTGGATTCTTCCGGTAACAGCAAACATCATACCCTGTTTCATGTATTTCTCTGCAAACTCAGCAGATTTTCCGAAAGCTACACATGAAATGAAATCTGCATCCTGTCCACCATTATTGCTTTTAAATGGACGTGATACTGCAAGTGTATATCTCGCAACACCAGTAGGATTTTCTCCCTGGCTATAACGTACTTCTGGATCTCTTACTAATCTTCCTGTTAAACTAACGTTATTCATTATTTCTTTCTCCTTATAAGATAATTATTTTAATTTTTTTAACTCTTCAATTAAAGACTTTGTATCTTCAATATTTTTAATAGTTTTTGGATTACCATTTGTGGTGTATTTTTTGCAAATTGCTGCCACTTCGGTATTATGTTCTTTTGAAAGTTCTTTTGCTAACTGGAATGCTTCTGCGTTTGCAATGTCCAGTTCACTTTTCTCTTTCTTCTTTTTCTCGTTTTCTTTTTTCTCTTCTTCTGGAAGATCTTCATCGACGAAAATATAGCTGCCAAGTCCAAGTCTTGCAATACATTTTGTAAGACTTCTCTGCACCGTTTTGTTTACCATCATTGCGTCAACATTTTCATATGGCACTGCCTTATTTCTGAAGTCCATGACTGGAAGGTACTCAGTTGCGGTATGTTCTTTCAGAACTTCATTTCCCTCTGCATCTGTTTCACTCCATACAAGCGTAATTGAAGTTTTAACATGACATCCAATTGGATCACGCCATACCAACATTCCATCTTCGGTTTCATGGACAGTTGCATAAGATAACGGGAATTTTTTCTTTAATTCTTGCCAAGCCCACATCCAACTCAAATAATTAAGACCATTTTTTTGCTTAATATGCTCATTTACATTAACGGCACTCAGTTCTTCAAACCATTTAACCATTCTATTCTCCTATAAATTCATTGTTTATATATTTTAACTTTTATATCTTATTTTACTGTTTTCGAAGAATTTACAGAGGCAGAAACCTGTTTCATATTTTTCATAAGCTGTAAATTATCGTTTAACATAAGTGCAAGTGCCTGATCTTCTGTGAATCCAACTTCTGTATATGCCAAAAATGTTTTTCTTTTCGCCATTGCACATAAGCGGTGTAATTCATCATTTTCAACATAGTCTTTTGCAATCTCCAGACATTCATTGCCAAGTCCATAGACAACAGGTTTATATTTTTCAATATATCCATGTACCAGGTTAATTGCTACTTCTGGATTTTCATTAAGAAGCTTTAATATAATTTCTAACATTACATGTGTTCCTTTCCTTCTTTAATAATTCTAAGTCCTTTTGCATCCGCTTTCGCGCCGTTGTATTCTTTCCCAGTTTTAATAATCATGTTTACTAATCGTTTGCTCAGATTATATTTTTCTGCACAATATAGAAACAATTCGGATTTTTTATCAAAATACCAATACTCATCATCTTTGTATAAATGGTATCTTAATTTTGGATATTTCCGTTGAAATGAAGTATCACCCTCATTATTACAATATGCTTCTCCAATTTTCTTCAGTTTATATATAAGCTGAAACTCCGCTTTTTGAGCTTCTATTGGATCATCACAGTATTGCACGATTTCAACTATAAGATTACAAGTGCCACCAAAAGATTTTACTTCTTCTTTCCATTGTTGGTTGCGGTGTTTATCGAACTCATAAGCCCTCATACAGTTTCCTTGTGCTGATCCGACATAGAATATTTTGTTTGTCAGAGGATTTTTATGGACATATACATAATATTTTTCTGTCGGTAGCACAAGATCCTTATGGTATAATATATACAAGTCAAACTTAGTTGTCATAATCAAACTATCATGTTGTTCCGTGTAACTGTCGATATTTTAATTATTTATCTGAAGAGACAACCTTAACTGTAGCTCCTGCCTGAACTGTTGCAGTTGCCACTTCGTTCATTTTCTTGTATGCGTCATCAAGTTTATTCGTTAATTCATTGTTAGCCTGTTTTAATGATTCAACCTGACTCTTGAGGTTGGCGATTTCTGCCGCTGCCATTTCTTCTGCATGTTTTTTATCAGACTCAATTGCACGCTTCTCATATGCAAAACTTCTTTCAGCTTTCGCTTTCGCTTCTTTCGCAGCCTCTTCTTTTGCAGTTTCCAGTTCGCCAGGGAATGCTTCAATCTTCTCTTTCATTTCCTGGATTTCTTTCTCTTTTTCTGTAATTGCATCTTCGCGGGCTTTTACTGCCTCTTCCTGCTTCTGGATTTCTGCTTCTCTTTTAGATTTTTCATCATCCCATGCGTCAGAATCAACTTTCTTATTCATTCTCAGATTGTATTTGTATTCATCTGCTTCACGGATTCTCTTCTTTTTGAGTTCTTCTTCATATTCTTCCGCTTCTTTATCAGCTTTACTTTTTGCCTTAGAAAGCTTATTTTCAAGTTCTTCAATCTCTTCGTCAACTTCCGCTTTACGTTTCGCTAACTTAGAATCCTGTTCATCTTTCAGCTTTTTATATTCTGTGTCCATATCAGCAATTTTAAATTTGTGAGCATTAATAATTGCTGCAAGACTATCTGCTTCGGTTTTGATTCCGTACAGACTTTCAAGTTCTTTTTTATATTCATCAATCGCAATTTTTAAATCTTTATACTGCTTAATGATTTCTTCTGAGAACACTGAATTTTTTGCCGCTATTTCTGCATTTTTGAGTGATGCTCTAAGTGCTTCATTTTTTGCTGTTTCAATCGGAGAGTCGTTCATTGCTTTTAAAGCTTCCAGTTCTTTTAAAGCCTGGTTGTATGCTTCTAAAATCTGTGCCTTTGTTGACTTCTCTGTAATTTTAATTTCTCCCATTCGAGATCCTTTCTTTTTTACTTTTAATTTCTCTTTGCCATCTATGTAAAATTGATTGATTTTCTAAATAAAATCATATTTTCAGTCTTTACTTCCATGTAGTTCACCATCCGCAACTAATCTTAAAACAAAATCGCTGCACTTATCTACACATGAAGGACACAATAAAATTTCTTTTGGAAGATATTTTGAAAGATATTCAGAACCAGGCGGCAGATAAGATATGCTATTTGTTTCTTTACCACATAAATCACAATAGTATTTAATCATTCATAATCCTCCTCGAAATAAATTTTCATTGTATGATACACTCTATCCAAATAAATATTTATTATCTGTTTTATTTACAATATTCATAAAATCAACATTTTATCTTCGTTCTACTTACAAAACCAACCAACAATAAAATATAATCACATATGCCAGATTTACTATTTCTGATCTATTTTATTCGTTACTGTACGAATATTCTTAAACCGCTTCTCAATGTAATCACGATCTTTGGTAAATGTGGGGATTTCCTTATCAATAACCCACTTGCTACGTGTAAACTCGTCTGGTGTTCCTTCATTATAGGTCTGTGGAACTTTGACACAGCAAGTTCCTCTTTTAAGGTGAATTGGATAATCGTTCCAGTTCACACCCTTCTTCAACATGAGCATATCCATAAGTTCTTTTTGGTTCTTATGTACAAGCTGCTTTGCTGAAAAGTTTGCCTGTGCAACTGACTGAATAGAATTTCTCACACAGTCATTTTGTCTCCAGATAAACCCATTAATAACTTCAAATTCTGGCATATTCCATGCCCGACTGTCGAACATTGCCTTTCCGCATTTCCTAGCATATTTGGTATAATAATCTGTTACTTTCTTTTTATCGGCTTCTGTTTCGCATCCTTTAAGTTCCTTTCTGACTCTCTCTTTAACGATATCAGTATAGAACTTGTTAAATGCCATTGTTGCCATGCTTGCAGAAATTGTTTCAACCTTACGCTTTACATATCCAAACCATGCTCCCTGTGCCATTGATTTATAATCAATCAGTAAAAGGGTAATCTCATCGCTCTGTGTATATCCCAGTACACATCCAGAAATATTCTCGCAAAGATACTTCATAGTCTGCTGCATTGCTTCTATCAAAATATTATCAAAAGGTTTTGCCAAACCTCTTGTAAATGTATGGAATGCTTTGCCATCAATACGAATCATTACAGGAACTCTTTTTGTCAGATAATCTTTTCTTGCATCCTCATACTCTTTCATTCGTTTTGCGAAATCGCTTGTGTCCACTTTTATTTTCTCCTTTTGTTACAGATCGTTCTTAATTAAGAACTCTGGATTTATGCATTTGAAAGAAATGTTCTGTTCAACATTTCTGAATACACAGCCTTCTCTTTCTCTCGGATAAATCTGGGATTTCCCCTGTACATAATGCACCAAATCTGAAATTTCCCAATCTTCCGGGATAACAAATTTGTCATCAAAAATCGGCACTATGTATATTCCATAATGCAGGAGGGTTCTCTGCATCTCTTCTGTTGTGAGCTTTCCTTCTGGTGAAATCAGATTGAACGCCCAGAATCTTTCACCGCCATCCATCGGATATTTGTTTCCCTGGATTCCTTCTCCGGTAATTTCTCCCTGAAGAACAATCCAATCAAGTCCACCGATAAGCGTCTGTAATGTTTCTTTGATTTTGAACTTTCTCGCCACATTCCAATAATACGAATTATCCTCTGTCACAAGCCGTTTGTTTCGACTGCAAACTCCAAACTCATATTTATTCTTTCCTACTTTCTTTAAGAAAAATGTGGCAGAAGTGCCATCAACCTTTTCCGTCACACTCAACACTGTTTTGTCTCTTTTCAGCTTTTCAAACAGTCTTGTCATGTTCTGGATTCTTTCTTCATCTGTCTTTTTAATCCAATTCGGGAAAGTGTCTTTTACGGATGGTTTCAGATAGATTTTTCTGAACCATTTGAATCGCATGAGAAACTTGATAATTGGATTTCGAGACTTCTTCTTGTTTTCTGATACAACTGCGTTCTCTTGCTCCGCTTCTGGATCATATTTCGTAACACCTAATATCTCTGTTACATCATCACCAATTTTGTAATCGCCAGGCGGCAAAACAGCCAAAGGCAAAACAAGTCCCTGTGAGACTTGACCACGTAATTTAATGGTCTTAACAACATACCTTCTTGATTTCAGGAAATCATACTCTGGAGTTTTTGGCATTTTACTATCAATTTCGATGTAAACTACCTTGTCCCCCTGAGAAAAATTATCGCTTTTTGAGATAATTACTTCCCATCCATCAATTTGTGCTACCTCAATTCTGTCAGCATTCGGAATCGGCTTGATATTAGCAATTGTTCTGATTGTTGCTAACTTTCTCATTAATTCCTCTATCTCGAAAATATTTATTTTTAAACTGGTGGAATTGGTGATGCTTGATAGAATCACTTCCATCCACCAATGTAAGAAATATACGTTTTCGAGACACTTATTTTGCTCGTTCAATTAAAAGTTGAATGCAGAATTAGGTTTGCTGTATGTGTCTCACACGGACATTTTTAGCCTTTGGCTGTATATGTCACCGTATAAATTTTTACTCTATAATAAATCTTTTACTGCAGCTTCTACCGGAGCATATCTCTCGGAATCAAGCTGATCTGTCAGGCACTTATATGGATCAAGTTCACCACTGAGTACCATTTTTATAATGTTTACTGAGAATCCAGAAACAAGTGCAACGCCAAGTTCGTTTTCCTTTACAGGAATTGTTCCAGTTCTTGAATTTACATTCCAAAACACCAGTCGCGGCATTTTATATCCATGCACTTCGAATTTCTCAGCAATCGTATCAAAAAGTTTCTGATTTGGTCTGCCTGTTGTAGCATAATCAAATTCCATATCGCTTACGATAAGAACGTTTTTCGGCATATCTTCCTGCTTCATTTTTCCTTTGATTGCTACATTAAGGATCAAATCAAATGTTGCTGCAATATTTGTGTTGGAGCAATCTGATTCTCTATATGATCTGATAAGCTTATCTCTCAGTGAATCCATTCCAGTAAGGTCTACTACTTTTGGTCTACTTCCAAATGTAATATATTTATCTTTGAACTCTCCAGATGATCTTTCAGAAAAATAGATAGCCAATGCTGTTGCTACATCCAATGCCGTAACACTGCTATTCGAATCAACTCTGCAAGTCATACTTCCTGATCCGTCTCTTACAACCAATGTAGAAGAATCACCCTCTACTAAATCCGGAAGTGCTTTCCATAATGCTTCAATCGCGGTATCTTTATTCTTTACAGAATAATAACCTCCATACTTATGAACGATATCGTGCGGGAAAAGTACACTTGCATTAATCTTGGCTTCACCTTTTTCAAGGCTTCCCAGATATTCTCTACGTCTTTCCTCATCGTTTCTAAGAAATGCGTCATTGTAAATCAGGTTTGCTCTTGATGGAACTGCTTCATAATTGATTTTGCCCCATTCTTTTGCAGACATCTGACGTTCAACGATTTTAATATATTCACGAAGTTTTGATAATATTTTTCTGTAATTCTTCTCACTCAGTCCAAGATATGTTCTAACAACAGTTCCATTCTTCTTTGTCTGTTTAGAAGAAGCATTACAGCTCGGAAGCCATTTTCCAAGTAGGGATATTGGCTTTCCTTCTTCCATATTTTTTAAATCTTTTTCTAACTGCTCTTTAATCGCAGCCAACGCATAAGCTTCGCATTCTGTTCCAAGCAGACACATCAGATCATCGTATCTGCCATATTCAGGAATGAGTTTCACAAACGCTTTCACAATATCTGGTTCAGTGTTCGCCAGATGGTTCATAATAACTCTGAAGCTTCTTCTTTCTCCAAGCCCCTCCCTTGCGTCACGCAGATAGAAAAGCCATTTCAGTGCATACAGTTTGTTATCCAGAAATGCATCAGTAAATTTACCAGTGATTTCTGTTGGTTGCATTTTTCTTAATGATGCAGTGGCGAAATTCAGATCAAGCAGATATTTCCCGGTTGTTCTGTAACCCAGTGCGCCATTCTCTGTCCGGCTTCTGTTCATATCGCCGTTTATTAATTCTTTTTCTACAGAATCCATAAAACCCATATTGGTTTTCCTCCTAATTTTTCGAATCACTTTTAAAGTTATTAATTCCTATACATTATTACTTTTACCTTTGATGAAATGTATAAAAAATTAGAATGTGCATGGCAAGACTTGAACTTGCGACTAATCCGATTCCCATATCTATAGTTGCTGTCAAAGGCTTTTACAAGTCTCATTATTTATTCTTGTCAGATGCTCTCCCGACTGAGCTACATGCACATTTTTCAAGACACTTTTTCTTCACCTACGCACAGTATAATTTGATTCTTTGCTGTTTAGTGTCTTTGGTAGTGGACTGTAAGGGACTCGAACCCCTGACCGATCGGTTATGAGCCGACTGCTCTGACCAACTGAGCTAACAGTCCTGAAAAGGCAAGACGGGAATCGAACCCGTGTAAAGCGATTCCTACATTTTCCATTTTCTTTAAAATTTTGAAATTGCTGTATGTGTCTAAATGCTAGACACGGTTCATAAAAAATTATCGCCGCGTATACCACTCCGCCACTTGCCTAAAACGAATAACCGGATTTGAACCAGTGACCTCCAACACAACAGCGTGGTGCTCTACCAACTGAGCTATATTCGCTACATTCTGTCTTTCCAGAATGTCATAAAAACGTAACAATAATAGATGTAAAAAACTGTAACAAATTGTAATGTGGATATCCAGTCCTTGCTAAAAGGCACTAACACGCCAATCGAAACTTCGCAAAGACATTTGTGCCTCAAATGCTATCTGCTTTAGCATTCATCCGTTGGCATCAGAAGTTTCACCGTCTGTATAAATCTTGATAGCAGAAATCAAAATTTTACAGCTAGCGTAGATTATATAACCAGACATGCGCTTGTCCTGTACATCGTACAAGGTTACATAATCTATTGGCGTAGCCGGGATTCGAACCCGACACATTTCGGTTTTGTGGAGGGTGGAACAGATAAACGATTTTTAACCGATGACTTTACCCATTTTGTCTATACGCCGACGCTGCGACTTGGACTCGAACCAAGAACCTACGGCTTAACATGCTATCGTTAAAATTGCTGTATATGCCTAATACTAGGCACATTGGTTGACTTAACGTTGCTCTACCATTTGAGCTATCGCAGCATATTCTTTATTTCGTTTTACTTATTTAAAAATAAATGGTGGGCGTTTTTGGGATCGTGCGGAATCGAACCGCAACTAAAAACTTGACAGAGTTTTCATCTTGTGTAAAATTGCTGTATGTGCTTCCCACCACAATACACATTCAAAAGTATCAACCAGATCAATCCCATATTTATTATTTCGGTGTTGACTAAGATTTCCCCTCTTAGTAGGTTCTACAATATCCAAAAAATCCAATGCAGTCCGGATCAGATGCCACTGAACACCCACAATGTCAAGTTACAAACTCTGCATTTTCAAGACACAGGACGGATTTGAACCGTTTCGTCAGACCACCAAAATCTTTCTTTATCCTTTTATTCATTTGCTGCGTGTGTCTTTGATCGCTAGGGATGAGACTCGAACTCATAACAACATCCTGTATGTAATGGAAAAGAATTTTGCTGTAAGTGTCTGAATGCTAGACACATTTTTCTTTTATGTGCTCTACCTATTGAGCTACCCTAGCCTATTTATTTCTTTTGTTCTCTCTTGAACAATTATATATTATCATACTTTTCTGTTTTTGTCAATAGTGTTTTGACATATTTTTTATTTCTTTTATCTCTTATTATTCGGTAGGGTGAGAAAGTTCCCACCCATTAATTTTGATAAAACGCCTTTTCCCAAGTTTCATATAATTTCTTCAAATTAAATAACCTGGAATACATCGTTGTGTTTTTTATATTCGGTTCTTTTACAAGAATTTCATTTCTAATTATTGTATCAATATATTCCATAGGTGTACCGGATTTGTGTATTCTAATTAATCTGTGGCTTTCTGCCAGTTTTGATTGAGTAAGTTTTTTATATATATTACTCTCTTCATAATATTTTTCATAAAATTCTCTGGCAGTGCGCATGATCCTAACAGTGCTTATTGTGGCATTCTCAGATCTTCCTTTTCTCAATGCACTAACTCTTGATCTTATCAAATATTCATTATCACAAATGCGTTCTTTTTTATCTTTTGACCTCTCTGATTCTGCATAATCAACGGATTCCTGCTCTGCGCAAAATCTACATAACAACAGTTCCTTTTGCGACACATGATAGTCAATTGGATATAAAGGACTATGAATTATCATATTCTCATAATCAACATCAGTTTTCTTTAAATTCATAATCTCTTCCGGTTCTAACTCAAGGAACATTAAACGAACTAACAGCTCATTTGGCTTTTCTACACCATCGTTATAATTTGATGTTATCTTATATACCTCAGAACACATTCTTTCAAATTCTTCTTCATCTTTTAAGTATTGCACCAGAAGAGAACGCGACTGGTTAACTTCGCTAAAATCTATTTTTTCAAAATTATTTTCTCCAACAATTTTTCCATTTTGCAAGCACCAATCAACATAACTTTTTAATAAACTCATTGTTTGTATAAGGTTTCCGGCTTTTGCTCCTGTTTTAAGATCCAAAACCGTAAGTATTTCATCCGTATTCATTTCACAAATATCTTTATTGAATGTTGATTCAAGATCTTCAATGCCTTGGAAAATACGTATATATGCTTTATAAGAATTTTCGTTCGCTAATGTGTTCAAAAAATCTTTTTTCATTTTATCATTGTACATATAGCGTCCTCCTTTTCTTTACAAAACTGGAAAAAGTGTCGTCTGTTACCATCTACGCAATATTTTTTAATTTCATTATCTGTAAAGTCAGTATTTGCGATAATTTGAGTTAAGATTTCTCTCCATTCAGGGTTTCCCTTTAAAATGCTGCTTATCATTATATAATAGTTAATCGCCAGATAATGAACTGACCATTTTGTTTTCTTTACCTTCGCAAAATTACTAAAATCATCATACATAATTTTTGTAAGATAATTCATAAATGTAATCAGCCAGTCTCTTAATTCATCCTGATCTGCTTTTGTTTTTAGCAATTCTACATCATAATATCTTGATATAGCCTCTGCAAATTCAATATATAGAATAAAGCCGCTTCCTCTTCTAAGTTCAACGCCATCTTTCGTAATATTCTTTACATACAACTCATCTGCATCACTACTTCTCATAATTGAGTCAACAATCTTATTCTGTACAGTCAGCTTCATAGCATCTTTGTGGCGTTTTGGAATAGGAACAGTTGTCCATTCCTGATTTAAGATTCTTCTGGTATCTGTTGCAGTTAAATATGTGAAAAATATACCAAATTTATCATCCTGATGTTTTGTAGATAATTCACACGCAATAGAACGATGATTTCCGTCTGGTACAATAATTGTTCCTGATGTTATTGTCAAAGTTTCATTATCCTCATTGTAAACTGGAGGATCAGCTTCACCGTCGTCCATCAGATTAAATCTTATACCATTATAAAAGAACTCACCGTTATTTATAAGATTTGCAATTTCTCTAGCACTTTTCTTATTTACTTTTGTTTTTAACTCACCGTATTTATCTTTTTTATAGTTTCGCTGCAACTCAGGTATGATTTGTAGTTTATTGGCATTTTTCAGCTTCTTAATCTCTCCTACACTTAACGGAAACATATATTGATTATCGGCAAGCTTTTGTACATGCTTAAAAACGATTCCATTTTTATAACTATTATTATCATTTTCTGGATCGTAATATTTATAATTCATAATTTCTGCTGGTTCAAAATAATCTTCTATTTTCCCAACAGTTTTTGATACTTTTGAGGCAGCATTTAAAATCCAATATAATTCTGCATCGCTTGCATCTTCAAGTGAATATCTTCCAGACAGCATCTTTAAGAAATCACCTGTTGTAATCTTATTGTCATGCATGATTTCTTCTTCAAGCTCTTTAGTCTTTGCCGGGCTAATACCCATAATGAATGATTTCACTTTTTCAATTAATTGATTCCTACTGTCTGTTGATTTCATGCGACTACCCCTTTCTATATTTTGTTATCTTAAAGATAACATATTTTTCAAGAGGTGTCAACATGAAAACAACAATTATTTCCTTTAGCTTATGTGGGTGCTCAATTCTTTCACGATTAAATCTCTTTCTTCATCTGTCATTTCCAGGTCTTTTTCTCGAATCTTCAGACAATCAGTATCGTTTTTTACAATTTCGACGCTTACAATATCATGGATTTCGTCATACACAATAATCACCTCAAAATAAGAAGATTTATGTACAATAACTCCAAGTGCATCGCCAAAATCTACGTAATCATTTTTTGTGGATTTCTCAATAGCTTCTTTTACATTCACACACATGTTTTCTTGATAGTTAAACTTCATTCCTCTATTCCCCTTTCGACAGAATCCAAGTAAGTAGCGAAATTTTCTAATCGAACGTATGTTTTTATTTTACTCTCAATAACAGTATACGTCAATAGAATATTTTCAAAATCTTGAAATTCTTGCAACCTCAATTAATTTTTCATTATTATTTTCTACTGCCCCGGCAATCACAAGTTGTAAAAGACCATTGAGATAATGACTAATCTCAACATCTGGAATGCCAATATTTTTTAAATCATGTCCATTTATATCCAAATGTTTCAAATCATAACAATATTCACATGGATTTGAGCATATTTCTTCAACGATATCTTGTGCTTTATATAAACACTGTATCATTGATTTTCCCGCATTTTCATCAGATATCATTTTTGCCAACTTAAAGTTAATAGTTTTTATTATATCTTCTTTTTGATATCTTGATAATAAACGTCTTATACTTCTAATAGAATCCGTAATAAGTTCTTTTCTACATTCCATAATGTTGCATACAGACTTCGAAACTTTATTTGGGTATTTCATAAGAATATCAGCTACTATATGATAGTTCTCTATTTTAGCCATATCAATTAAAATTGCCAGCTTTTCACACAAGTTATCACAATTTCGAATCATGTCTACTGTTTTATCCCACTTTGTTATCTTGGCAATGTCCGGCATAACATAGCTCAAAATATCCTGGTATTCTTTTAAAATATCAAAGTTGCCACTAATTCCGTCTGTACAAATAGTTTTTGTAAACTCACTCTGCTTTCTTTCAATCGCAATGTGATCGAGCAGCTTCATATGTTTTCTCATCGCTGTTGCAGTATTTTCTTCTATTTTGAACTTGAATCTAACAGCAAATCTTAAAGCCCTGAGAATACGAAGAGGATCTTCTCTAAATCTGTCGTCTGGATTTCCTACACATCTTATAATTTTATTTTTTATGTCATCAACACCATCATATAAGTCAATGATATTTTCTCCGTCATAAGCAATTGCATTAATTGTAAAATCCCTTCGCAGCAAATCTTCAGCCAAATTTCTTGTGTAACTTACTGTATCAGGGCGACGATAATCCGTATATTTTCCATCAACTCTATATGTAGTTATCTCATATGGTTCATGGTCAATTATTATTGTTACTGTGCCATGCTTTAATCCAGCAGTCATAATACGGAAATCTTTGAATATTTCTATTATTTCTGTTGGCTGTGCTGATGTAGCAATATCCCAGTCGTGCGGCATATATTCCATAATTGAATCTCTCACACATCCCCCAACAATAATCGCCTCATGTTTGTTTTCTTTTATTTTGTTTAAAATCATTTTTACATTACTTGGCATAATTATATCAAGGTTCATAATTCTTTTTGTACACTCCTATCTCTGGTTTTCCATTCTTGTCAACAATGTAATATGGAGATACAGACATACAACCATCCCAGGTATCATAAAAATACCAATACATAACTTTTGTATTTTTATCATACACAAGGCTTTCTCTCTTAGTTGTATTATAATCTCGATGACTAATTTCTATGAGATCACCATAAACGAAAGTTTCTTCTCCATATTCATTTACAACTACTTCTTTCCCACATCCAGCAGCAGAAAACATAAGCGTTAATGCTGTTAAAAATACAATTGCCTTCTTCATATTAATACACCTCCTGATTGCTAAATCTCATTTTACCATATATGCCATAATATGTAAATATTTATTTCTTTTAACTGGAAATTATTTCCAGGAACTTTTAGTTCTTAGAATATGTTCTTTGTTCATTTCAACGAGCATTTCATAAGCAGCCTCTTTGTCTGGCTGTTCTGGTAATGATGTATTTTCAGCAGCGTACTTCATCTTCTTTTCAAGATTATCAACCAACTCAAAAAATTCAGAACAATACGTCCCATCTGATTTCTGATATTCGCCATTACGAATGCTCATAAGTAATTCGTGATCGGATTCCCGATATGTGATAATTTCTTCTTTCGTTAAAATATCAATACACATAAGATACAACCGTACAAGATGCATAGCGTGTTTGTTGAGGTGCAAATCATCTTTCTTAGTGTTCCTTTTACCCAGTTTGTCGTAGTCTTTAACAATGGTATTGACTTCACTCCATATGTTTCTATAATCTCTTAGGGGGTAATGGTGCAAAACTACATCGCAGAACATTTCTACTTCCATATCTTCTCTTTCAGAAACATCCGGGTATAGCTCAATACTGCCATATTCAAACTGTCTCACACTTTCCATACGGCGCATTACAGTATTGTACTCGCTAAATGCGTGCCGTAAAGCCCCATGATCGCCACAAAATGAGTATTTTATTGGTTCGCCATTGATTTTATGATACCGGCTCACAATGTCCTCCATAGCATGTGTGATTGAACCCAGGATATGTTTTTCTTTTTCTGCTTGTGGGTATGAATCTCTTGCAAGCGCATTCTGCAGTCTGCGTAACTGGCTATTCGCATATCCACCAAAAGTTTTAATTGCCCTCCTGGACAAGAAGATTTTTCTGTTATCAAGAAGTAACTGCCCTTCTGGACTGATAATAAAGTAGTGTTCTGGCTTACATCCAAGAATTTCTATGCAGTTAGGATTACAAGAAAGCAACAAGTCAATCATTTTGTTCAATCCATAAATTACAGTATCGGTGTTGCGATCCTCGAACTGCTCAAACTCAATGTTTCCAAGTAAACTCTCGATAGGATTAAAAGTGATTCCTCGAATATCCGTATCTGATGTAGCAATATTCGTACCATAGGCGTGACTGCCACCATATGTAAGAAGAATAACATTATCTCCTAATGCTGGATCTTCTGTTAAAAAAGCATAATCCTTATTTGCCAGAAATTCCCAGTTCATGTTCTTTTCACTCATTTTCTTCACTCCGTTCTTTATTCATAATCGGTTGCAATACATTTTCGATAAAGTCATTGGAAAGATCCGGACGATCTGCACCGTTGCATTTAAGTACAACTTCACAACCCCAAGCTAAAGCACCACAATAGTTGAGTGGCTGATTGGTAAGAATTGCTTTTATCTCTCCATAGAAATCATCATCATTGTATTTCTCTTTATCCTCTGGTGTTGTCCATCCCCAGATACTTTCTCCGCACGCATCATCATCTTCCGGTGGGATATAGAACTTAATGCATCCGGCTCTAAACTCTTCTTCCGATAATGACTCAATAAGATCTCCTTTATAAGCCATACCACGTTCCTTGAACAGTTTCTTGATCTCTTCAATATTTTCTGTATTATCCATTCCTTTTCTCCAATTCTTTATAGATATACTTTTTCATCTTTTCTTCAGCTTCCATCATCCACCAGTATTTACCGTAAACATCTCGTACAGTTCCACCACTATACACGTAATAATGTTTTAGTGGCAAATCCTTATATTCCGGCAAAAACAGGTCAACATGCCGCTTTACTTTATACCAAATGGATCTAATGATACGATCCTCGAAATCTTCTACTGGCTTCTCAATAGGATAATACAATCGCAACTGAGTGCCACATTTCTTCGCATCATATCCAGATAGTTCTCTTAGTTCATCTTTCGCCGGGCATTCATCTGAAATACCAAGCCAAAACCAATATGCCTCTACAGACATAAACTTTCCGTCTTTTGTCTCTATCTCTTGCCTGTAGAAATTGCTCAACATGCGTCCAAGCTCTGTTTGACTCCCACTGTACACATTGATATGATCTTTGCCATCCATGTTCGGATCGAGTCTTTTCATCATATTACCTTCTTATATGATTCTGGAAGTGGTTGCCAGGCTGTAACAGAAGCTCCAAGATTTCTGCCATAACTCCACGAATTACTATATTCCCAATACATTCGCTTCACGACAGTAACACGGTTGTTTTTCAATGACACCATGACCGTCACTTCTCTTCGTTTCTTTTCACTATCATTAAAAAAATCTTCTGGCTTATAAATTGCAGAAATCCAACCATTTTCATCACGATATTTTTCTATCAATTCTTTATTAAAAATTTCTTTTCTCATAATCCCACTTTTTATTCCCATTAAATACTCTAACAAATACATGTGCATGTGTATTTTTGTAATTTTCTATAAGTTCATTTTTATCCATTTTTGAATAATACACTTTCCATTTAGAATACACATCTTCTGGAACTTCATTATCTTTCAATGATTCTGTAAATATTTCTAACTTATTACAACAACAATACTCTTTTGTATTATCATATTCTCTCCCACATATGAAAAATTCAGCACTTTGGTATATAATTTTTTCATCAATAGGAAGATCATGTATTCCCATGTACAAAACGTATTCACCTTTATAGGGTATTTCTTTTGCCTCAATCACTAATGGTTTCATATACAATTATTCCTCTTATAGTAATGGCGGAACAGAATAAATCCTGTTCCACCAAACATACTTTATCTTTTATGTTTTTTAGCTTTTGCAATACCGAAACCAACAACAAAAGCTGTTGCGATACAAACGACAAATGCTCCGATATTTATAACAATCATTATTTGTTACCTCGCCTACGTCTCATTTCTGCCAGAATATCATCAGCTTCGCGATTTCTTTCTTGCGCTTCCATTCTACGGTTCATAGCTTCAGAACTGGTATCATATGCAATTTGAGCACCTGCAGCACGTTCTCTGGTTCTCTGCGCACCCTCTCTTACTCTTTCAAGCATACGATCACTTTCACTTGAACTTGCACTTGCATTCATTCCCTCATGTAAAGAAATAATCTGCTGATCTGCTTCCATCTGGTAAACTGTTCTTTCTTTCTCTTCTTTGAGTTCATCAAGCTCCTGCTTAATTGCATTGCGGATTTCTTCCTGCTGTTCTTTTGCTTTTTTGTACTCTTCGATAGTTTCCTTTAATGTATTGATTTTTCCCTGAACGGTAACTTTTTTCATTGCATACTGCCTGGCATTTTCTTCATCACCAGAGTCAAAGCAACTGTTAATGGATTTGTCAATCTTCATTAACTCTTTCTTTAAGTCGTACTGCTCTTTCTCTGCTTCATCCAGCTTCCCGGCAATTTCTGTATATGACCGTTCTGCATTGCTGTATAAAGTTTCTTTTTCTCTAATTGCATTGTTGAAATAATCTCTTGCACCATCTGGTGTAGAAGCATCCTGTCTCACTACTTCTTCGGTTCTTCCTCTAAACTTGATTACAAGCTGCTTAAAGAATGTTTTATTGACTATTAGTGCCACTACTGCAACAACAACCAAAAGGCAAATACAAAAAATTACTACGTTACTTGTACCTACTGTCATTTTACGCTACCTCAATTCCAAATTTTTCACAGAGTTCTTCAAGCCCTCTTACAACACCCTCACCGATTGCGTGGAATTTCCAATCATTTCCATCACGATAAATTTCTCCGGCAATAATAGCAGTAGAATTTCCGAATTTTTCTTTAAGATCATATCTTGCAATTTCTTTTCCATTCTTGTTATTAATAACACGAATGTATGAGTTATCAACCATTCCAAAATTCTGCATACGGCGTTCTGCTTCAAAGATAGTTGCACAAAATACAATTCTTTCTGCATATTTTGGCAGTTTTTCAAGAATGACCTTAATAACCTCATCATCTCCATCGCCAGATCCGGTAAGATTATCGCCACTATGTATAACACCACCGCTCGGATGTTCAAGGTTATTGTAGAATATAAAATCTTCATCGCATCTTGTCATTCCTGTTTTTGTAACAACAAAAGCGGATGCATCTAAATCAAAATCTCCATCGTCATCGTATTTTGCTGTGTCCCAACCAAGACCCACAGAAATTCCGTCTACAATACTATCTTTTGATAATGCAACTCTTTCTCCCTTTTTAAGACTTACTGACATGTTACTTTATCTCCTTCCTTATTTATATCTTTTTGCCATATCTGGAATACTGCTATCATGCGTTCCTTCTCCGATGGCTTTAAACTGCCACTCGTTGTTTTCATCACGATATAATTCACCAACAATAAGTGCTGTACATCTGTTATAATCATCTGTAAGATTGTAGCGACAGATTTCTTCTTTGGTCGCATCATCTACGATTCTTGTATAACAGTTTTTAATCATTCCAAAATGCTGCCCTCTTACCCTGCAGTTATAAATATTCACAGCTACAACTAACTTTTTAATATCTTCTGGCATTTTCTTCAGATCAATTGCAATCTGTTCATCATCATTCCTTTTACCTGTTCCACCAACAAGGTTGTCGCCTCTGTGCTTAATACAACCGCTGTCATGTGTAAGGTTTCCATAATAAACAATATCATCAGATCTTGTCAGACCGCATTCTGCAACTTCTTCTGTTTTTGTTTTTGAGAAAATCCCGAACAGCCCAGATTTTATTTTCTTTGAGATTTGTTTTGTAGATTCACGAAGTACGAACACAGAAGAATCACAATCAATGCTGTTTCCATTCTGTGCCATATCCCATCCAAGTCCTACAGTTACATTTGCCAGTTTCTCTACTGCTTTTGAAAGATTTACTTTTTGTCCTTTTGTTAAACTTACTGCCATTCTTTATTTCCTCCTACTTAAACCCCGAAGCTATTGCAAAGTGCCTGTAAACCGCCAGAATATCCCTGTCCGATTGCATTGAACTTCCATTCTCCATTGTGGCGGTACAGTTCGCCAAGAACCATTGCTGTCTCTGTTGAATAATCTTCTCCCAGGTCATAACGAATCATTTCTTCATTTGTTTCTTTATTCACCATTCTAATATGAGAGTTTGAAACCATACCGAAGTTCTGTAATCTTTCTTCTGCCATATAGATAGTTACAGCAAATACAACTTTTTCAATATCATCAGGAATTTTTGTCAGATCAACAATAATCTGCTCATCATCTCCATTGCCTGAACCAGTGAGATTATCTCCCATATGCTGAACTGCGCCACTTGGATGCTTTTTATTGTTAAAGTATATAAAGTCTTTATCACTCTTTACTTTTCCATTTGCACCGAGAAGAAATGCTGATGCATCCAGGTCAAAATCATCACCATCGTACTTATTTGCATCCCAGCCAAGACCAACGATAATCTGCTTTAATCCTGCGTTTCCTTTTGTAAGATCTACTTTCTGTCCTTTTACTAAACTTACCATAATATTTTCTCCTTTTTATTGAACTTTTTTATTTTATTTCTTGTTTAACCAATCTTTATACTGCCGTAAAATTTCCGTATAAAGCTGTTCATCATTGAGCTTATCCATATCCTCTACTGCCGTAAATCCCGTATTATCATGTTTTCTTCCGTTGAGATTATCAAGCCGTTTGAGATACTCAAATTTTTCTCTACCAATTCCGATGAACTGGACAAAAATATTGTACTTGGATAATTCCAGAATGATCTCATTTGTTCTTAATTTATCCTCATTTTCTCCGTCTGTAATGAAGATAATAAACGCTGGAGTTCCGCTCGGCTCTACGTCCTTATAATATCTAACTATATCTCTAAGCACCGGTGCATATTCTGTACCGCCCATACTCATTCCAGATTCCAGCATAACGTTTTTCACATATTTTTCGTAGTTACTCTTTGAAACCGCAACAAGACTTTTATAACCGTTTGAAAACAGCCAAGATTCAAGTTTTCCATTGTCATCAAATTTTAATGCAATCGGAAGTAATCTTGAAATAGTTCTCTGCAATGAACCATCGTGAAATACTTCTGACATTGAACGAGAATAGTCCATAGCAAGTGCAACTCTAGCAATATGTTTTGTCAGATCTACTTTACTTTCTTTTGACAGATTTACCAGAACTTTATTTAAGTTCTCTTTTGATTCATTGATATTGATGTCATTATGCGTCTCAACTTCCGGTGTATCTTCTTTTCCAAAAATTTTACCGAAGAATCCCATTTTTATTTCCTTTCTTTTTCTAGGAGTGGCATTTTCTACCACTCCATTTATTATCTACTACTCGAAATGAAATAGGATATGCCATAACAGTTAAAAGGATAAATGGCAGAAACTTTGTTACACATGCAAGCCACAACCCTACGGCGTAACAACCCAATGTTATATTTTCAATTTTCTTGTACTCTTTATCTCTTTTAACCATATGATTTCCTACTTTCTTCTAATGATTGCTTTTCTCACAAGATCAATCGGAATAATTAAGAATGCCAGAGCTACCGTTACACCCCACTGTGTGTGCGTCATTGCTGTGCATCCCATGATTTCCCCACCAAACTGTGCAAGTAAAAATGTAATGGCAAAAATCGCAATTGCTATCTCTACAAAAAGTTTGTTCTTGCCGATTCCTTTAAACAGGTTAAATCCATCTGTTCTGATATTGAAACCGTTGAATGTTGCCATCATCACAAGTAATGCAAATCTCGCTGTTGCATAAACTTCTTCGTTATTTCCAAATATATTCTGTATAGCTGGCAATAATGTGAGTCCAAAAATTCCTATAAATGCCATAACTGATACCGCAATCTGACTAACAGTTTCTTTTGATAACAGTTTCGATCCTTTTGGAATAGGCTTTTCTTTCATATACTCTTCTTTTGCTGGTTCTCCACCAAAGGAAAGAGAATTAAGAGAGTCCATAACGATATTAATTACAAGAATCTGCACTGCTGCAACTGCTTCTACAGCCATAATAATCGGATATAAAATACTGAGAATTACCAGACCTACATTGATAGGTAGCTGGAATTTCAGGAACTTCATAACATTGTGCATGAATGTTCTTCCAAGAAGAACTGCATCCGTAATTGATACAAAATTATCATCTGTAATAATAATGTCTCCGGCTTCTTTGCACACATCTGTTCCAGATCCCATTGAAAAGCCAACGTCCGCAGCCTTTAAAGCTGGTGCATCGTTTGTGCCATCACCAGTCATACCAACACAAAGTCCAAGTTCCTGTGCCAGTCGCACAATTCTCAGCTTTGTATTCGGTGTAGCTCTTGCGATAACCTTGATATGTGGCAATTTTTCTTTTGCTTCTTCGTCGGATAATGCATCAAAATCAATAGCGGACATCGCAATATCTGTGTCATCTTTGATAAGCCCGGCATCTTTCGCAATAGCTTTTGCTGTATCAATGACATCACCAGTTACCATCATAACCTGAACACCTGCATCATGCATTCTTTCAACTGCTTCTGGTACTTCTGGACGTACATCATCACGAATAGCAACCAATGAAGTAATGATAAGATCATCAGGTAAACCATTTTCCGGCAGTGCTGATCTACTATATCCTGTTGCAATTACTCGCATTGCTTTTACCGTGTATGATTTTACAATATCTTTTAATTTATTTCTTTCAACTGTATGCGTGCCATTTTCATCTTCATATGAAACAGCTACATCAATCAAACGCTCTGGTGCGCCTTTATAGTATGTAATCTTTCCGTCTTTTCCATCAGTTTCAACTGCACTGAATTTATTTGCACTGTTGAAGCTCTTTGCATTCGTTACTTTTACAGAATCAGTGATTGTTTTATATTCATCACTATCAATCATAGTAAGCAATGCTCTTTCTGTTGCATTTCCGCCTACAATGTTTTTATTCTCGTCATACATAGCACTACTATTTAACGCTACATTCAACTTGAATAAGCTATCCACCATTGTTCCACTTGTAACTTTTTCTCCGTTACCCATTACATTTTCAACTGGAACAAGTTTTCCGACTGTAAGTGTTCCTGTCTTATCAGTACAAAGCAACTGAATATTTCCCGCTTCCGGAATTTTATTCGTATGTTTTGCCAGGACATTGTGCTTAATCATAATCTTCGCATTCTGTGCTGTTATAAGATTAATGATAAGTGGTAAACCTTCCGGCACTGCTGCAACAATAATGGTAAGTGCGGTTACTGCAATAGTAAGAATATTCTTCAGAACTCCAATCCAACCAATTCCAAAATATTCTGCAACGCCACCATACTGAATGATATTTGTGATGATTAACGCTACTACAATAATTGAAGCTCCAATATACCCGAATTTGCTAATCTGTTTAGCAAGATCCTCTAACTGAATTTCCAACGATGTTTTTGTTTCTTCGATTTCATCAATAGTTGAGATTGTTTGACCGTTTACCGTATTAACTCCAACATTGGTTACAATCATTTTTCCCTCACCGTCAACCACTGTTGTTCCGGAGAATAATGCATAATCATTTACATAATCATCTGAATTTGCTTTTCTTTTTCCACCGATTTCGATATGTGGATTTCCTTTATTCCAGGCACTTTTTTTACATGGCTCAGATTCTCCATTTAAAACAGAATTATCTACCTTTAAATTTCCTTCAACAAGATATCCGTCTGCATAAATAGCCTCACCTGATTGAACAATAACCAAATCTCCAACAACAAGATCATCCGTGTTAATATGTTCTATCTTTCCATCCCTAACCACATTGCAATAATGAACCGATGTCCTATCCCTTAATTCTTTCTCACTTTTCTGGCTTTTTAATCCTATATTCATTCCAAGAAGCGCAATAGCAAGTAATACTACTGCAACGCCAATCGGTTCTGAATAAGAACCCTGTCCAAACACTGCAATAACTGTGAACACAATCATCATGGCTAAAAGAATCTGGTTTATGTGATCCTTAAATGTTTCCATGAAGAACTGCAGTCCAGTTTTCATTTTTTTCTCTGGTAGCTTGTTTGTCCCAAATTTTTCTCGGTTTTCAACCACCTGTCTACTTGTTAGTCCTTTTTTCATCTTGTTTCCTTTCTTTTATTTTGTTTATCTTTATCTATATCAACAGTACAGGTTTTTATACCTGCACTGGAAATAACAACAACATACTCTCTAAGTATGTGTTCTTTTATAGGAAATGTATATGAAATATCAATATGCCATTTATCATAAATAACATACCAGTTGAATTTTACATTCCACCACTTTATTGATAATATATATGTTCCTGATTGAAAATAATTTCCTGAACTTCCAAACGGTTCAAAAAATCTAAAATAATCTCTCCCATATATAAAACCAAATACAATTATTAAACAAATTACTATTTTTACCACCTTCTATATAATATCACCATTTCTTTTGTATGTCAACTATTATTTCTTTTATCTTATTGATTATTTTTTATATCTGGCATCTTTTTTGTCTCTTGATTTTAAAATAACGCTGCGATATTTCTCATAACTTTTTATGGACACATATTTTCCATTTATTACGTCGAAGCACTGTTCCTCTCTTGCCATTTCATATGTGTTTGCCGTAATTACAATGTATACTTCCTTATCTTTATGAATATCTAAAATCAATTTAAAAAGTTCATCTTTTAATTCAACAACATTGTCAATGCTAAATCCGCTGTCTACTGCATCAGCAAAAATCCAATATTCGTTATCATTCGGATTATTCCGGAACATTGATCCAATCATTTTCTCAAAGTTCCCCATGTTTAATGCTATGTTCTCTCCCTCACTGGAACACATGCTTGTTGCAAGAAATGTAATATCTCCGTAAAATCTGGCTTTGTTTCTTTCATTGCTGCCACCATCCTTTAGATTGTCAAACATCACGCATGGGATATTATCTTTTTGTACAATTCCGTATAACTGTTTCAATAGTGTTGACTTACCAGCACCATTGCAACCAATCAAAACCGTAATACCAGGAACAAGTTCTATCGTGGCTTTATTATACATTTTGATACCTTCACCATAGGCATCATTATCAATTTTGAATTTCCGTCCCATAGTTTTTCTACTCTCCATAAACTTGTACTGTACCATCAGCATTATATAATGGTGTTATACCAAATTTATAACCAGATTTGGCGATAAAATATTTCACTTTGGTATCTTTCGCATACACAATCCTATAAATTGCTCCTGAATCATCCCACTCTGTTATAAGTGTAAAATAGTTTCCACAAAGGCTATACTCTGTATTATCTTTTTGCCCGGTTACTTCTTGATATGTTTTTCCACATGCCGTACATGTAGTACATAGAATGAATATAATAGCTGCAAAACAAGCAACTTTGTTAATAATTTTCTTTCTCATTTATTTACCTCTACTTTTTATTGGTGTTCTTACCAGTGGCGAAGCTGTTGTATAATCACCGTTCTCTTTTATGAGAGTCAACTGGCATCCACCCATTACTTCATAAGTAATTCCCTTTTTGTTATCAAGAAAAGCAAGTGCTTCATCTGCATCTTTAAAAACTTCCGGATAAATAGTTCCGTATGGATATGAAACCCACTGGTATATATCATGTCCATCAAAATGTCCACTGCCACTTCCACATAACATAAATGTGTTCACATGTTTTCCGGATTCAGCAGAAAATATTTTTACAATTCGTTTCATGTTTATTTAATTCGCCTTTCTAAAATAAATTTCCTTGACTGTCTACCAGTCCTTCATATCCGCACCATTTACATCTGCAATGCAATGACGCTCCATCAAAACCAGTTGTTTCATAATCTTTCATGTGACAATGCCAGCCTCTCTTGCAATAAATCTTTTGTAACGGTTTTACATGATTTGCTATGGCATATCCAATCCCGTCAAGAATAATAAGTGACATTAAAATTACACCTACAAATAAACCAATACTCACAATTACGCCAACCTCCTCTCCAAGATTTGATTTACCAGTTTTCCATCTGCTTTACCCTTAACCTGTGGCATGAGAACTTTCATGATCTTTCCTTTTTCTTTTTTGGTTGGACTATCTAATTCCAGATCCTTCAGTACATCAGAAATAACCTTTTCAATTTCTGCTTCATCCATCATCTGTGGTGCGAATTGCTGCAGAACTGCCAGGCGGTTATTGCACTGCTGAATAATATCCGTTCTGTCTGCCGGTGTCATTTCCAGTGTTTCTTTTGTCTGTTTGATCTCTTTCTGCACTACTGCATCCTCTTCTTCTGGTGATAAAACTCGCATTTTATCAATTTCCGCATTCTTTAAAGCTGCCAGAAGTAAGGCTAATGTGTCTTTTTTCTCTTTGTCTTTTTCTTTCATGGCATTCACCATTTCATTTCTGACTAATTCTTGTTTACTCATATCATTCTCCAATTCTTTTATTCTTATCATCTTATAAAAAACTCATAAATTACTACTGCAGAACCTGCAATACCAAAGAGTTTGTAGATTAAATCAAAAATCTTCATTCCCATTGGACTCTCCTTTCTATAACAAAAGAACACTTAATTCTTGCCAAATATTCCCAACCATTGTATAATTAGAGAGTCCAATGTTTTACTCACGTTAAGTCGCTACATAACGGAAGAATGGGTGGGACGGGGTGTACCAGACCCCAGGGATTAGAATAAGTGTTCTGTATATCACTATACAGAACATTTGTTCTTTTGTCAATATTCAATTATAAAATTTCAACTTTGTGACATATTATATCTTTTTGATAAGCTATTTTGTAAAAATACAAAATTTAAGCAGTTATGTAGATTCATCTATCTGCTGTTTTGTACCATTGTAATATTGACAGCAAGTCAATAGAAGCTCTCTGCACCGTTTTGTAATAATAAAAAGCATATAGATATGTGCGTTGATATCTGCCTTGGTTTTGTACCCTTGTAATTTTGTAATAATAAAAAGCGTCAAATCTTTTACAAAGGCTTTTGTGAGTAAAAGTTTTCTCACATTGCGGACGCAAAATCGCCCGATATTATTTCTAATATACTAAATTATAATCTCTAACCAATCTTACAGTTAGATACATGTTAAATTACATATATCCAAAACGTTATTTTGTTGTGATTTTCAGCAGTCAGTCCTTTAGATACATGTTAGATTACATATATCTAAAACTCATTGTTGGCGCGATTATTCTGGTTGTTCCTTTAGATACATGTTAAATTACATATATCTAAAACCTCAAATCATACAACATATGTAATTTACTATATCTTTAGTGAGTGGGATTTCCCTCACTTTTCGGCAGAAAGGTCTACCGTTAAACAAAATTATTTCTTTTTGTTTTTCTTGTTTTTCTTATTTTTCTTCTCGTCTATATCTGACCAATCAGTAGAAAGTGCAATATTTCTAGCTGCGTTGAAATCTGCATTGACTTTTTCTCCAAAATTTTTACATTCTGGATTTTTACAAATGAAAGTTGCTTGGTCTATTCTTTGACCATTTTCCCAATGTCCACAACAACTACAAACCTGCGAAGTACGATATGGATTTATTTTTCTTACTTCAATTCCATATTTTTCTGCCTTATATGTAATGTACTGCTGAACCTGATAATATGACCAATTACTTAGAATAAACTTGTTTTTCTCGTCATCACCATATCCTTCAAGATCTTCAAGATTGATATACTTCGCATTATTTTTAATCGCAAAATCAACAACTTGTTTGCTTACATAGTGGCTATAATTTTGAACCCAATGTTTTTCATACTCCGAAAATCTATTTAATGCCCGAAGTTTCTTCCCTCTGCCATGTCCACCAGAAGTTTGACTAAGGCTTTTCTGCAATCTTCTTCTTTGTGCTTTGATTTTTGTTCTTACCCGTGAAAAATCGTTTGCATTACCAATTGATTTCCTAGAATAACAGTTTGTGTTTAATGCACACACTGCTGGAATTGCCAAACCTAAATCAACACCAACCACCTTGTTTTCATCAAGTTCTTTAATTTCCTTTGGCATTGTTAACGATAAGTTCAAAATGATATCTCCATCATCAATTTTGATACTAGAACCATTCACTTTGTATCTTTCTTCAAAAATATTCTGTACAACATTTCTTAATTCTGCCGATTTATATGGATTTCCAAATACAATCTTAAATTGGATTTTATTAACCCATTTGATAAATACTTTTAAATTTCTGTCCGTATAAAGATTATCCAGAAATTCCGTATAATTTTCATATCCATGAACAAAAACAAGATCACGACCTCTTGTAATAAGAGGAACTGTCCGTTTGTAATTTGTAATATTGCGTTCTCCACGTGGTAGCCCATTCTTTATTGCTATTGAAAAATCCTGCTTAACTTTTTGAACTACCGCAGACTTCGTATCACAACCTTTAGCAAATTCAATATCACATAAGTTCGGATTTGAATTTGACAAAATTGATTTTTGCGCCTCTTTAAATTCAGCACTACTCAAATCTCTTTTACATTCGTAATACTTACTCGCCAATTGTCCCATAAGTATATTCAACGCATTATACTGCGAATATTGTCCATTTCTAATATAATCATAAACCCTCTTAACCTCCTCTTCTCCACCAATCGGTAATAATTTAAGTTGTCTAGTTATTATATATTTATCATTGCTCATTTTTTATTTTTTATCCTTTATTCATATTTATTTTAATTTCATATGCTTCTAAAACAGAACTTCTTAACTCAAATGTTCAGTACCTATGTAATTTCATAAGGTTCTAAAACCTTCTGATCTCCGGCAATATTCACCTTTAGTTCAGTACCTATGTAATTTCATAAGGTTCTAAAACAGCAGTCAAAAGGTTGATATGAGCGCATACGTTCAGTACCTATGTAATTTCGTAAGGTTCTAAAACCTCAAATCTATATTCAATTTACACAGGCTTTAATGAGTGGAAATTCCCTCACTCTTTGGCTCGCATATATTCTTATAACATATACGTAGGTTTCCCTAGCTGAATCAGCCACAATATTTCTATTGATTTCCAGCCCTGTTTAATCAAGGCTGCATTTCCCGTTTTTATTTCATTATTGCTCCACAATTCGGGCAAAACTTCGATTTCACTTTTTGATTTGCATAATATTTCTTGTAAACCTTCTTATTGCACACAGAACAATATACACCTTCGTTTGAACATTCATCCAATAAATTCCAATGTCCTACTGGTCTTTTCATAGCAACGACGTGGTTGCACTGACTTGTCATCATGCTCGCAATAATCATTCCATGTATCATGGCTTGCTTGCACATATTACTTTCAGGCAATCCTGCGAACATTGTTGATCCGAAAAATTTATCAATTTCTTCTGAACTAATGCAATCCAGAACTCTTTTTTGATATTCAGAAGTATCTACCAATAATTTTTCCATAAACTTTTGTCACCTTTTCAAATTTACACATTTTTCACTATTGCTAAGATTCCTTCGTCTAACAACTGATTTATATATTGCAAAAGTGTTTCCTGAGTTTCCAAATCTTTTTCTGTTTCAATTTCTTGATAATCGAAAAACTTTTTAAAATTGTATTTACCCATACCGCCCCAACAAGTACAATAACAATGAACTTCGTGGCGATAATACGGCTTATCATAAATTCCAATCCATACAGAATTGTCAGTACAATACTTTCTATCTGCATCTGTTCCAATGCTTTTTGAAATACACCAGGCATTTATTACATCGTTTCGCCAGAACAACGGCTCTTTGATTTTGGAGCGATCATTCACAACCAATTTGTTAATGTCTGTCGGTTTCAAATGATATTTATTCTTTATTTTTGGCTCTCTCATAGTTTTCTCTAAAATATACCCCAAAGCTCATCATATGGATTTATATATTCATTTGAAATCATACGCTTGCTTCCACAACACTTACACACTGCTTCATGTTCGTCGCCATTATTAATTACATCACAATATTTCACTTTTAATGGTAAGTGGCAATAATACCCAACTGCATTCTTAGTGTGACCACAAGGGGCTTTAGGTCTTTTCCCAAACAGTTTGAATAATAACCATTGGAATTTTGCATATCTGCGCTCATCCAATTGAATTTTCCAAAGTAAAAATCTCATTCATATCATCTTTTTTTTGCTATGTATTTTTAGGTCACGACATCCAAGCAGAGACAACTTTCAAATCTTCTTTCTTTACAAGATCTTCCGAAATAACTAAATCATTTTCATTCATTTCGTATATTTCCTTACATTGTTTCTCAATTCTGTCTCTGTCCGTAGGAGTAAATAACCCGCCGCGTCTTATTTTTATCTCGTTACATTTGGCTTCTATTGCATCTTCAATAGGAACACCATTCATACGCATTTCGATAATACCATTACTGCCACAAGGCAAATAGAAATGTTTCTGGCACTTTGTACAAGACTCTTTATAATACGTGTAATTTTCGTGTCCTTTAATCTGAAAAGCACATCCAGAACTAATCCATCTTTCGCTACGTTTCTTACAAAGCGGGCAAAATAATATGTTATTAATTGGAAACATCCTGTTCTTTCCTCCTTGTACCACAATCAAAAGCTCCAACATCTTCCGGATCTACACATTTCACAAAGTCCTCTATACAAGCATCCATATCCTCGAAATACATACTGGTCAACGAATGCGTGAATATTCCAGGAACACGTTCTTCTATGGTTTCACAATCTTCTTTGCAATATCCCCCACCAACCAAAACAAAAACTGTTTTATAGTCTTTCTTATGTTCATCCCAGAATTTCTTTATTGCTTCGAGAAGTTTTACTCTTTCGAGATTTTTGCTGTTTTCAATAACATCTTCTATAACGTTTTGCTCTGGTGTAACCTCAGAACATGCTCCATATTTTTCATATCTTGCAGCATACTCTTCGCTAATTGGCGCATATAAGCCTTCTGGGATTTTTTTCATTGTATGCGATTTTTAAGCTAGTTTTTAATCCCGGCAAATCATTTCCTTCAAGCAAAATATCATAACCATGTTCCTGATCTACTTTTATCCTTGCTAATTGGTTGTAAGGAACGATAGTATCTGGATCAATTGCAACTCTTTTGAGTCCCAAATATGCTGACTCAACACCACAACCATACAATCTATAATCATTATACTCTATGTAATATTTCCAAGTATTTTTTGGACAATATGCTGTCTTTGCTACCACAACATAACCAACAGCAATCTCATTTGTGCCGATTATTCGCGCCATATATGTAAATGGTTCTTGTGCATTTGTGGAATCAAAATTATAATGTGGAGTTCCTACTCGCATCATTTTATTTCTTCCTCCTGTACATATTTCGCAAAATCAACAAGCTGCTTTCTTTTACTTTCAGCATCACTGTCATTCGCATAAACATATCCAAGTGTTATTTTAATTGTCTTACATACTCCAATGATGTATCTTAAATTTTCGTCTTTCCCTGAATATTCATGTTTTATTCCGGACACAGCAAGGTCAACAACTGAAAGCACCCAGTCTATAACTGTTGTATCTTTTCCTGCCAGCTTATCAAAAAATCGCTTGTACTTTATAAACACGTATTCACAGGCATATCCAAGTGACTTGAATATTGCGTCACATATTCCAATAATTTCCATAAAAGCTTTATCCTTGTCACTTGAAGTTCCTGATCCGCATGATGATTTTGCAATTTCCAATATGCTATCAGCCCAGTCAATTACAATATTTCCACTCATGTTATACCTTTCTTACCTGAATAAACTTGCCTGTTTTTCAAGCATATGTGCGAAAATTCCGCCTGTGGCTTTATTTACTGCACTGTAAATATTTCTCTGCGTTGCCTCTTTATTGGCTTTACACGCTTTACTACAATATTTTGATCTACGGCAGAGTTTACAATTTCCATCGGAAAGCCAGCGTTCATTGTCAATTGATTTCGTCATAACATCTTTCCTCTTCGTCGTTATCACTGTCAGCAGAAAAAATAATCTCTTTGATTTCATCAGCCTTTTCCTCTGGCAGATATTCTGAAAGTGGGAATAACTTGTCAATTTCTTCAAATACAAAACCAAGTGTTCCAATAGCTCCTATAGCCTGATGAAATTTCGGAATCTCATCAAGAATTTCTTCTGACACAATCTCAGTACAAGCCTGAGCTTTTTCCATAAGGACAAAAAATTCATTTGTCAAAATCTCGATAAGTTTTTTCATATTTTCGGAATCTTTGTTTTCCTGATTAACTGTCGCAGCCTGAGTTGCTTTCATAGGTCTTTTTCTGTAATGCCCGTTTCTGTTTCTTCTCTGGTGGGTTCTATTTCCATTGAACTTTTCATTGCTATTCATATTCTAATCGCCCTTTCGTATTATCATATCTTTCATGCTTTACAATTCTTAATGCTTCTGCAGAATCGGAGTCTGGCTCAATTTCGTCCAGACTCGTTTCTTCTTCCTCTGCAATTTGTTCAACTACAGATTTAATATCTTTTGGATATTTTGTGCTTAATACCCTGTTTAGTGTGACAACTATAATGTCGGCTTTTTCATATAATGATTTGCCTTGACCTTTAAGCATTACTGCTTTTCTCAGGTAGATCGAATCATCATAATCCCAGTCCATCGACATACGATCCTGGAACTTTACATATATATCGCTGTCTGTATCTACACTGGCAGCAGATATGGCTGTAAATACAAGAAGCACAACAATTATAACTGAAATTACTGCACACACTTTTCTCGTTGCACGCTTACTATAATTCATCTTATTCTCCTGTACTTATCCTTTTGTATTAATACGGCTAAGTAAATCCACTCCTAAAAACTTCAAAACAGCTTGCAGCTTTCATATCTTTACCCATTATTTATTTCTATTAACTTCATTTATTTTTCAGGTGTCTTTCTTAGAATCATATTTTCCAATACAGACACCGAATGAAGATAATATTCCTTATTTAGTTTCGTTGCTTATAACCTGAAAATTCTCATGAAATATATCCAAATCTGTCTGGAATCCATATTTATCTTCATCAATTATATACACATCTTCGCCCTTAAACATGCATCTATATGTATGTCCCTTGATGAAATTGCTAAATCTGCCATCTTCCATAAGAACTTTTATATCGTCTTTTGCTTTTACTATTGCCATTGTACTTTTCAATAGTCTACACTCCAAGTCATAAAATGTTCACATCATTATAATACTGTTCCATGTTTTCATCTTCAAGACCACAATATCTCAATGTAACTTTTGGAGTTGCATGATTAAACATTTCTTGAAGGTGACACAAAAACATTGCATCATCCTGATGTGCCTTTAACTGCCAATAGCCAAATGTCTTTCTCAATGAATGCGTTCCTACGTTAAAAGTAATTCCTACTTCCTTCGCTGCTTTTTTCAAAATATTACCAGCCGGACGAACCTCAAGGTGTCCATTTCCTTTTCTACTTTTGAAAATGTATTCATCCCTTCCAGGTATTTCCCCGTTTCTTATATACTGTTTAAAGTATTTAAGAATAGCTTTTTTACAAGACTCATTCAGATAGAATGTACGCCACTTGCCAGTTTTTTCTTCTTTTATTCTGATTGCGTTTGCAACTTCTGAATAATTATCCGGGAAAGCCTGTCCCCATGTAAGTTTCAGGAGATCCCCTGCTCTAAGACCAACATTTACACCAACAACAAATAAGAGATCATTACGCCACATCTTTTTCTCAACGAAATAATTGTGCATTTTCTGAAGATCTTCTTCGGTTTTGAACGGATAAACTCTCTGTTCTTCGCCCTCTTTGTAGTTACCTTTTTTCTTTGGCTGTTCCTCAACATGCTTTACAGTAAAATTGATAACCTTGTTATTTTCTTCTTTTAATGCGGATGTTCCATTGATATATGTTATCATAATGCTCTCCTTTCTGATCCTACAGTTCTACTACTTCCAGAATATTGAAAATATCATCATATACAAATACATAATTGTTTTTACATATATCTGTCAGCTTTTTAATAATTATATCTGTATCGTGTTTATTAATTTTTTGATTTAACAAATCGTTTAATTCTTTGTACAGCAAATTATCTTTTAGCACTTCTGATAATTTTTTATCTTTTCCATTCTGGTTGTGGTTTTTAGAAAAACTATTCAATATGTTGATGATTTCGTTTGATTTTTTATAATTGCCTACAACAATAACTGGTATATTATAAGATATATCATAATCGGAGTAAGCTCTTACAGTAATCAAAAACATAATGACCACCCTTCTCTATTCAATGCTCTTTTTCAGTGTTCCAATCCACTTCTGCTTGTTGTAATCTGATGTATCTGAAAGTGCCACATAATTCACTAACTTATCAATATGCTGAATTGTATTATTTACAGCCAACATAAAGATTTTCTGTTCGTTGCGGTTTTCCAGTGTTAAATATGACTCATCCTGGCACTCTGAATAATCAAGCCCAAATTCGCCACCACTGATAACAGTCTGTCCCAGAAATGTAATGCTCCATGCTTCACGCTTCATTCCATCTGTTTTATAATGAAACTCAAACATCTCTGAGTCTGCATTGCTATGATGATGGGTTTCTGTAGGATCAAACTTTTCATTGAGCTTGTCAATGATTCTCCCTACCATTTCCATATCTGGATTAATAAATTCTTTTCTTGAAATACTGTACATTTTTTACCCTCCTATTGTTTGATTTCCTTGTAATTATATTACCATATTCCTCCGGCAATTTCAAGTGTTATTTACATTTATTTTGTTTATCTTTCATCAATTCTATCTGCATTTCCCTATAATAAGGTACTGTCATTAGTTCCCGGCGAATTTCATCATACATCTTATGCAGCTTCGGATTTACCCATTTCATCCACTCTTTACGATCATCCATAACCATAAGCTTTCTGACCTGTGTGGCAGAAATAGGGATTCTTCCACGATTTACAATAAGCTGCGACATATCAACCACATCTTCTCTTGCGAACCAGTGGTTTCGCTCTTCGTCATCTCCGGTAATCATCAACTCTGGAACTTTGTAGATATATCTGTCTACATTCTCCAGAAGATACTTGCCCCACTCCGGACGAATATCATTCTCATCTGTCAGATCAGACAGTGCATAAATCATGATTTCCGGCGAATCTCCGTATATCTCTTTCAGCATCTTCGTTCTGGTGTTGATATTAAGTGGATTTCTTTCTGTCCCGCATTCTTGTGATGATCCTATTAGAATTAAGATCCTGTCGCAAAGTTGTGTCCCCATATTTATGAGCGATTCATGACCTATATGATAAGTCTGAAATCGCCCACAAATTAAACCTACATCATAAGGTTTCATTGTTCTGTTCCTCCTAAAATTCTTGTTTTGTCAAAGTCCAAAAATCAATAATACAAACGCTACTGCTAACATCACGAACGACATCAAAACTAAAAATACTCTTGTACCATCTGCTTTATCATTCATATTTGTAAGCATATACCAACAAGTTAAACTAATTATTGCACTTGAAATACTTCTCATAGTTTTTCACATCCTCCTATTTTAACCCATATCTACGATAAAGCCATTTCTTTCTTCAGCAAAGAACGGTTTATACGGTACATCGTAATCCGGTATGAAACCAATCTTTTTCATCATACTTCCGCAATACGGGCAATAATTATAATTTTCATGTTTCTTTTTGATTTCTTCACATCTTTTACACATATTTTTCCTTTAAATGGAGCTGACGGGAGTTGAACCCGTGTCCGAAATACATACTAACTACACAATCTTTTTACGCAATACCCTTTCATTCGGATATTTATTTTTAAACGTTATCCTAGCGAAAATGAGACAGCTAACCGTTTTCCCAGGTATATACTGGTTTCTTGTCCACCACCTATTTTTAAGAAAAACAGGAAACTTCTGTGGGAATTTCGGCTCTATATAGATTATATCCCACAATCATCTATATAGAGTGCAGCTTACGCCGCCAGTCTTGTTTCTTTAGCGTTTATTTTAATGTTGGTTGTTAGGCAACCACTCCTGCGAATTATGTCCGTTCTGTACCCCGTCGATACCATTACAGCCCCATATTTGTTTAATATCTTCTATTTAAAATAAAGACTCTACATCTCCAACTTATACTACCATTTCCAAGGAATGTCTCAAATTCTTCCACTACTTCATAGCATATCGGAATATACCCTACACCAAGCTGATCTTCGTACTCTCTTGGAATGCAAATCCATTTTCTATCTTTTGATATTGTGCAACTCTGTACTGGCATCCCATCGAAATTATTTTCGTCAACCACTAGAATGTGAAACTTATACTCGTCAAAATCCGGCGTTTTACTTTTTATACGATTTACAATTTCTTTATAATGTCTTGATAGGCTGTCCATCAATTAAAATACCTTTCTTAATATCTATTTTTGCCAGTCCCTCAAATGATTGATATATTGGCAAGCATTCTTTTTTCGGTAATCCATTTCTGCCTTTCTCATATGCAAAATTCACAGTTGTACATTCCAGAATGTCTCCATTCAAGAAATCCTGATTTACCCATCTTCTACGTGGGATTTTTACACTTGTAACTTCTCTTCTATCCAGCATAAACTTAATTGGAAATCCAACAAGCTTAGAATCCATATAGTATTCATATGTGCAAGTTTTCCATACACTGTTTTTGTGCATTGGACATTCGTTATTGAACTCACAGTTTTTAAGAACTTCATTGTATTTTTCCCAACTCTGAAACTCTCTTTTTATCTGTGGAAGCACTGGATCAAAATACTTACATATCTCATGTGCATGAGATTTTCCGTAAAGGTCGCCTACTACAATTTTGTTTAAAACACATTTCATAGGTCTTGGATTTGTTGGGTTCTTACGTCCCATATCCTTACAATGGCTACAATCAGTGCAGCGGAATACAGAACCAAAATCTTCATACTCGCAACCTCTGCAAAGTCCATCATAATAATAATCTGAAACGTATTTATCACATTTGGCTTTTCCTTCTTTGGTTGCTTCAAAGATTTCATTTTCTTTCCGGCTGTCGTTGTAATGCTCAAACATATCATTAGAAAATCTGGCAGCATCACAATAGCATTCAACGATATATTCCACTTCTCCGTCTTTTTCAACAACATCTTTTACCGTTGTTAAATGTGTTTCAAATTTCCAACCAACAGCAAAAGCAACATATACCATATCACCTACTTTAAACACTGCCAAAACCTCCTAATAATTAACTATTTCTCTTATTTCTTTACCAGGCGTAAAGTGTAAGACTTTTCTGCCTTTTATATAGAGATCTTCTTGTGTATTTGGATTTTTCCCCATCCTACCTTTTCTGTCTCTTGTATCAAATGTGCCAAAATTCACAATTTTCAATCCGCCATATAATTTTACAGCCCTTTTGACTTCCTCAAAAATTAAGGTTGTCCATTCTTCTACGTCTTTCTTTGTACGTCCAGTATGATCGCTTACCATATCAACGAACTCTCTCTTGTTTATCAAACAATCAACATCCTTTAAATATAATAAGCCTTATTGTGTATATCTTTTATTTTTGCTATCTTACATATGTTTAAATGCCACTCCACGCTTTTCCATTGAATCTGCAAGTGCGGAACTTCCTCTACCTCTTCCAACGATTGTATAATCTGGAGCAAACACTTTATTTATCTTTTCAAGCATTTCTACTGCTTTTTCCGGTGTTTCTGCCGGGATCATGTATCTATTTCCTGAATTAATAATTGCCAGTTGTTTCTGATTTCCATACGTATCTCCATATAAAAGAGCGATTTTATCTGATTTAAAATTAATTGCTTTGTTTCCAACAAGGATTTTAATTCCATCCGGCGCAGATACTTTTACAGTGTTTTTATTGTATTTTCTTGCAATCAGCAGTCCTATGTACCCATCTTTTAAAGTAAGGCTTTCAGAAACAACGATCTCTTTAATATCACCGTTTTCCAGATATTTTTCTGTATCTTCCATTACTTTAAGTGGTGACGGATTTGATCTCCTGAATGCTTCTGTTACAAGTATACTGTCAGTTTTAACTATAAACTCTTGCTCTTTTGGCTCAGTCATGTACTCTTTCTTCACCTTAAGAGTAGTAATTGCAGCTTCAACAATCTCTTTTATAGCTTCCAGGCTTTCGACATTATCGAAATTCATGATTAATGGTGTTGGTGAATTTTCACCATACACACGTGTTCCGATTCCAAGCGGTTTTCCATTTGCAAATCCAATTGAAACTTTATTGGGATCATCAGGTCTAGGATTTATACCAACGTGTATATCACCTTTTCCAAAATCACAAACCATCTCCTTGAGTTCCATCTGGCATTTCTGTGTAATCATTATTTCTTCCTCCTTATATTTCTATTATCTTCTTTTTGGTATGTCGCTCAATAAATTCATCAAAAGTCATTTGTTCTGCTCGCTTTCTGGCATTAATCGCATCCTGAATATTATCAAAATAGCCAAGATTATAATTTTTTCCCTTAAAAGCTATTCTCGCATACCATTGACCTTTACAAGTGTGGAACGAAACACCTGTGCATCCAGAAGTATTGTTCTTTTGGATTTTTTTGTTTTTAATCCTTCCTAAATTTGTTCCTGTTGCCATTTGTTTCACCTCACATTTTATATATTATCATACTTTTTATTATATGTCAATCATTATTTTGTTTATCTTCTATTCATTTTTATATGGGATTTCAATTTCAATGAAATTCTCTCTGTTTATACCAGTCTTTTGTAGCTTTTGGACTTAATGCTAAATACGTAGCACTAGCGGACAATTTTGAAGCCTGTAGCATATTCCTTCTTTCGCTTTTATTATTGTTACAATACTTAAAACACCCTTCTGCATTGTACCAAGATCCGTTGCTACACTGTAAACATCCAAATAACTTTATTCCGTCATCTGTTTTTAAGATAACCCCTTTCATCACTTCTGCTCCTTCGATTTTCAAAAAGTTCTCTTTCTTTTTTCTCCACTCCACGTGCTGCATATATCACTGCTATATCCATGACAACCAGCAAAACAGCAATAATAATCAACAGGAGTAATATTGCCTTCATTATTTATTTTCTTCCTTTCTATCTGCTGGCTTAACACCCTTTGGTAATTCTGCGCGTAATTTGCTTTCTATAATCTCATATCCGCCAAATCTCTTGTATCTCTGTACGATATGTCCATTTTTAAGAATTTTCTTTGCAGGGATCATAGTCATGCTTTCATTATCGTATATTTTTACTCTTGTAAAACCGGCTTTTCGCATTGTATCAAGAGACTCCTTATAGTCCTCTTCATTTTCACTTTCAATAACAACCTCTTCAAACGACATATATTTTTGATTGATTACTTTACTCATATGTTTACTATGCCTCCTTTGTATTTTTTTAATCTGTTATATTCTGACATGGCTCTCAACAATTCTTCAGACTCATAGAAGAAGAATATTGTTCTTTCTGAGTCCTTATGACTTTTCTGATAATCTTCAAGTATAAATCCTTTTAGAAGAAGATACCCTGCTAACCGCTTAGAGTATATAGGTGTATATGCTGGTGTTCCCATTTACGTTCACTCTCCATTCTATGTTGTGTCTTTGTATAAAGTATATCACGCATTGTTATATATTACAACATTTATTTGTTTTATCTTATAAGTTTTTCACGATAATCCAGCCTAATTCCTGGTCATACTCTTCATTAAATCCAATGCGTTTCAAAAAATGGCGGTAAACCCTGTGTCGTCTTGCATCAGCTCCACAAACCGCAACTTTATATCTCAAGACCTTATCACTTTTATTAAATAATTTCCTATCTTGTATAAATTCTTCTAACTTATGATACGCCCAGATTAATCCTTCTGCTCCACATTTTCCAGTGCATTTTGTACATAAATCTCCGCTACCTGTTTCCAATAGCCAATTCCGCAACATCTTCTTTTTATCAGCAATTCCGAATGTAACAAAGTAGTAAAGCGTTTTTCCTCTCGGATATTTTGAAAACATAATAACTGCAGTTTGCCCGCTTGACAATTTAGTATATTCTATCCACCATTGATTTTCTTTATCATATTCCATTAGTTGCTCCCTTTTGCTATATTGCATTTTACACACATTGTCTGATAATTATACAGTTCACTTGCCCCACCTTTTGAACGTGGGACAATGTGATCTTTTGTCATTAAAACTTCATTTCCTGACTCATCTAAAGCATACAAATTCAGATGATATCTTGCAGCGTTAAAGTCCTTTTCTTTTCCGAAATATTTTCCCTCAATGCCACAACATGCACACTTTAAGCCTTTTGTAAAAAATGTCTGGAATCTCTGACTGTTTCCTTTTATTTTGTCGCCATTAATTACAACCATAGCTTTCTTATCTTCTGGCTCGAATAACACATCTTTTACAGCATTGTATACTTCTTCAATAGTCAGATTTTCTTTTCTACGTAACCCTTTATAATAGCCCTCCGGCTTCTTTTTCTTCATAATATCTCCAATCTATGATACTTTCTGATCTCCCCAACGAATAACATATCCGTCATCTGTCTTTTCTTTATACATCAGATTTTGTAGCATATCACTTTCAATTCCAAAAATATCATATATTTCATCGTCAGAAACATCCTGATTCTTCATAAATCTATTCAGTTTATCTTTTACAAGAACCATTTTCAACAAATTACTCTCAATGCTGTTTTCATATGTAACGAAATATACCTGTTTAAATCTTGTAGAAGTATAACGGATAAATCGAAAATAATACTGACTCATGCTTGAATTATTCCAATGTAGCTCTGGAATAATACACTTGTCTACAAAATCAATATTCATGCTTGCAGAAAGGCTCTGCTGTGTACTAATCAGAATACCGTTTTTCGTTTTCTTAAGATCTTGCACAATTTTCTTTCTTTGTTTCAAAGTAGTTTCGTTTCCAGTAATAACAAATACTGGTCTATCTGGAAATGCTTTTCTGATTGCTGCTTCATAAGCTCTCACAACCTCAATGTGTCTCACGCCAATAGCAACCCTTTCTCCCTGGAAGTCTACCAAAAGAGAAAGAACTGATTTGAATTTTTCCGGCATAATTGACTGATCGTATTCTCTTAATGTTTGTGGTGCGCCACAAATTTTCAAAAGTGTAAGCAACTGATTTAAAATTTTTAACATTGCGTCTTTTCGGCTATTTCCCGTTTTATGAAAAAGATATTCCATCTTGTAAAATTCATCAAGCGCAATAGAATAAAGTCTTTTCTCTTCTTCTCCCATTTTACAAGCTACCTGTTTAATTTCATACAATTTCTTTCCGGTAATCTCTTCAAATGTTCTTGTAATAATAGTTTTATTAATCATTTGCTTCAGATAATCCGAATTAAATATGTCTTGTGTAAACTGACTAACGCCAAATACAGTGATTTTATCTGGGATATGACTTGCTGTAAAAAGCTGGTGTCCTTTTCTATATGCCGGATATGGTTTCATATAGTATTCATTTTCTGTCCATTCCAATTCATTTTTATTTTCTTTATTTCTTTCCTGAATTTCCGGACATTCACTTAACATATTGATAGAATTGTTATACAGTAATTCAAGTTGCGGAAAGATTTCTGCAATGTTATTTCTTGTACTTGTACCAGTCATAAGTGTCTTGTATTTTAAGCGGCGAAAAGCATTTAAAACGGCTTTTGTGCGTTTGCTGTACATATTACTGATATTGTCGGACTCATCAAAAATCAGAACGGCTTTCTGACAGATAGATTTTACAAATCGCTTTATAAACTTATGGTATTTACACATCATATTTAATGTAATAATTACAAATTTCCCTGGTTTAATATTATAAATATCTGCCAAGCTCTCAATCATACAAAAATCAATGCCGTATTGTGTCAGTACATCATTCCAATTGTTCTTAATTGCGATTGCTGTACTAACGACAAATACATTTTTCACCTGTTTCTTCTCAAGCCTATATTTCCCGATTGCAATACCCGCAAGTGTTTTTCCTGATCCCTGTTCCCACTGGATAAAGTTATATCTCTTTTGCAAAAACAGGTTAAGATCTCTTTTTTGCGCGTTATTCAAATGTATGGTTTCTTCATCGTCTGATAATTCAAAACCATTCAACCATTTTTCAATTTCTTTGTCTGGATGCATGTCTGTAAAAGCTGTATTCTGCATACTATATTCTTGTCTTTTTTTGCTAACCAGACGTTTTACCGACTTAGTGCTAAACAGTCTTGTTAACACATCATCCGACAATACCGCCTGGTTAATATCCAAGATTTCCCCATTCAATTCAAAAGAATAATTGTTCTTAATTATCCTATTTTCTTTGCTTCTGACTGGGTTCTGCTTTCTTAAGGCAGATTTTAAGTATTTCACGACATCCGGCTTCTTAATTTTTAATTGTTCCCATTCGTCCCACTTGATATGATCCGGCTTTTTCTGTGTACGATACTGGCTTACATATTCGCAACATTCTGCGTAATAATCTGAAACAAGTGGGTTTCTTTTAATATCATAAAGTAACTTTTCAATTTTATACTGCCATTTAGCATCTTCTTCCCCACCTCTTACAATTTCAAGAAATACTTTCTGTTTGATACTCTCTCGTTTCTCTGTAACAGGTTTTAAATACTTTTCCCAAATCTCACCAGAAGAAACACCGGATAACAGATCTTTGTTATATTCAACGTTTTCCAGATATTTCGATTTCTTTTGAACAAAAAGAACTTTCGTCTTATAGTTCTCTACGCCCAAATGTTTAAATGTATTCTTATCAAGTTCAATCTGACAGATAAAATTGAAGTGCTCATTCAGTCCGGCAATCATACCGCCATCAGAAAATTCATCAGCACAAAACGATAAAGGTACGATAATCGCCATAATTCCGGCTGGCTTCAGTAGTTCTGCAGCTTTTAAGCAATAATAATACTCACTTAAATAGTTGTTATTATCTTTTGACCATCTTAAATTATAAGGCGGATTTCCAACCACATAATCAAATGTAACTTTCGGTTCATAAAAACGGATGTCTGTATTTTCCAGTTTTGCATCCGGATAGAGATATTTCGCTACTCTGTAAGATTTTCCGTCCAATTCACAGCCGTAAAAGTTTGATTCTACCGGGCAGCAGCTTGCAAAAGCCCCGTGACCACAAGTTAAATCTGCAACTAAATCATTATTTGAAATATGTAGGCAATTATAAATCCACTCTACTAATTTATACGGTGTAAAAAATTGCCCCTGTTCAATTTCAGCTTTCGCTTTCTGATAGTCATAATAATTTGAGTAATTAGAGAACTGCAGTCCATGCAGTCCTCCAACACCTGTATAAGCGTTAAAAATATCTTCTTTGGAGATTCCTGTTTCGGATTCCGGCAGATCATTATTTACAATATATTCGATTTTTGTGTTTATGTCACTCCGCTGATCTTGCGGGATAACCTCATTTGAATAATTATATTTCATATCTGCTAACCTCCTAAACTAATGTGTAACCGCACCATTCTCTTGCGAAATCTCGACAAAATTCGCCACTCTGGAATGTAATATCAACTCTTCCATTCTTGTAAAATTTGATATGTTCCACTCCGACTCCTGGTGCTGAAAATCCATTTTTAAAATCTTCTTCTTCTAATTTTATATAATAGCTATCATACAATCTATCTAACGAAATAATACGGCATTTTTCTTTGTATACGTTGTATGAGAACGCCTCCAACATTGCATACATCCAATTTGTACTATTAAAATGATAATTGCTATATGACTGACTGCAATAACCGCCAGTATAAATGAGCTTTTTCCCACTTATCTTAATACTCCAGTTATTGCGATAACTGTTATAACATTCTTCTTTTAGCTTATCTTTTATTTCTTTTATAGCTTTTTCTTTAAAGCTCAATCCTCCAAGCTGATCGAAGATTTTGTCAAGCACAGTATGATAATCAATTTCATCAATCACAAGATCTTTTACTGGATCTGTTTTTGAATAACGATATAATTCACGTGAATAATCGTATTCTTCAAATTTATTTTCCAGCTTTACATTATATTTTCTTTGGAAGTAAGAGAAAATACCACTAATATAAGAATTTTGAATTTTGCTGACTTCTTTTGGAACGTTGAAATCTCCCACAATGAAACTAGAAAAATCATTTTTATCTTCTTTTGTATATGTGCCATCAACTGATTTGTAAATATCATATACACTTTTGTGTATAGCAAGTGTGCGTTTATACAATTCTTCTCTGTGCAATAACCATTCCTGATCCTCTTTACTGATTCTGTCTGTTTTCTTGATTTCAAAATTCCCAAATTTGCCAGCTAAACTCATTTTATTATCTCCTTATCTTTATTTATTTTTACTATAGCAAATTGTATAACGGGCTTGCCCCATATAAATTAACAATTTCCTGTATCTTTTGTCTTAATTCTACATCGCCAAATCTACTGATTTCCCGCTTAAGATTTTTAACTGCTTCGGATTTTGTCTTTCCGGTTGCTAGTCTCACACCACATTCAATAGAAGAAATTGCAAAGGTTTTGTCTTTTAGTTCGTGGATAAAACAAGCAAATCCTTTTTTAACAATCTTTTCTCCAAAAACCTTTTTATATTCTTTTCGCTTATGTTCCTTATCTACTTCCAGAATATAAAACTCTTTCAGTTCGCTTTCATTATTTGATTTAACTTCTGTTTTATCTTTTACTTTATAATCAACCTTGTTGCAGTAATCGGATTTTTGCAGATTATCTATAAATTCTGCGGTGTCTCTGTTATTCTTAGGCAGCTTTAATCCGGTGACACACTCAAATGTCTTTCTGCTTGCTTTATTGCCTGTATACAAACGTTCTTTTAATTTCTCTCTACACAATGGATGACTGTCGATATTATCAATATATACCAGGAGTTTAAACGCCCCAATAGGGTTCTTAAATTCACCTAATTTATCAATAAAAATCTTTTCCATAGTGCTTGCATTAGAAGTTCCGGAATACATTTCTGCCATAGATTTCGCCCAGGTTTCAAATTCTGCAAGTTCTGCAGCCTGTTTTTCCTCTTCTTCTCTGGCTGCTTCTTCTGCCTGTCGTTCTGCAACTTCTTTTTCTTCTTTTCTTTGTTTCTCTTCTTCGATATAAGCATTTACACGTTCTTCTGAAACAAGATCATTTTTAATGAGATACATACAGAAATCATATTCTGTTTTGGTAATCTCACTGAAAACTCTTGTTCCGGAAAACTCACCGTCTTTGATTGTGGAATATACTCTATAGGATTTCTTTGTTTTCCCATTTACAGTTTCTTCTGCAATCTTTGGTTCTTTACCATTTCTTAAATCTTGAAGCATTTTATCCCGGCGTTCCATTACAACACCATTATATCTGAATGCTTTAGACAGACATTTTTCAATCTTGCCAGCCTGTAAAGCTGTTCTGTTATCTGTAAATCCTAAAAATGAATTGTTATTTGCCAACTGATATATACTCATTTTTAAATCTCCCTTCGTTTTCTATACTCTTATTATATATTATAAGTTGTGTCTTGTCAACACCTTTTCATTATTTCTTTTATCTTATTTTGTTTTTCTGGTGGCAGCCTTGTGTAAACCACCACCAGATACATTATTTCAAAAACTCTTCCAGCTTTTTCATATCAAAAGTCCAAAACGTGCAACTATTAATATGATATCTTTCAAAAGCTTTTTTCTTGAGCATTGCATTAGTATAAACTGCACCACATTTGTTCAATTTGCTAAAAAGACTCTTGCTTATTACCGGGGAATAGGGTTCCCATCGTTTTCCTACTTTTTTAGTAATGATTTGATAACAATTACCATTATCCAAGATTATATCTTTTTCATTAATATCTAATACATAGCGTCCAATTTTCAAATCCATTGTTTTATATCTCCATTTTATTCTCTACTTTATTATCCAGAAT